ATGTTGGAACAACTAGGAAAACAGGCAAAAGAAGCATCGATAATTCTTGGAAAAGCAGGGATTGAAGATAAGAATGAAGTATTAAGAGAAGCAGCCAAATGTCTGGTACAGAATCAGGAATATATCTTAAGTGAGAATTATAAAGATGTAGAGAATGCAAAAAGCAATGATATGAGCGAGGCGTTGATCGATCGTTTATCCCTGAATCCTGACCGTATCGAAGCAATGGCAGAAGGACTTCGTCAGGTAGCTGAACTACATGATCCAATTGGTTCTGTAGAACATATGCAGAAAACACCGAATGGACTTTTGATCGGTAAGAAAACGGTACCATTAGGAGTTGTCGGTATCATCTACGAATCAAGACCAAACGTAACGGCAGATGCATTTGCACTATGTTTTAAGACAGGAAATGCATGCCTTCTTCGTGGTGGAAGTGATGCGATCAATTCAAATCTTGCGATCACAAATGTGATCCAGAGTGCACTAGAATCCTGCAATATGCCAAAATACAGCATTCAGCTGCTGACAGATACAAGCCGTGAGACAGCTACAAAGATGATGCAGTTAAATGAATACTTAGATGTTCTGATTCCAAGAGGTGGTGCAGGACTCATTCAAAGTGTTGTAAAGAATTCTACAGTGCCAGTGATCGAGACAGGAACAGGAAATTGTCATGTATACGTAGATGAATTTGCCCAGAAAGACATGGCAGTTAACATCATCATCAATGCAAAGACACAGAGACTTGGAACATGTAATACATGTGAATCTTTAGTATTACATAAGAACATCTTGGAGAGTTACGGTCCAGCGATCATCGATGCTTTATTAGAAAAAGGAGTACAGGTACGTGGAGATGAGAGAGTTTGTGCTTTAAATGACCAGGTCATCCCTGCAACAGAAGAAGACTGGGGAACAGAATACTTAGATTCTATCATTTCTGTGAAAACTGTCGATAGCTTTGACGAAGCAGTGGCACATATCAATCATTATAATACGGGGCATTCGGAAGCAATTGTCACGGATTCTTACCAGAATGCACAGGAATTCTTAAATCAGATCGATGCAGCAGCCGTTTATGTTAATGCATCCACAAGATTTACTGATGGATTTGAATTTGGATTTGGAGCAGAGATCGGAATCAGTACCCAGAAGATTCATGCTAGAGGACCAATGGGATTAGATGCACTGACAACCAGCAAATTTATTATTTATGGAAATGGACAGATCCGCAAATAATAGAATATAAAAGCCAGAATTGTAAATTATTTCAGAATCTTAAGAAAATCTGAAGAAAAACATAGAATTTTGTATGCAAATGCAAAGTTCAAATATTTCCTTGATTTTTAAATGATGGAAACCCGCATAAAATAAAGGAAAACTGCAATAAAGTAAAATTATAATTTTAGACAAAACATTTAGTTACACCAAATTTACACCAAATTATAAAAATAGGCATTTAAGAATATAATTGGAACAAATAACAAATTAATTATGGAGTTTTAATGCTATAGATTCTCTTAACCACAGGTTTATTATAATCTGTGGTTTTTCTTTTATAATTCTTTACACCAAACACATGTTCGTGCTATAATACTCAAGAGGTGAATTAAAATGTACAATACAACAAACATTCCAAAAGCTACCAAGAGAGTAAACATTTCAGGAGACACACCACCTGACATCTGGATGTCTATGTTAGATTCTTATGGTAAGCTTCAAAAATTCCACATCAGAGAATTACTTCTACAGGGTACTAGAAAAGAAACCAACTCAGCAAGGCAAGAACGTGAAGTAGAATATTACAAAAGCAGAATAGAAGTGTTAGAACAATTTAACATCTCTACAAAGACAAAGATACTAAAATACATTCCATCATCTGGCACATGGTATCTCTGCGGAGAATATACAGACTTATTACGATCACAGAGTTACTTAAATAGGTAAGGAGATGCATCATGAGAATATACGAATACAACGAAAGCACTCAGACACTCAATACAGAGTGCGGATTATTCCATATAGGTGACACAGTACAACTTACAGAAATCGACTCTCAGACGCCTGTGAAAACAGTCTTATATGGAGCTAGAATTGATTCTACAGAATATGTCCTTTCATTCTTCGATGATAAATGTGGGATGCCTTTATACTTGTCTGAGCATGAAATAGATGATATGTGTAGAGTAGAATAAATTATATTGACATGTATTATTTCTGATGTTAATATGATTATAAAGAAAGCAACCCACATATTTAATTGATCCATATTGGAATCTAAAGTATATTAATAATATTTTTAGGGTAATAGCGTCATAGTAGAATGTTAATTTTATGAGTAAAATAAACAAAAAATGACATTTTCATATGGGTTGTTTTTACACATAAAACTACAATTTTATCAACCACAACACATTGTGTTTTGAAATTTATATAAGAAGAGGTAATATTACTTTTCTTTAATTAAACCGTAACATAGGATGTTTTGAAGCCTATAAAAGAAATGAAATTAGTTTATTTCTTAATTTAAACCGTAACGCAAGGCGTATAACTATCAATTCACACAGAAAAGGAGTTATACAATGTTTTATTCAGATAAAAAAGAAAGAGATGAATTTTACGAACACATGAAGTTAGGTGGTAAGATTGGTGACGAACCAGAAGCAACAGACCGAGAGAAAGTGTTATGGTCTCTCGGTTTTTTGAATTGTGCTTTTCAATTAATCAGCACACGCTTAAAGAAACCATATCCTATGATTCTAACATCTATCGAACAACATGCAAATATGACATGCATGACCAATATTCGCAAAAATGTTATGAATGAGTATCAAAAAGCCAATAGGTTTATGAGGCATGAATCATCACAGCATGTATTTCCTGGTGATAAGATTTTACATGGAATGATGCTTTATGCATTTTCATATAATGACGATCATATGAAAAGGAAAATCGCAAAAGTTGATGAAGATTATTTGAATTATATTATGGGCGCACAATATGCATCTGAGAAAGTTCCTACATGGAAGAGAAGTTACACCATACAAGCGTAAAGTATCAGAACGGAGAAACAATATGGCATTAATTAATCAAAATGACACTCATATTATCTATGAAAGCTTAGAGCTTATAGCAGATCTAGAACAAGATATTTTAGAATTTGGAAATGACTATATTGTAGCAGTTTGGTACAAAGAGATTGACGGAGTAACAATTTACACAAATTACGACTTCATTAATGAAGATTCTCCAATAGACCAATCAGAACTTCAAGAGGGAGAAAAGATCAAACCAGTGACAATGGGTGCATTATTAGTAGCACTCGAACAACAAAGCTCAATGTTCTAAAATCGTAAAAAAATAGGGTACATCAGATTAATTTCTGGTGTACCCTTAAATTTTAATAATACTCCGAATATCCTATCCAGAGCCTCTTTGTTAAATTATAATGTTTGCTTTTAAATTCAGGAAAGGATACAAACACAATTTTCATTGCCAGCTCAATCTGCTTCCTCGCATTGCCCCGTTGTAAAAAATACAAACTTGATTGCTCCCCTGAGCCACAATCATTAAGAGCGATTTCTTTATCACTAACAAACAAAACTAATAAAGAAAATACCGACTGATCGCCAGATCAATCATAACTGTTTCTTGTGTCCTTTAAATAACTCTTCAGTCTTCCTACAAGACTTCATAAGCTCTTCGCTTACAAGATTCTTGTTCCATTCTTGCAGAAATTCATTGGACTTTTCTGGTTTGACCACTATCATCTTATTTCTTTTCATACTCTTTAACATTTCTTTGTATAAGACAGTTTAATCCAACCATCTTTAGTTTTACCCCAACCATTCTTAACAGCTTTGATTGTAACTGTTGTGCCTTTCTTATAGGCATCTTTGGCAATAGCAGCCGTCGTAGATGGAGATTTACGCACCTTAAGAGCAGAAGCAGTTACTTTTACTTTGTATGATTTAAACTTAGAAGATGCTTTTGGTTTTACTACTGTAGAACCAGAAATGTCTGCTTTGAATTTAGCCCACTGTTTATTATTTTTTCCACACCAAGGTTCTGGGCACTGTTTTCCCGATACATCATTGTGCCTTAGAACATGACTGGCAGGAATATTGTATTTTTTCATAAGTTTTTTAGTTAGACTAACAGCATTTTTATATGTAGCCTTAGGAACACTTCCTACAGAATTAGCCATTTCAATGCTTAGACTGTTTGCATTAGTACAAATCTTATAAAATTTTGCACCTCCATTAGCATTTGTAACAAATCCTCCAACTGCCCATGCTACTCGATTAACAGGAACAGATTTCCATACAATATCTCCCTCATCAATGAAATAGTGTGCCCCAGCAGCTCTCGTATTACCAGTGGCAAAATAATCTGCATTGTTCTTAGCGGAATCTCCGTCATTCCCTGTGAAATGGATTACAATAAACTTAATAGAACTCGTGCTACGTTTACTTCCGTAGCTCACGCTCTTTGCCGTTCTTGTTTTAAATTTTAATGCCATAAATATCAGGCTCCTTTCTTTTATCTAAAAAGAGCAGTCACCATAACAGCAACTGCTCAATAACTAATTATTCAATAACTAATTACTCACTTAACAAATTATCCAACAATGTCGTCAGACTCTTTACCTTCTGCGACATCGTCTAATTCTTTCTCAAATAAATCCTTATCAACTTTTACGATTACGTCTTTATCTGCAACCTTTTCCATGATCTGATCAATTTCATCAGCAGTTAATCTACCATCACGTAATGCGTAAGCAATCTTATCTCCTGTCTGTGCAAACCAAGTAAAGCTATGATTCTTCCAGTTGCCATAGGCAGAAGTACCAAATACAAATACCCAACCTACAATCTGGTTAATTACATCTTCATGTACGTCAATCACTGGTTTACCTGCCGCAGTTAATCCCATATTGATCCAAGCTAACACCTGTAAAATCAGGCTCACAACAGTATGTGGTTTTACTTCACTCCAGTTAACGTTTGCTAAAAATTCTTTAAATTTGTTCATAATGCAATCCTCCTTTGCAATAAAAAAGACCTATCAGAATGTTTCCTCACTCTTGATAGGCAATGCTTTGATTTCGTTATACATTTTTTCTCCGACACCATTTTGATGTAACTGATCGTGATATACTACATAAATGGCTTCGATATTCTCTAAACCCGTAGGCGAGATTCCACCTTTGTCTTTGTAGTATTTATGAGCCTGCTTGATCCTATCTCTCAATAACGCAGCAACTCCATTCACTAATGCTGTATCAGTGCCACAGGCATCATCCAATTTCTGAGCTAATTCAGCAGTGTGTTGGAATAATCTATTCATATTGACCCTTTGTTCACTTAACATTTCTGCTTGTTCGCTAACCATTTTCTTGATTTCTTGGACATTTTTATTCTGGTTGTCAAGTATCTCTGTTAGCTTGGCTAATGTTTTAGTATGTTGTCGGATTATCTCTTCCTGCTTTTCAACAACTTCTTTTTGATGCTTGCGTTCAAGAGTTGCTTTTGTTTCAATCCCAAATCTCTCAATCAGGTTACTTACAGTGCCAAAAAATTTATCTAAAAACAACAGAAGTGCAAAGATAAAAACTATCAACGCACTTCCATGTTGAGATAAAAATTTTATAATCGTTTCTAATTCACTCATGTCTTTTACCTTCCTACTTAATACATAAAATCACTCCTCTTTCTCAACTAAAATCACCATATGTATTCTGGTTTTTCTTCTCCAAACAATAAATATCTCAACCAATCATCCACGACAATGCACACTGCACTCAATAGAATCCATAAGATTGTATAAGGTAAGCAAATCTGCCCACACAGATTAAAAGGCATCTGAGAGTAATCCCAAATGCCTAAACCTAACCATAAATTTAAAATACAACCTGCTATGAATTCCATTACAGTAACAATCAATCCTCCGAGAACCATTTGCTCACGAAAGGGCATAAGATGGTAGAAGAAGCGACTGTTATTTATCAGCCCAATAAGAATGAAGCAAGTACCGCCTAACATTCCCATTGTCCAATGTGTGTATCCTCGCCAGATGATTTCAATTCCACAATAAGCAAATGCTCCAATGAGGAATAGGACAAGATATTTACATGATTTCTTTACATGTAGCATTTTATTTATTCACCTTCTTTTTGATCTTCGTTCTCACTTTCATCTTTACAAATAAGCTGTAAAATCATGATGTCTCCCTCAAGAATTCCTTGACAATTCTCAATAACATCACAAACTTCGCTAAAAGTCATTCTCATCTTATGGAACTCAACCCCTGAGTTTTCCATGCTTAAAGGATTAAACTCTGCTAAAAATTTCTGCCCGTTCTCTGTGCTATTGATCTGGGCATCAGTAGTGATATCATATTTCTGTAAGAGTTTGCGTTTTTCTTCAAAATATTCCTTCAGCTCTTCTTGAATCTTTCTAATATTCTTGGCAAGCCCAGCACTTAAAGTACATGGTACTAATTCACTGTTTTTCATAAGGAATGCATAAATTGTATTTAACTGTCCTAAGATCATATCTGCCTGCATATTTGTCATTTCCATATTAATTTTCTCCTTTTCTCTGTTAAACTAATTATTCTTCAGTCGTAACTGAATCTTTTCCTATTTCATCTGTCTTATCAGTCGTAACTGAATCTTTTCCCCCTGAAGGAGTAGTAGATTCTGTTGACTGCACAGGAATTACTTCATATTTAATTTCAATCTTGTCCAATTCTTCTTTGCTAGTAGAACTGAAAATTTGCGCTTTTGTTACATTCATCTGTTGGAAATAAGGATAGATAAATGCTTTGATCATTGCTGTTAATTGCACAAATTCCTCAGCAGTGAATGTTTCACACGCACTCTTCTTACTATGCCATTCAAGAGTTACTTGCTGACCAGCAGTAGTAAGAGCTTGATATTGCATAAAGTTCAGAGCCATTTCATTCTGATCTTCTTCAGATACTCCATAAGGCTTACCATTGAATTCTACACTCTGACTTGCTAAGAACTCAGCGAGAGCAGCTTTGTTTTTCTCCTGTAAATAGTTCTTGTACTCGTCAAGAGTCAAGGTATTAATATCAACAACCTGATTGACTTTTTCATCAAGTCGCTGTACCTGTTCTACAATATTTGCTCTTGTAAGAGATACGATCAGCGCATCTTCCCATTCTCCATTTGTGTTGTTATATAATCCTTGCTGTAAAGAGATTTCTTTATAATTGTTAAAACATGTATAGGTTGCAATCTGCACATCATCTCTGTAGATGTCTAATGTTTTAAAATTTGTAAATGCTGATTTAACCGTTTTTAGATCATCTGTGCAAACGACAAGTTTACATTCCATGTCAAAAGTCATGCTATTAAACTGCATAAGATTAAATACTTTGTCGTCAGAGCTATCTAATTTAACTGTGTATACCATATGTATTTCACCTTTCTTTCTGTTTTTGAGCATACAAAAAGAGCAGTCCGAAAACTGCTCTATGTACGATCAAATTTATGTTTTATTTAGTTGTTTTTATCCGTTCGTGAACCGCAACCAAGCTAAAGACTTGCTTGCTTCCTAGTCAATATCTCTAACGAGACAAGTTTCTCTAGGCTATCCCCGTAGTTCCTACGGTTTTATTTTCGTTATATAATCTCAAACCTTCGTTGAGAATATTTATTGATGCATTTATATCTCTATCATGATGCGTCCCACAGACTGGGCAAGTCCATTCTCTAATGGATAATGCTTTCTTTCCATCTTTGTGTCCACAATTAGAGCATATCTGGCTTGATGGAAACCAAGTGTCTATTTTAATTATTTCTCGTCCATACCAATTCGCTTTATACTCTAATTGCCTAACAAATTCACTCCAAGATACATCTGCAATTGATTTTGCTAATTTATGATTGCTCATCATATTCTTGACTTTCAAATCTTCTAAGCATATCTGTTGGTTTTCCATGATAAGCCTATGAGATAATTTATTTAAAAAGTCTTTTCTTTGGTTAGCAATTTTTTCATGTTGTTTTGCAACTTTGATTCTGCATTTCTCTCTATTCTTACTTCCTTTTTGACAACGAGATAAATCCTTTTGTAATTTTCTTAATTTCTTCTCAGATTTTCTAAGATATTTTGGATTTTCAATCATTTCTCCATCAGAAGTAATTGCAAATTCCTTGATTCCTAGATCAATTCCAATTTGAGTATCTACAACAGGTAATTTTTCTTTTTCCTCTTGATTTACCAAAACCGAAACATAATGGTTACCTGATGGAGTTTTAGAAACTGTAACTGACTTTATCAACCCTTCAAAATCTCTATGTTTCTTTATTCTTATTAATCCAATCTTAGGAAGTTTAATATATCTATCTGATATATAAATATTTCCGCCTTGATTATTTGTAGTATAAGAGTAGTAGTGATTTTTCTTGCTCTTGAACTTTGGAAATCCTACTTCTGGTCGTTTGAAAAAGTTGTTGTATGCAGTTTGTAAATTCATCTGTGCATTTGCTAAAGCAAGACTGTCAACTTCTTTCAACCATTCAAACTCTTTCTTATATTGAGCAGGTGTATTATTCAATTTCTTTTTTGTCTCTTTGTAGTAATCAATCTTATCAGAAAGCATACGATTATAGATGAATCGTACACAACCGAAACATTTTGCAAAATATTCTCTTTGTTCTTTGTTAGGATACAACCTATATTTATAAGCTATTAACATCTACAATCACTTCCTTTCTAAATAATTTGTTTATATTTCTAAACATAATGTAACACATTGCAAACACGATGTCAAACAAAATATTTATATTTCTAAACATTTTGTCTTGATAGATAAATTTATTATGGTATAATCTAAATCAAGGAGGTGTCATTATGATAAGTTATAAACCATTATTTAGATTATTATTAGAAAGAGATATGACAAAAACCCAATTAAGAAAGTCTGTCGGTTTCAGTGCAGCCACTCTTGCTAAAATGTCAAAAAATGAATATGTATCATTAGGAACTATTGATAACATATGCAAATTTCTTAATTGCAAAATTGAAGATGTTATAGAATTTCACCCTTGATTTCGTATGTAATGTTTCAATGTATTGCTACTTACTTCTCCAATCGTAGAAACAAAATATCCATCTGTCCAAAATGTATTTTCTGACCAATAATGTTTCTTTAGTTTCTTAGAATATTTCCTCCACATTTGGATAGTGGATTGTTGTTTTAGAACTCTTACTATTTGAAGTGGAGATATTTTAGGTATAGATTCAACCATCATATGAATATGATCTTTATCAACTTCCATTTCTTTAATCGTAAAATCATATCTCTTACTGATGTTGTACATTGTCTGTTTTATATCTTCTCCATATCTAATTAGGAGTTTCTTCCTATATTTACAAACAAATATAATGTGATATGTAAGAATGAATTTGCTATGATTTCTACTCTTATAATTTTTGTTTGTTTTATTTCCACTCATGTATATTATTCTCTATCTACATTTACATTCATCCACTAGGCTAAAGACCTAGTGGATTTCTGCTTTTTATCTTTAAAGTCCAAGTTTTGCTTCGATTGCTTGTAGGCGAGCTTCTAGGTCGGTTTTTTCTTGTTTGACTTGTTCAAGTTCTTTTCGTGTCTTTTGAATCATATGGGTATTTAATGCAATAAATTCTGTATAAGAAACACCATATTCCGTTTCAATATCGACCTCAACATCTTTGCCAAAACGCTTTTCAATATCTTCCTGTACGAGCGGTCTATGCGTTACTACAGCGAATTTATCAGAATCATACCCCTCGGATTCTAAGACGTCTTCTGTTTTATGAGCACCAAATCCAAAATGAGTTTTCTTACCATCATAATCTCCAATGTAATTGAACCCTATAGGATTTAGATTCATATAGAAATTTTCATATTGATCAAGAGTAGTAAAGTTTTCTTTAAGATTTTCGTCTGAAGTAGAAATGCTGTGTGATGCCCAGATAGACGAACCATAAAGTCGCAATTGTTGACTATCATCACCGACACATACACCTCCCCACGATGTTCCACGTGCAATTTGGTACCCATGCGCCCAATAAAAAGATTCGCTATCAGCACCAATGACAACTGCACCAGAACTATGCACTTCTGAGCAATAAAGCCAACCGTCCGCTACAAAATCTGTTGCATACAAATTTCGATAGCATTTGACTCCTTCTGAAACTGACATTAAATAATAGTCCCCATCAATACCAAATTTAAATCCAGTTGAATAAATTTCAACATTATTTGACGTACCTTGTATTCCTATATGTCCGTTTATTATAGAGACAGTATCTCCTTCATCTCCTAAATTTCCAGTTTCGATACTTCCTCTTATGGCGGCATTTTCTGCCCACAAAACTCCATCATACCCAACTCTAAAAGGAGCAGAATTGCTATCTTCAGCACCAGCCCAGAAAGCCTGATTTCCACCAATACCAGATGCATTACTTCCGCTGTTTGTCATCAGATATGTTGACGTAATATCATAGCGACCAATCTTACCATTCGTAGCAGTAATTGTTCCCGTAATATCTGCATCTGTGGCAGTTAATTTACCAGTGTGACTAACCTTAAATACGGCACTATTTCCGTTATCATTGCTTGTTGCACCCGCCCAGAAAGCATAAGCACTTCCGTACTTACCAATACCTGTATATTTACCAGATCCTGTCGTATACATCTTATTGCTAATTATAGTCCATCCCGCAATACTACCATTCGTAGCTGTAATCTCACCACTCAGGTTCGCATTCTTGGCAATCAAATTACCATTTGCATCCCAACTCAAATTAGGACTTGTAAAGCTACCATCCTTCAGATTCAAAAATGACCCTTGTGTACCACCAGAAGAGATGTAGTTACGAGATTTAATGGCATCTGTTGCGATTTTATCGGCTGTAATGGAACCGTCTACGATAACTGCACCCGTAACCGCTTTTCGTACAGAAAGATTTCGAATTTTTAGAGTTCCAGTAAATGGCGGATGTCCTTCAATTTGTAATACTACATAAAAGAATCTTGTACCACTTGGCATTGTGAGTTGTTGACTCATATGCGTCACAGTCCCTGCGGCTGTACCAACAACAGCGCCTCTTCGTTGATACCATTTTACAGTTTGCGTGCCATCACATCCAAATAGCATAATTCCTGCGGCTTTATATTCTGTGCTATCTTTTATCGTATTTGAAATATCATATTCTACATAAAATGTTTGCCCAGGTTCACAACTATACATCTTAGATATATAATTATCTCTAGTTAGTTTTGATCCATCTTTGCTAAACCAAACACCATCAGTTGTTTTTTCTACTGAAAAACCATATGTATTTGATTCATTTATATCTGCATAATTCGTAAAATCTCCAACAGCTATCTTACTAGCAGTAATAGTATTCGCTTTAATCCATCCACCGTTAATCTGTGCTGTATCGCTTACTGCCCCATCTGTCCATTTTTTAACCATTGAGTTAAGGCTCGTTGTTGATGAACCATTATTAGTGACCCAGTTAACAGCATTAGAAGAGTAGTTTTTGGCATCTGTTAAAGCTTGACTTGCTTTATTGGTTGCATCCTGAGAAACATCTTCAGGAGCTGGAGTCCAATCGGTAGGTTTGTTTCCAACTTCAAGCTTGACATTTGTAATCGTAATATCACCTACTGCGTTTGTACAACTAAACGACAATGTACCTCCTGCATTCGTGTCCAGGCTTGTAATTTTTGTTGTATATCTAGCATAAGAAGTTGTTAGAGTAATATCATCGCCCCAATCTGCTGTTGATCTGCTTGGTCGAATTTTTTGCCCTGTCACACTTGATTTTGCTACAAACGAAACAATGTAAGTTTTATTTTTTACCCATACATTACTTGTAGCCCAAAAAACTCTTCTTTGGTTAACAGCGGTAAACTTTAAAGCATGTCCATATACAGAATCAGAAACAACAGTCATGTTTGAGCATCCATCGTTAGTTACGTTAGTTAAGGTCCTAGAAAGATTGCTGTTGATAATTAGATTCCTGCCACCAATTTCCAAACCATCGACTTTACTCTGTGCTACTTTTCCAATCTCGTTTTTGGCATCTGTATTTAACCCACTAAAAGTAACCAACCCCTTGAAGTTAATCCTCTCAGCAACAAGATCAGCGACTCTATCAGTCAAAGTAAAATTACTAGAATTATCTCCGCCCTTAACAATCCACTCAAACTTCTTAGCGGTCTGATTAGCAATAGTTTCTACATTTACGATCTTTCCATTTACATCTTCTGGTGCTGGAGTCCAGTCTGTAGGTTTATTACCCAATTCACCTTTTACATGTCTGATTTGCCATGTAATAGCAGAAGTGCAATCTTTAGTTACTAATCCAATACTAGAATTATCATATAAATCAACTTTATTTGTGTTCTTAGTATTAGTGTTTGCCCATCTAACCCATACTTTTGTCCATGTGTTTGCAGGAATGTTATAAGAAGACTGACCTCTCATAGAACCATCATCATTATCATTCCCTGCCCAGGAACTTCCAGAAACAGCAAAGTTGTTTATATCAATGTTGATGGATAACGCCTGTGGCACTTTAACTTCAAAAGATAATATGTATGTTTTTCCATATGGTATTAATACTTTATGGTTATCGTCATATTTTACGGCAGCCCCGATTCCCCATACTGTTGAGACAACGGGTGATACTATGGTGTATATGTCTGTTGTTTTATCGTAAGAAAAAGAAGTTGCACCATTACTTGATAGCCCGCCTAACCTTACTAAATTTCTACCACCAATCTCAAGTCCATTAAAATCATCCTTAGTCACATAAGTTTGACCAACAGTCGTTTTAAATCCGTTCATCGTCTGCTTAAAATCACTGTAGTCATTTTTAAAACTTGTGAAGTTCTCACCATTGTCACCAATTACGCTCGTGACTTTACTGACTTTCGTACTAACACCATCAATATCAGTAGTATTCTGGACTAACTGATTTGTAATGTGTGATTGTCTAGCAACAGGAGTACCATAGTAACAGTTCATGAGTTGGCATTCTGAGATAGCAGAAATAGCATCTTTGAAGAAAAACCATTCATTTCCTGTTGTTTCTTGCATAACAAATTCAATACAGTTCCAACCCTCTATAAATGTACAATTAAAATCTCTTCCTATGTTATTGCTATCAAGTCGTACCGTTCCTTTATCTGAAATAATTAATTTTCCATTAACGTATATTGAGCAAGAACTACTATGTGCCCACTTTGTCGAAAATGTCTTTTTAGCAGACATTTTAACAAAAGTTAAACCATAGCCAATATAATTATTTTCATAATCTAAAAGCGTCCACTTGTTATCATCAAATACCAAAGTGCGACTAGGTGTAAGATTTTTATTCCTTATAAAAACACCAATGTCATATTTACTCTGATCCTCTGGCTTGTCAGCAAACAAACTCTTAGGATAAATCTCATATCTCCACTTATTCAGTCCTTCATTTGCTTTACTGATATCACCTTTGACCAAGTTCAAATCTTGCTGATAAGTAGTCTTTTCCACTCTTTGTTCAATGGCTTGCTTGTTTTTATCCACCTTTAAACTCACGTCAGATATTTCTGATTTTGTAGATAAAATCGCTGTTTGAAGATCCTCTGGAGCAGTAGAATAACCTGTTGCAGAAGAGCCTTTTTCAAGTTTAAACTCAGAAAACCAAACAGTTCCAGCTGTTAAAAGCTTAAAGATAATGGTTATACTATATGCACTTGTTGCTTGATGTAATTTGATTTCATACTTTTGCCAATTGGTTGTAAGTGTTCTTGTAGTATCCGCACCATAGGCATCATATCCCCATCTAACAATAAAATCAGTCGTAACACTCGCCTTTGCGTAAAATGATAATGTATAATTTTGATTTTTGGAATGAAGATTGTCAGAAGTCCTTTCAGAAATACCCCATGCAAACCATTCGAGGTCATTACTTGAATTCTTATCGCCATTGGCGGCACTAACAGTCTTTAACGTGTTGAACCCATTATGCTTTGTTGAAGTGTCAATTGAAGCAACAAGATTCGTTCCTCTAGTATGTAACCCCCAACTATTCGTTGTTCCAGTAATGGCTTCATCAGTCTTAGCAAAATTACTATTCCAAAGTAAATTCCTACCATCACCAATATCACTCACATCATAAATCTTAGCAATACTACACGTATCATAAAAACTACTATCACTAGCCACAGCTCTGAAAGTAACCATAGTAACAGCATCACTGTATAAACTACTATCTTTGCTAACAGTCAACACATTATTACTGATCATCAAGCCTTTCTGCCCACTCATAACATCAGCGAAGCTAACTCCACCATCAATACTGTATTGCCATTTACCGAAATTGATTTCGCCTTGAATAGTAGGTTTGATTGTGATTGTGTCTGGTGTAAATGTTTTACCGCCATCTGTGCTTTTGAAATATTGAGATGAAGGTGTGATTGTGAGGTTTTTGGCGTTTTGCCCTTTATCCCCATATACACCAATAACCTTAGGTGTACTAATAGGTTCACTCGTACCATCTGAATATTTAGTCTGATAACAGTTCCACAAATACTTTTTATCAGCAGTTAGTTTTTGAGTTGTAATGTCTGTACTCCAACCAGAAGTAGAAGAAGTTACTCCAGAGGCTTGAGATGTTGCTAAGTAATATTGAACTGTTTCAGAAACTCCACGACCTTCGAGATCTTCTGGATGAGGTGCCCAAGGTGTGTCTATTATACCTTCTGTGAGTTTGAGATTTTTGATGATTGAATAACCAACTTTTGAAAGGGCGTCACCAAACATATATATTACCTGTCCATCTAAGTTTGGCAATGTTGTACCGCTTGTCATTTTTAATGAAACGTGCTCCCATGTTTCATTTCCTAAAACTTTACAAGCAATATCATTCGCAAAGAACACTTTTTGTCCACCGCCAGTTTTGATATTGTGTAAAATTTTCCCTGATCTATTTGTTTTAATATCGTAAGATAAAGTATAAGTAGTTGATGCTTTTAAACTCTTAAGCATCTCATAATCTGAAAAATCGCAAAATTGCCATTCATTAGACGCAATTGGTTCTGTACATATTAATTTTACAGCATTTATACTGTCCTCCGTAGTAATAGATTCTACAGAATATTTTCCAGATGCTCCCATATTAACCCAATGCTTACTACCTTGATTAGTTTCTCTCAGCATATTAAATGCAAACTTCTCACCATCAACTCCCTTGTAACTTACACTATAAGAAGTAGTATCTTTCCCATCAGAATACTTAACATAAGTCTTAGTCCACAAATACTGCCCTTGATCGCAACTTGGCATTGTTGTGCTCCATGTACCTGTAGGAGCAGTAGTTCCACTTGTACTAACTTGATAAGTAACCTCTGTCTTACTTACAGTCACAGAAGTTCCATTTGTGCCATTCGTACCTTTATAAGATACAGAATACGCTTCAGTCTTATTACCATCTGAGTATTGTACTGTAGTTTTAGTCCAGAGATATTGACCATTATTAACTGTTGGAACAGTAGTTACCCACGTTCCTGTAGGTGCTGTTGTACCAGAAGTTGACGTTTGATATGTAACTGATTTAGATGTGATTTTTACGGAAGTACCATCTTGACCTTTTTGCCCAGTGTCACCCTTATCACCTTTAACTTTTACCCAGTTATATTTCTTAACATCAGTAGAATCAGCCTCAGTATAATCAGTGTAACTTCCCATGTAAATTCCAGTATCTTCACCAGAATTACCAGTAAATGTTTTTCCACCATCATTACTATATTTCACATGGAAGTAACTTGTTTTACCATCTTTACCATCTGTTCCAGGTGTTCCGTTTGTTCCGTCTTTGACAGACTGGGTATGAGTACCCGTTGCATCTACAATAGAGATTGTCGTTGTACCCCCTGTTTTTGAAAGAGATACTTTTGGAGAGATACCGTCTTCACCATTCTGTGCCATCACAACAACATCACTCCATTCAGAACTTAAAATGGTATCTGTTGCTGTATTAGAAGATGCAGTTGCTAAAGTAACATATAATGGATTAGTACCATCTGGAATCTTCTGACTCCACCCATTATTAAGTCCACTTGCCACGCCTGTACTAAATGTATAAGTTACACTTGCAGAAGGCTTGCTTGGTTTACTTGTGTTTCTTTGATATAAATAAATTGTTGCAACATTCAATCCTGCCTTACCATCACTACCAGTCTTACCATTCTGTGCCAATACTACAGGTGTAGACCAAGCAGAAGTAGTAATAGTAGCCGTATCGTTTTTACTAGAAACAGAAGCAACAGTAACATATACTGCATCGGTACCTGTTGGAATTGCTGTAGACCAACCATTATTTAAAGTACCAGTGATTTTTGTTGTAGAGAACGTATATGTCAATGTATTACTTGGTTTGCTAGGAGTAGAAGTTGCTCTTTGATATAAATAAATCGTGGCAGCATTCATACCATTTACTCCATTGCTACCATCAATTCCTCTATAAGATACGCTGTATGATTCAGTTGAATTTCCATCTGAATAATTAACGATCGTCTGTGTCCATAGATATTTTCCTTGAGCAACAGTTGGCACATTACTTTGCCATGTCCCAGTAGGTTTTGTTGTTCCGCTGTCTCCAACTTGATATTTAACAGAAGTGCTAGTTGTTTTTACAGAAGTACCATCACTACCATTTTTACCATGATAAGAAATAGAGTAAGATTCTGTTTGGTTTCCATCACTATAAGTTACAGATGTTTTTGTCCATTGATATTGACCTTCTGGAATTGTCTGAGGACTTGTCTGCCAAGTACCTGTTGGGATAACAGTTCCACTTGTAGATAATTGATATGTAATACTTTTGTTTATAATTGTAACGGAAGTACCGTCTTTACCTGCAATTCCTTGTTCGCCTTGAGGTCCCTGAATACCTTGAAGTCCACGTTCTCCTTGATCGCCTTTCTTTGCACAAGTCCAAGTAAGAATTTTTTTAAAAACAGTACCGCCAACAGTAATAGGAATCTCAATTTCTCCGCTATCATTTGGTAAAGGATTCCCATTAACAACAGAAATCGCAATAGCTGTATCTGTTTTAGCCACTGCGATTCCTTGTGTTTTTGCTATGTCTCCGATTGTAAAACCTGTAACAGGTTTTGCCCCTTTCATAATAGTAATTCCAGAGGTGTACGCCTGTTCAGAAAGTGGGTTTCTATTCTTATCTGTAGCAAAAGAAATATTTTCATTCTCTAAGAAGATAGTATAAGCATCTTCACCTTTTTTACCATCCGCACCTTGTATTTTAGTCCAGGCATATTGTGTAGGATCATTTGATTCTATGGAGCTTTCATTATTGTAAGAAATACCAATATAAATCGCCCCATCAGGATCATCGGTCATTCCTGTACCATTTGCGGCTTTGGCATATTTAATCCAAGTGTAGAGAACCTTACCGTCTTCTCCTTGTTGTCCATCTTTTACAAATAAGACATCTAATGTATTACTTTCTAATACCATTTATAGTTTTCACCTCCAATTCAAAATTAGTTATTATGCATTTATTTTCTCTATCTAACTCAGATTTCCACTGAGCATTTAATTTTTTGATTTTGTTTATCTTTTAATGAAACTGTTAACCTTGCACCAGTTCCAATTTGCTTCCATTCTGTTGATCCGCTTGATTGCTTGTACCAGACGTAGCTTTTGGCAGTAACTTCCTTACTTCCTTTCAGAACTTTGCAAGTACAAATTGTTTCCGTATAAACAGTATTGTTGTATTCAAAAGTAGTTCCGTTGCTACTATTTGCGACAACAGTGTAAGCAGAAGCTCCATCTGTAACTTTATATAAAGTCATAACATCATATTTAGATGTATCAGTACATTCCACTTTGACAACCACTGTTTTTCTGTTTGTCATATAAGAACTTGGGATTGTAATTTGTGATTTATCTGAAGAAATGTAAGAAGTGTTTTCGATTCCATCAACATACCATTTGCTGATTTCTGCACCATTATTTACCGTTGCAGTTAGAATAATAGATGTAGGAGAAATACCTGTATCGGTTTCTGTAAAGACTTGTTGCCCTGTAAGAGATACAGAATCAATAGCTGTGTTAAGATTCGCAATGTCTTCTGTTAGTTGGTTTAAACTACTGTTGATAGATGTCATAGTTTTCGTATACTCAACTCCCCACAAACCGCCTTTGCCATCATAAATCTGTGTGATATCAACTCCGCCTTGTGCGTTCGCTTCAACGATAGGAAAGTTTAGCTTATCTTTAGAAACAGATTTATCTCCAAGCATATTGTTTACAATCAATCCATCAGCAATCGCATCCTTAGTAATGCCTTGACTTGTCATGATCGTTGCACCTTTATCGTCTTTGATAATAATGCTAGGATTTTTGTTTGTATCATAACCAATTTGAATTCCAACATTGCCTTCAGTGTCTAAGAATTGCATGGCAGACCCGTTCATTATAAAGTTGCCGTTCTCAGATAGGATACGCATTGTATCAGAAATTGTAATATCGCCTGCGGCTAAGTCTCCAATTGCCATTTTGCCTGCAATACCATTGATGATCCATGCAGAATCAAACTTAGCATTTGCTGAGGATAAGTTGAATACAATACCTGTTTCTGTAGAAGAAGTACCGATGATTGCAGAGTTAATATTGGCAACGTCCGTATTTAACTTTTTAATATCAACCGAATTAGCAGCAATATATTCTGAATTAATATATTTGCTAAACAGCTCATTAAACTCAGCCTTGTTACCCGTGATGTTCCCGACATTAATTACTTTATAATTCAGATAATCTCCAAACAATTTGTTAATTGTTCCTTGATCGCTCAACACATTTTGTACGCTATTGTTCACTGCATTTCCAAACAAAGAACTATTTGTCATTCTCTGAAGCATGTTAGTCATATACTCAACAGAATCTTTGGAGTCGCCTGTTCCGACAGAAATACTATTTTTCTGCGAAGCAGCAGTATCATCAAATAGATAAGAAAAATCATCCCTACCTGTTAGACTCGTGATCATGTTAGTATATGTCACACTAATTTCCGAACTTTTTGTGCAAGGATTATATGCAATTGTCAATAATCTTAACTTAACTGCATAATCATCACGCACACCAACTCGAATAAAGTTACCGACCGTAAACTGATTATGCCAACCTTGTTTATTATCTGAATTTACGTCTGCATATTCATTTAATGAAAGAATGTTATCGAGAGATGTTTCAATCTGATATTGTGGTTGAGAAGTTTCAGAGATACGTTTTAATCCATCTTGATATAATTCTTCGCAATGCTCGTAAGATGTGATTGCGTCATCAAGAGAAGTAGTAAAGATATTATTGTTTGTATAATCACCCATACGAACAATGTTCATGACAGCAGTATATTCTTTATCTGTCAATCCAAATTGCGGATCATTAAGTTCAGAATGAGTATTCATATCTGTCATTACATCGTCATATGGTTTCTTCTTAGTTTCAAGTTCATCGACCTGTGCATTTAACTCTTTTAATTTATATAGAAGTGAACCTTCTGTATTTTCATCACCAAGCCAATTTTTGTACTTAATAAAATTCTTATGGAATACATTATAGGTTTTTTCATCCTTTACACCAGCCTTACTGATTTCTTCATCGGTAAGTTGATTCCATTCTTTTTGATATGCAGCAAGAATATCTAAAATCTGTTTTTTGTATTCGTCACGTTTGCCTTCAAGTTCTTTGATTCCATATAAATCCCAGTTTGATTCAAATTCATCATTATAATCAATCTTCTTATCATCGGCTAAATGCAAGTTTTGAATTGCTACCTTAATATTTGGAATAATATAATCTCTTAATTCTTGATATGTATAATATCCTTTATTGCTTTCTTTTAGTAAAGAAAGATATTTTTCATGATCAACTTCGCCAGAAGGAGTAGTCCAAGGTTTATAGACACGATTCTGAATGTCATCTGGTTTATCCCATTTTGTATAATTTCCGTTTGAATCTTTCTCATGGTCATCTCTTGTATCAACACTGACTTGGATTGTAGTAAGCATTTGCTCATACATTTTAAGAGTTTTCTCAAGAGTTTCTTGATTCATTGTTTTATATTGAGCAATCTGGATTCCATCATTTGGCGCACGATAATTTATCTCATCAATCTTTGCTTGATATTCCGCAGACTTCTTTCCGTTCTCAATATATTTAGCGTGGTTATCAATTTGCCACTTTTGCCATGTTTTGATCTTATCAATAGTTTCTTGAGGAAAATAGTTTGTAGTCAAATAATAATCAAGATTATAAATCTGACTTCGACCATAATTGACTCTCGTAACATCTAACTCTTCATCACCTTGAATTGTCAAAGCATTATACATTGTATCTGCCTGCGGAGTCATTTTAAGCATATTAAGTGCGTTACGCCATCCAATGAAGATATTCGTGTCTTTTCCTATGTTTTCTTTGGCATACGCACTTACCGTTCTATTGATTGTATCGAAATAAAATACGCATTTTACAACATTGGCTACAGTTGTGTTAAGGAACGCATAAGCGTTGGTATTATCTGCCTCAAACGAATATTTTTCATTCTTTATTGCAGGATCGATATAACCGACACTCCATCCTGGAACTCTGTCTAATACTAAATGCATGAGCGATAATTCGTGGTTTCTATCGTTGCAGAATGTGATATATTCTTTCGCATAACCCATATCGTCTACATTATTTGTAGCCAACATTTCCATAGAATCGGTTGTACCTTTGTTGAAAGACAAACCTTTCATATCTTTATCTTCAAAGGTTTTTTCATCAGAATATGCTTCACATGTCTTGTATTCATATCTGCCATTATCATTCTGTAAAGTAGGCTCTTGAAGCTGAAAATAGTCAAGCCCTTCAAGATAAATCGTCATGTGGTCTTTTAATTTCTCATAGCCAGCAGATTCAACGTACTCACCATCAATATCTATATATCTGTCTACATTAAATGTAAGATGGTTAAAGTCTTTTAGTTGCTGTTCGTATTCCACACTGTTGATCTGTACTCCATTTAAAGCACAGATAACAGTTCTGTCAGGACGGCATAAATAAATTTTTGAATTGTGTTTAATCATAACAGATCACCGATCCGTTTCTGTGGCACATCAAACTCAATTTTATAAGTACACGCACCTGTAATACTTACAATATTGTATCCATCATGAAGTTTGAGCCATGAAATATTTCCAACATCAGCCCATCCAATATCTTCAAAATTAGTCAGTCCCGTTACTGTTCCGTCTGTTACCATACAATGCTTGCAATCAATACATACTGGCAAAGTAGGTCTACACAACACTGACATAGAGTTTTCATCACGTACTTCGATTGTTACTGTTTGACTTGTTTGAGAAGTGATCGTTACCTTTGGATAAATCTCATATTCCGTATCGTCACTATCTACAAAGATGTTTGTTGAGAATTTATTGCTTGTTGCGACTTCCCCAGAAATCTCATAGTGTTTCCATATAAATGGTGTGTCACAAACGAAACTGCATTGAACTGCATCAAGCTGCCCAAGTTTGCATGTGATCATTTTCCATCCAATATTCTGAAAGATTCCTCTGTAAATGACAGTTTCTTTATCATCTGCAATTCCTGTCAATGGTTTTACAAGAGTAGGAGAAGTCAGCCATTTATTGATCTTTCTCTGCTCTGAATTTGTAAATCCATGTCCGTTTTCTTTTACGAGGTAAAATTCATATGTGCTCTCATCAGAATACATTGCACCATAATGATTTGTCTCCTGACGTAACATTGTTTTTTCACCTTTAACAATCTCTCGTGAAAATCCCGTGATGTCATTTGTCACATCAAACTGCACGACCATCAGAGGTGTATCTAAGATTGTTTTTGTAGATTGTCCATTATATTCAAATGACAACATATATGTAATCTCCTTTCTGTATAAATTTTTGCATAAAAATAACAGGCAAGAGTGCGTATTTCTACGCACCGCTCAACCTGTTTCTTCCTTATTATATAAGGTTTAAACTGGACGTTTGCGACCAACGATTTTAGCCATGTCACGAGTAACTTTTTGAGAAGTATATTTATAAGATTCATTAACGATTCTTTGAAGTTCTTCGTCAGATACTCCAGAAGGAACATTAATTGCACCAATAGCTTCGCCAAAATTGACATTGATTTCCGTTGTTCCAATTCCATCCATAGTCATTCCGTTCAGCATATGTCCATTTGCTAAGGCATTTAATACCTTGTCTTGTCTTACTTTATTTGCTAGATTAACAACATCGACAGTAGCAACTTCCTCACCTACTGCGAGAGAAGCAAGACCATCATCTCCGTTCTTATGTACAGATTTGACTAATCCACCTTTGGCATAACCTGTGACTTTGCTATCTGTTAGTCCAAGATCACTTGGTTTAACACCATAATGACCTAAGATAGTAGTAATCGTACTATCAATTTTTGCACCCTCTGAACTGATTGTTCCAGATAAAGAAGTAAACGTCTCTTCAATCTTATCGACAGAAGAAGATAACTCTTTACAGTATTTCTCATAATCATCATTCAGCTGTGTGCTTAATTTATCAAGTCCGTCAATCTGAAGATTATAAATATGATCTTTTACTGTATCATCAAGTGCATCTTGTTTCTCTTGGAGTTCTGCTTCAAGACGTGCTTTCTTACTCTTCGATGCTGCATCAGCCACCCCATTAAGTGCATTGATCTGTGATTTTAGTATCTGAATATCCTTGTTAGAGGATTTTAATTGCTTGTCATATGTATAGTAGTCATGAGAAGTTTTTATAGCTTCTTTATAAGCATCTATAGTTTTGTTAATCGCATCTAATTTCTGCTTTGCGTTATTTTTCAGAATAGTTGTTACACTATCTTCGGCAGACTTAATACTCTTAACTGCATCCGCAATATCTTGATCGCTCTTTTGAATTGCGTCAGCCCATTCTGTGTCAGAATATTCATCACGATGCTCAGCCATTTTGGCACGTTCTTGCATTAATTGATTCAATTCTTCTTTTTCAGATTTGACATTAGCAATATTTGTTGCAATGGCAGCAGTACCATAATCTGTCAGATTTCCGTCATCATCAAACATCGCATCTTCATCGATCAGAGAAGATATTGTTGTAAGTGAATTTTGTAAATTCTGAGCCGCTTTAATAGCACGTTCAAAACCACGATAATAAATATCGTCACGCATACTATTTTTAAGTTCTTCGTTAGAAGTTCTTAAGTCATCTGCGCTACCTTTACAAGCGTTGATTTCGTTTTGCATTTGCATCCATTCTTGAGAACCATATTTAATAGAACCATCGTTCAATTTGTTATTCAGGTTCTCTTGCATTTTTGCAGCTTCTTCATCAATAATCTGTGCTTGTCTCTCATTAGCATCCATCTGATTCTGATAATCTGAAGCATCAAGGTCTTGACCTTTTGATTGTTTCAACTTTGCGGCAGAAGAAGCATTGCTACTATTTGTGGCTTCCATATTAGCTTTCGCATCATAATATGCTTTAATATTAGCCTGAGATTGCACAGCAGCATTTGTCTGTTCAGCAGCCCAATCCGCAGCAGCATCATTTGCATTTTTGTTTGCTGTCGCCAAAGCATTTGTAGCATCTGCCTCTTTTTGTTTAGCTTGCGCCAATTTATTAGAAGCGTCTTTTGCTTTTTTGACTTGTTCATTATATGCTTTAAGCTGTTTTAATAAAGTCTTATCTTTGATTCCTTTTAAAGAAACCTCTTTTCCAGACTTAATTGCGTTTTTCTGGGAATTAGATAACTTCTTAGCTTTCTTACCACTAAGAATACTATTACCCTTGGTCTTAACTGCACTATCCGCCTTCTTCTTATTAGCTTGTGCATTTTCACGTTCTTTCTGATATTTAGCTTGATTCTTACTAGCTTCTCTTACAGCAGTCTGACTATTTTCGTACTGTTTCTTCTTATTTTTGATTTGACTGTCCAACACGTCATTCTGATATGTGTAGGCAGGTTGACCTGCATAATTACTCGTAATTGCTTGAGAATCTTGCACATTTTTCAGATACACCTGTGCATCATATAATGCACTGTTAGCATTTGATAGATTTGCACTTGTCTTAGCAGCAGAAGATTTTGCAGACTTTGTACTCTTAACCGCTTTATTATAAGCAGTAGCTTTTTTCTTCGCAGACCCTTTGAGTCCCTTAGTAGAGATTGTCTTACCTGCTTTAATACTCTTGTTAAGAGATGCTTTCTTTTTCTTAGATAATCCAGACTTATTGACTGCTTTTGTAGCAGATTTCGCCTTAGATTTCTGACTCTTTGTCGCTTTTGAAACCTTCTTTTGTGCTGTTTTATTAGCAGAAGAGGCACGACTCTGAGTAGATTTTGCAGAAGAAACATTAGATTGTGCTTCAGACAACTGATCGTTTGACGTTTGAACTAATCGTGCAACACCAGACTCTCCTGTAGATGCAGCAGAAGAACGATTAGATAATGTATCGTAGGAGTTCTGTAAGTTTTCAATTGCTTTCTGTGCCTTTTCAGTGGGCATATTCAACCATTGATTGAATAAATCACGTTGAGTATTCTTTAACTGTTGAGCAGCAGAATTGCATTTAATGTAATTCTCCCATAAATTCTGATAGGACTCCACAGCAGAACGCATGTTATCATTTTTGATAGTATTGATATTCATACTACCGTTACGCACACGTTCAAAGTATGTCCGTAATCGTTTCTGATTCTTTTTCTTAGAACTGTTCTTTGTCTTAGGAACTGTCTTAATTGCCTTACTTACAAAAGAACTTGCTTCAGATTTATATTTGCTTGCTGCTTGCTGATTTACAGAAATTTCTTTTCCAGTTGATTTATATTGATTCCAAAGCGCACTTTGCTTAACTTCTGGTTTCACGTAATCATTGATCATATTAGCAAAATTTTCTGTAGCAGTAGCGGCTCGATCAATCGCAATGGCAATGAAGTCAAATTGTTTACCTATATTGTCAAGCAATGTTGCAAATTTTGACTTTTTCTTTGTGCTTTTATCTGTAGCTTTGCTGTCTTTCTTCTTAGAATCCGTGTTCTTTTTCGTTGCTTCTGTATTCTTTTTAGTAGATTCTGTATTCTTTTTGGTAGAAGAAGAACCTGATGAATGTTTTTTATATCCAGAAGCAGCACCACCTTGGAACGCACCACTACCAGTAACACGATGTCCAGAAGCAAAAGCAGTACCATGAGCAAATGCTGACATACCACCTTTAATAGAAGCACGACTGTTTGTAGATCCTTTTGAAAGTAAATCTGCTGTCTGTTGATGATTAAAAACTATGTCTCCACGTTTAATGTTTGTAAACTGTGCGCCATTTTCGCCAAGTAAAGTCCAGCGGTTTCCACGGACAAGTAGCTCAGGTCCCAATTCGGATGTAAGTGTTGTTCCAGAATAATCTGCTCCAAGATTGCCACTTGCTAATGCACGAGATGATAATTTTCTTACTGAACCATGCGCAAACGCATTTCCGTTCCAATCATCAAAATCTGTCAGATTTGAAATCGTTCCTTGAGAAAATGCTTTTGACCATGCCATTGATCCATGTGCTAATCCAATGCCATGAGCACCATTGGTACCACTTGGTTTACTTCCGCTTTGACTATAACTTACAGACACCTTAACAGACTTATCATGTAAACCATTGATGGCTGATTTTGCAGCCTGTACATCTGATAATCCACTTGTTTTAATAGTAACTTTTGGAGTTGGATGCATCTTACCTAATGCATTTAATTTCCCCTTAATACTACTAATTTTAGATGAAGCACTGTCTTTTACTTTGACAGTAATTTTCTTGTTTTTCAGTTTCTTTAAAGCACTAGCAATCTTTTTAATAACAGAAGACGCATTGCCTTTTGCTTTAATAGAAATGCTCTTAGATTTTAACTTCTTGATAGATTTAGAAATAGAAGAAATGGTTTTCTTTGCATTGCCCTTAACCTTAATGGAAATGCTTTTGGATTTCATGCTAGATAAAGATTTTTTGATAGAATCAATTGTCTTTTTAGCATTTCCTTTGACATTTACTTTAACAGTAGTAGTAGTATCTGATTTACTTGAAGCAGTGTCAGTCTTGCTTTGTTTGCTAGTTTTACCACTTGAAGTGCTTGATTGTTTAGGTGATGTATATGCTCCTCGTCCTGTTTGATCAATCGCATTACCTAAGTAATTATTCTTGACCATATTGCTTGTAGATTTTTGAGAAACTTTACCGTTTTTACCAATACCATATTGTGTCTTAATTTGCGTTACATGCTCATCTTCGACACTATTCACTGCTTTTTGTGCTTCCTCTGCACCTTTTTTAGCGCCAGAAACATCAGCGGTATATGTAGTCTTCTTTTCTTTTGGAACTTTATCTGCCTCAGATTTAGTTTCTTTCGCTTTCTTTTTAGCGTCAGAATTATCACCAAGAATTTTAAGTGTCTCAGGGTCAAGATATGGTTGTAATTCTTTTAATAACTCTTCACGTTTTGCTTCGACTTTTAATCCTAGTTTGATTTTGTCTTGTCCAGAAGCAGATTGGTATTGTTGTACGAGATTTTGAATTTCATTTTGGATACCATTGGCTTTTGTCTCAATTTCAACAGGTATTTTAATACCTTTGGTCAATCCAGATTTGCCAACATCTTCACCACCAGTTAATTTAGCTTGGATATTTGCAGAAGCCGTTAATTGTTTGTCGATAGATTTCTGTTGAGCTTCTGTATCTCCATTTAACTGTGCAGCTTTGTATTCATCTTTTGCTTCTTTGATTTGTGATTGCAGGGAAGAAATATTGACCTCAAAATCAATGACCTTTGTCCATGTATCAGGAATTTCTTTGCCAGCTTCTTTTGCTTGGTCAATTTGTTGACGCCAAGCCTCAATGCGTTGTCCTTCTTCATCCCCTGCGGTTCCACCATTTTTCTGCCATGTTTCAGCCCAACCATCAAGTTTGTTTTGAGCTTCTTCATACTGTTTTGTAAGAGAACTGAAATTGACATCAAATCCATATGTTTTCAAATTATTAAGTAAAGCTTCAAATGGTTCCACGCCCATACCAAATTTCTTGGCAGCAGAAGCGGTAGAATCAATATTGATTTTCCATTTCTGAGTTTTCTTATCAAAGTCAGCCAGAGCTTTACCAGAGTCATTTGTTTTTGTTTTCAGATCATCAAAGAAAGTGTATACACCAGAATTATCCTCTGTAAAATATTTCTTCAGATTATCAAAATTCTCTTTAAAATTCTTTGCGTCAGTTTTACCAGTTGGAGACATCATTCCAGCAAATGTCTTAAACTGATCCGTACCAACTTTACCTTGATCGTACTCTTCTTTAGTTTGCTTCATTCCAGAAACAAGAGTATTATAAGCAGAATCATCATCGTCTGTGTCAAGTGCCGCTTTATATCCTTCTACGGTATAAGAAGCAGAAGCAGCAGAACTATTTAACATTTTCAGACGTTCTTTCAACTGATCTACCGAACCAGTAAATATATTTGTCTTATCTGTAACAATATCAAATGCGTTTGACAAGTCATTTAAGTTCAAAGAATCTGTAAACTTAGAGATATCTTGATTCTTGAATGTGTCATTTAATGTTTCCTGCATTTTGGCAATATCTTTACCAGTAGATGATAAGACGTTATCTTTGTCATCAAGCTTGATACCAAGAGTTAAAGCCAATGTATCTTTATCAATACCAGTAGATTTTTGCAACGCAGTAAACTGATCATTTACGTTTTGTTGCCATTTATTGGCATTCATTTTTCCATTAGCTTGTGTTTTCTGAAAGTCTTTGATTTGGTCTTGTACGTCTTTGTTCTGAGTAAGTTTTTTAGTAAGATTCTCAACAGTCTTTTCTTGTTTATCAAGATAATCCGTGTCTAACATTTTAGATGGATCGATGTCCATATTTGAAATAAAATTAGACGCAAATGTTTTTGTTGTTTGATCCAATTTATCATAACCATCAACTGCCTGAGAGATATTAGATAAAGTGTTTTTCCTAAAGCTATCAGAGTATTTCTGTAATTGATCGTAATTTGTCTTTGAGGCTTCCAATAATTTCTTGAGATTCTTTGTGTCATTCTTTCCGATAAATCCTTCAGAATTAAAAGTGTCTGAATTATTAGCAAGCTCTTGAATTTGTTTAGACGTTAATTTACTTACGTCAATCTTATCTTTGCCAAGAATTTTAGCAGCCTGTTTCTGAAAATCTGCATTAGAATACAGAGATTGTCTAACAGACGCTTCGTTTACGGTTAATCCGTCTTTAGCAAGATTTTTTGCAGATCTAAAAGTATATGGTAAAGAACGTTTTAAGTTTGTGCCAAGACTTTCATCAGCGAATGTACTTCCGTATAATGATTTCTGTGCCTTTAATGCCATAGAATCATTCTGGATACTTACATTCTTTTTACTGGCAATATCTTTCTTGCTTTGATCTGCTAATTTTTGATATTTGTCAATCGTATCTTGAATAGCAGTATTGTTATTGATTAAGGCTTCGCCCTCTGAATTATATCCAGTAACAAGATCGCCATTTAGATTCACTAATTCTTTTTTGATTGCTAAATATCTTTCATATTGGCTTGTTGACAATCCGATATTTTCATTCGTATTAGAGTCAACGCCAGAAGATAAAGTATTGAATTCTTCCTGTAATTTCTTAGCCTGCTTAACCTTGTTATTATTTTTATCAATTTTCTTATTGTATTTATCAAGATTTTTCTGACCTGCATTTAATTCATCTTTACGCTGGCTCTGTATATTGGAGTGAATTGCTTTAATTCCTTCAAATGCAGCAAGCACAGCTAGAAGAGGAAGATAGGATTTAAGTGTTGCACCAAGACCAGATAATACGGATTTTATGCTTGATCCTAATGATTTAATGCCAGATTTTGCTTTTTCAACACCGTTTGTTACACCAGTTCTAAATGTTTCTCCAAGTTTAGATGCACTTGAATTTACATTATCAAGGTTGACCTGTCCAAGATCTGAAAGAACTTCTTTGGTAGTTTGAGCCTCTGAAGAAACTTTGGCGAGATCTCCTTGTTTAAATGCTTTTTTAATATCTTTTTTACTTACATCTAAATTGCCACTCTTTCTCGCTTGTTGTACAAGCTTCTTTTTATCTTTATTTGATAAGCCAAATTCATTTAATGTTTCTAAATAATCGTCCAAATTCTTTCCATTAGCGTAACTAAGTAGCTTTTTGTATTGCTCTGGACTATTCTTCTTAACAGATTTTAAAGTTTCACCATTGGCAAACAAATCCTTAAGTTCTTTTATATTTTTAAGTTCATCGCCTAAATTTTTAAATGACAAAAGTGTGCGATATTTATAATATAAGTTGCGTTCTTATATATAATTGTTATATAATTAAAAATATGTAAGAAAGGATTTGCTGCCATGATTTATAAATGTAAAAAATGTAAATATACAACAGAAGATTTAAGCAGACAAGTTTGCCCTTTATGCGGTAATAAGATTGTGCAAAAAACAGAAGAATCTACTGATGGTTTCTGTAATGTTTATGGGGTCAAAATTAATTTAAAAAACGAACTGCAAACTGTTTTACAACAGTACGAACAAGATGATACTTGGTTTGATTATGACAATATTATCAAACATAAAATTAAAAATGAGTGTAAGGCGTCAAAGAAAAAAGATAGATGGTCTATAAAACAATATTGCAAAAAATATCATACAATTCCTAGTACAATTCCGATTGAATTTTATAAAAAATATGATAAAAAGAAGAAAGAAGAAAAAGAAATTCAGCAAAGAATTGAATTAAGAAAATCTCAACAATTACATTGCCCTAATTGCCAAAGCACCAACATTAAAAGAATTAGTGCAACTTCACGAGTGATTGGTAGTATGATGCTAGGAATATTGAGTTCAAACATTGGTAAAACATACCAATGTAATAAATGCAAATATAAATGGTAGGCAACAAAGGAGAGTATAGTATGGCGTTAATAAAATGTCCTGAATGTGGCGCAAAAGTTTCTGATAAAGCTCAAACTTGTATTCATTGCGGATTTCCATTGTCTGGCTATATTGCTACACAGTATGTAAATAACGTTAATAAGAATACAAAATGTAATATAAATGGAATTGAGCTAGATTTGTCAGATGTCGCTGCTTATATGCAAGAATGGGAAAACGACAAAGCTATGAAACGAATTGTTGATATACTTGATCAATCAGAGTTGGATATATCAATTTATAGTAAAATTAATTTTATTGCAGAAATTATGAAAAACTTCCGTATACCAGAAACATACGAAATTTTATCAAACGAAGAATATTTTGAACAGCGATTAAAACTTGAAGCGAATAATACAACTTGTTATATTCATTATATACCATATGATTTCTCGTCTATCAAAGAACAGGTCGATAAATTTGGTGGCGTGACATTATCTGGATGTAAAACAATTCGCAAAATACAGCAATTAAATAAAAGTGAAGCCGATAACTTAATTATAGAAATCAACAAATATGAATACATTCCATTATCCTTTCCAGAAGACTTTGACAATGTGTATCCAAAATTAATTATGGATAGGATTTTAGATGATTTAGCAAATAGATATGATGAAATGCATCCAGAACAAGTCGAGCCGTCAAATTCACAAGAACCAGCCCAAAACATCCCGCACTGTCCAACCTGTGGATCAACCAACATTGAGAAGATCAGTGCAGGAAAAAAGGCAATGGGATTCCTTGCAGTTGGTTTCTTGAGTTCAAATGTTAGAAAAACATATAAATGTAATAACTGTGGTTATAAATGGTAAGGTAAAAATACAAAAGAGAATATTAAAGAAGGGAGGATTGAGAGTCCTCTCTTATTTACTTATTAAAATCTAAATAATATTTTTCTAATAGTCTTTATAAAATTATATAGATTATCTGTTTGAAAACGCATGTTCTATTAAAATATTATAATTAATAGAATTATATAATAAAAGACCCTAACCATTAAGATTAGGGTCGCTTATTGATGGGTTCGGTTGAATACTTTAACACAAAATATTGCTATTTTGTAAACGACTTTCTACTGGAGTACACCAGCGCCTTCATATTCTCGATCCCATTGATTTTATTATAACTACTTATATATAACATGTCAAGTAATTTTTAAAAAATTTATGATAATAGTTTAAAACCGAACTTACGTTTGTCACAATTAGCTTTATATAATGTTCTTCTAACATTAGATGAGAAATTTACGTTTTTAGGTCTAAAATTTGCGACATATCTACCTAAAGTATTAGGTACAAAATCTGCTAATTGTAATCCTGTATAGTTAGACGCTTTCGGAATAAATACTATTTCTTTAATATGTTGTTGTATAGTATTAGGAGAATAATACATTGTACCTAAAGCTTTTAATTCAAAAATACGTTGTTGTATAGCTATATTCTGGCACGGTTGCATTGATTCATAACAGATAGACCCTATTGCGTTATTCTCAATTAAAAACATACAATAATGCTCAATTAATAATTGAATAGCAATTGTAAATTGATTATTTATATGATCTTCGCCATAATCATTAGTTAATTGTTTTTTATCCAAACAGACTCCTAATGTAGTAATATTTGACTTCTTAAATATTACAGAAAGTTTGTTATATAATGAAATAGTATTTCTTTTTGATTTAAATATTTTATAATGTTCTGGAATATCTGGATTTCTACGTTGAGCGGCAGTAATATCTTTTTCATGCAATATATATTGTTCTGCCTCGTCGTTCTTCCACATATCGACTTTAATTTGTTTTAATTTTTTGTCTATATCATCATATTCATTATCTTGTATAATGACACCACTCATAATAAAATATCTTCTCGATTTATCAAGTTGTGAAAATGTTTCACTTTCATCAACGTATAGAGTATATTTATCCATTTTATTTATACCGCCTTATTTTGTAATCATTTATTATTGTAACATTTATGACAAATTTCAACAATAATAATTTACAAAATACTGTATAAATTTGGTATAAAACACACTATTTCAGATTATATTTACCAATTATAACTTTTTTAAATCCATTGATCACTTCATCAGACCATTGCATCGAAATTACATTTTTCAGTGCTTCGACGCTTGATGCGATCCTACAATTCTTATGCTCTAAAATTTCTTTATCTAATTTCTTATATTCCATATATACCTCTCAATATCGTAGAAATAACCATTGCTACCATAAATCAGCTTATTGCAACAAATTATTGACAAAATAATATCTCTGTATTAATATAAAAATATCCCATATAACTTATTTATCGTCAAGTTATACGGTTAAGTTTACAAGAAATGCAACGAGTTATCTTCCAAGTTCGTCATTGCATTTCCAAAGGATTTGCAGTCTATTAGTTGCCGTAAGTGGTTTCTGATAGACTGTTTTTTTGTTATTGACATTTCAAGATTCCAATGATATTATGATAATAGAAAAAGGTGTTACTGATAACGGTTCGCCTGATATTTATACGTTTATTAAAATAACCGCTTACTTACCAGGTGAGGCGGTTATTTTTCTGTAATAAAAAAGAAGTTATTTGGTAGGCGTCGCCTCTCCTACATCTCTTTTAACCCATAGGGTGCGTGGTTGCAACGAATTTTACCACCTCAAATAACTTCTTGATTATATATTCAATTTATGTATATTTATCATATCACAAATGCATTCGACATTCAACCAATTTGCTTTTCAAGATCGTCAATTCGTTTTGACATATATGCTTTTTGTCCACCGCTCACTCTTTTTTCAAGAGTAGTACGATCTAAAATAACCTGTTCTTTTAATTTTCTAATATTATAACAATCTCCAACATTAGAAATATCTTCGGATGCTAAACGATCATGTAACTGTTGTAATCCTTTCTCGACTGACTTATAACGAGATATTCTTTTAGCAGATTCATATTTGAATTCATCATCAACATAACTTTTGAATTCAGAATACAATGATTTGATTTCTGAAACATCTGCGTTTCTAAAAGTCTTAATGGTACATTTTGTACTAAATTTAATCTCATTCTTTACATAATCGATATCTACATTTGGAGAATCAGCAATGAACGCCCCATGTTTTCTGATGGATGGAATAACATCTTTGGCAAGCCACATTTGAAATTCTTTTGCTTTATCATTAGATGCTTTCATTCCCAAAAGATAAAATAGTGTTTCTGGGATAAAATCATCTTTCCCCACAAGTGGGGAAAATCCAATATCCTTAATGTAAGAATTTAATCTATCCCATTTTACATACTCTTTTCCATATTTTATTCTAGTCCATCCAAATCCAACAGCTGTATCTTCAGCATTCATTGACACACTACCGTCTGGGTTTAAAATTGTTCTGACAGACATTCCATTGTTATCGTTTACGAATTCCATAATTTCTAAATTATCTTTAGTGTTGATCATAATATTTTTTCTCCAGTTCTCTCAACTTTCTAACATTAACAGTTTAAATAGAGTAGAGCAGTGGATGCGTATGAAAGTTGAGGAGAAAATGAAGTTCCGCTCGGCAGTTAATTACTCTGCCTGTCCACTGCTCGATATAATAAAGAACGGTCATGAGTCGTTCTTATTACCAAAATAAGTTCCTTACATTGGTTAGTATAGAAATAAACTTGATTTTAGCAACCTTGTATAAAATAAGACACAATTCGCCAAATTGCCAATCTTCAAAAAACCTTATAAAATAAGGACTTTTTGATAGTCGTTTTTTACATAAAATTTGAATTTGAATTCCCTGCTTAAAGATGAAATATCTCTGTACGCAAACGATGATAGCAGGTAAAACATCGACATTAATTTACACTTTTGGGCTATACATTACCAGACAATGATCATAAGGTCGTCATTATCTGTCAGGATCGGTAGTCTCTGAACATCCATTCTTATTGAAACATCTTAGCTACTGTGCCTTATCCCGAAGCACGTTTCTTATGCGGTAGTTTACCGATATCTTCCTATACGGTAAGAATGTGTGCGGCTGATTAGATACAATCGTATAATACGATATGAATATCAAATTCTTAAACTATTCCGTCTATTGTTGCCAATTCCGTTTCAGTTTTGATATCCTTTTTCGTTCCAGCAATTACTCCTGATACGTGTATTTTAAAACCCCGTATCCTATATATTTGTCCAAAACACCATTTCTGTTTCTTCCTTATATATAGTAGGCTCACTGTCACCCTAATGATTTTGCGATAGGGTCAACCTAGGTTTTTAAAAAGTTTAATGCCAGCAAAGCCAGCGGCAGCAGTTTGCAATAATCCAAAACTACTTACTAATTTATTAACTACATTAAGAACATTTGATAGTAAAGTAATTCCTCCACCAAGAAGGTTTTTATCAGCAAATGTTGTTGAGATAGATTGGAATGAGTTTTTAAGATCTTCTGTTCGTCCTTCCAAACTATTCTCATAAACTTTGTACTTTTTGTCTGTAGATCCAGCAGAATTTTCGGATACTTTCTCGTATTCTTGAGCTTTACCGTAATTGCTCATAAGGGTAATGAACTCATTCATATGATGTGTGCCAGCGAAAGACTGTGCGATTGCACGTTGAGACACGTCACTATAATTATTCCAATTGCCAGCAACTTCATCAAGAACATCACCAAAATTACGGAACTGATCTGTTTTGTCTCGCAGATTAATACCTTCTCCACGCAAAACAGTTTCCACGTTACTAAGATCCTCTCCGTTATTCTGGTAATCTTTTAATCTTGATAATTTAATATTACCCATACGTGCAAAAACAGCATTTAATCCAGTACCAACGGAACCCATACCTTCCTGAGTTACTTCACCGATTGTGGCTAAATACCCAAGCAATTTATCCATTGAGATTCCAGCAATTTTTGCTGTATTTGCAACTTCTGACATACCTTCTGCCAAACCACCAACATCAGTAGCAGAAGCCATATCTACAGAACTTAATTTATCTACGATTTTCAAGGTATCTTCGGCACTTGTAACACCATAACCTTTTCTCGCAGAAGTTAAATACTTTGTAGCATCTTCAGATGATAGTCCGCCAACCTTGCTCAGTTTAATAGAACTTTCGGCAAGCTTATTAGACTTTTCAACACTTTGCCCCTGTTTCATCCACTCAGTAGAAGAAGCAGCAACATCTGTACCAGTAGCCTTTAATTGATGCCCCATATTTGAATATGTTTTCATCAAATCTTTGGCTTTATCATTGGATACACCAGTAGCCATCTGAAGCTGAGTCATTGCACTATCTACATCATATGTATTTTGCACCATTTCTTGTGCTTTGTTCATACCAGATTGCAAGATGCCATATGTTCCTACGAACTGAGAAATCTGACTAAATCCACGCTTAACTTCTGAAAACATTGAATTTCCAGTCAATCCCCTTGCAGAAATTTCAGACTGTATTTTCTTAAAGTCTTGATTTGCTCCTTGTAATTCACCTTTGGTTGTTGCAGACTCAGACTTCTTTGCAATATCTTCTAAGACATCGCCGTAATCCTTTGCAGCTTTTGTATTGTTCTCTAAATAAGTTCTGATCTTATTTGCTTGGATACTACCTTCACCAGGATTAAGTGCTTTTGTTTGAGTTGAATTGAGAATCTTCATCTCATTATTTAGTTTTTCATATGATTGGATTACTTTCTCATTCTGTTTAATGATCGCATCCTGATTAGCGTTTGAAGGATTTGTTTGGTATTGAGTATGTAATTTTTGTAAATCTTGTACATTCTTTTCATATTCCTTAAAAGATTTACTTGCATTTTTATATTCTTGAGTACCTGTGTAATAGCTATTTAATTTATTCTGCTGTGAGGCTAAATTAGCGTCATACGATTTATTTCCAAGATTCCTAGAAACATTTTCTACATAAGAGTCTTTTTTCTCTTGCTCTTTGAGTGCTTGATTAAACCAGTTACTATATTGTTTTTCTTGTTCTTTGTGTTGTTTATCAACTTGTTTTTGAACATCGCTCTGAAGAACTTTATTAGGAGAAGCATTTAATAAAGATAAACTACTTGCGGTGTTTTTATCATATTGTTCAAGTTTGGCGTGTGCCTCAATTAACAGATCACGATTCTCAGCGCTTCGATTCTTCTGAAAGTTGCCATACATTCTGTTTAGTTCTTTTCGCTGTTTATCGTAATCAATGACGTTCATTCCAAACTCATTGTATTCTTTGCTGTTATTGTCAACATACCCAGAAAATTGTTTTTGATATTTGCTTGATTTTGATGCAAATTTCTTGGCTTGAATGTCGGATTCAATTTTGGCAGCTTTTTCGTTTAAAGCTTTTTGCTTTGCTTGAAATTTAGCGTTGTTTTTCTCTTGTTCCTTGAGTGCTTGATCCTGCGCTTTTTCTTGTATTTTTGAAACATTTTTTGCATATTTTTTAGCGTCTTTATCTGAAATACCTTCATTTTTTGCAATGTCAGTAATTACAGATGCCATTTCCTCGGCTTGTTTCTTCTGACGACTGATAAGCCCCTTATCAATATTAGTTTCACCACTAGAATAAAACGTCCCAGAAGCATGTTTCATCTGTTTTTGAATTGCAGATTTACTATACTGTACATATGATTTTGCCTGAGCATTTGCTTGTCTTTTGATTTGGTTATTAAGTGTTGTATTTGTTGATCCGCTTGTTCCGACAGTAGGATTAATATGTACGTCCCTGTCTTTTACAAGATCAGCCAACTGAGACTCAACATCGCCCTTATTCAATATTGCTTTAATGACGGCTTGAAAATCCATTTACTCACCTCTTTCATAATTTTGTGCATAATAAAAAGAGCCTATACAAAATAGACTCTTTTAGTTCCAGTATATAATTAACAGACGGTCAGGGAATCGAACCCCGATCTCTGGTTTTGGAGACCAGTATAATTCCATTATACCAACCGCCCGTGAGAGCAATGATCAATTACTTGTTACTTGTTGTTTAACTAATTGCTGTCAAACATGGCTTAAGTACCCATGTACCAGTAGGGAAGTCATAAAGATGTGATAAAACATATTCATGTGCTTCGATAACTGAACCAACATTTACCTCTGTATGTATAACTATTCCTCCGCCATACATACTCCATTCAGCACAAATAAGTGTATAGTAATTTTTTCTATTCTCTATCATCATAACATCATCTCCTACTATATAAGTGGTGTTACGTCATAGATTTTGTTGTGTAATTGATCATTGCGAGTTTGAGTATATCATAGTAATATATTGTATGTATACAGGTATATTTTTCCAATACTATAAATCAGACAAAGAACCTTGTTTTCCTTCTTTAATACCGTCTTTTGTAAAGTATTTTCCGAAGTCATCTTCTGCGGATGAATCGTTGTAAATACCAACCAATTCCGTAGAAGACCATCCAAAGAATTCTTTGATAACATCAATCGGAATATTCTTCTTTGCGAAAGCAGTACAAGTATAATGTCTCATACAATGGTAGTAGAAGTCTACGTCCAACATCTTTGAAAATTCAGCTGTCCATTTGTCAAGATTGGATCTACGATGCCAACCATTTTTATCTTTCGTTACAAAGATATCATCAATGTCAACGCCAAGTTCTTTACGTTGTTTGTCCCATAAATCAATGTATTTTTTAACATCAACAAGGATAAATTTGTTTAACTGCTTACCTAATTTACCACGACCCTTGGTGCGAATCTTTGGCGTTTTATATAAAGCACCATCAAATTCAAGAGCATCTTCAGTAAAATAAGACATCTTCATCTGAATGATTTCAGATTTTCTCATTCCAGAATAAGCAGCAATAGCGATAGCACACGCTTTTTCATATTTCTCTTGTTCGACAAGAGTTTTTAATAAGTCATCAACTTTTTCATCTGGCAGAATCGTTTTCTCACGCACTGCCTCATTTGCAGGATTCTCAATCTTATTTACAATTTTTCTGAATCCTTCAAATTCTTCTTCCTCATCTAACATATTTTCGATATAATCAGATAAAGAAGAAAGACATGATTTAACACGTCTTGTTCGTTTAGGACTCCACCCCCATACGTTAATTGCATGATTTTGAAATTTAGCAATGTCACGTTTGGTTAATTTAGCAAAGTCCTTATTTTTATTATGTTCCAGATTCCAACACCAGAAAATATCTAAGTCATTGCGATAACCTTTGATCGTACTCTGCGCACGATCAACAGAAGCAAGGTAATCTAACCACTCATTGCCTAAATCTTTGTTATCTTTATTGACCAATGCTAGTTTTTCTGGAGATGTAATCTTGTTATATACCGTAAATCTAGCCAACGGTAAAACCTCCTATGTGTAAAATAAATACAACCACAATATATAGTGGTATTCGTAAAAATGAATCATATATATTGTGGTTGATAAGCATATAAAATCTTGGTTTTATTTTGTGAAATTTACATCAGATTTGATGTGAAAAGAAATTATTGTTTAAATCTTTTTGCAAATGCCTGTTCAGCGTATTGTTGAGCTTTTTGCTCTGTACGTTGCCAGAATCCAGAAGTTAATACAATACCAGATCCACCAGATTCCGCTTCTGAAAAGACGTGAGGAGTAGAATAAGTTCCAGTATTATAATTGTATCCCTGATCAAGATACACGGTTGCACTAACAGAATCTCCGCCACCAACAACGCCAGTTGTTCTTGCAGAGTTTTTCATCTGATATGTTCTTACATATCCACCTTGCTCTGGAGGTATTGGTTCTCCACCTGCATAAGAAGCAGTAAGCTCTTGATTGGCTGTTAAGAACGTTTTACTCTCAGCTTCGCTTACGGCATCACGCATTTCGTTCTGGATTTGTCTCCATAACCCAGCCATTGCACCCATGTTTCCCATGAGATCACCTTACTTTCTGTCAATAGAAACTACATTATTATTGACTGCATCAGCGGCACCCTGTTTAATTGCTTCAAGTGCATCAATTCTATTTTTCTGAAAATCATCAGATTCAACAACAGCTTTTGTAATGTCTTCGGCAGTAAAGTCAAAGCCATGATCTGCAAAATACTGCATCATCTTCTGAGTTACTTCTGGATCAGCTTTGGCAAATACTTCATTAATATATTCAAAAGCAGGTGCTAAAGCCACGACAGATTCTACTAAATCGTCAACACCTTCGACCTTGAAATTCACATCTTTGCTGTCAAGTTTAATATCAACCGCACTTGCAATTAACTGCTGTTTGATGTAGTCACATTTTTCATCAATTGCAGTTAACATATCTTTAAACTGTACTTTGTTAATATCATTTTCATCAACAAATTCGTCAACATTAATATCTGAAGCAAGTGTATATAATTCATCAATACCAATGCTTTCTAAATCCACGTTTCCATAAAATTTGATAATATTCATCTTGATTCCCATAAGTTTGCTCAGTGGATCATAGTCCATACTAGATATTCCGTTTTCGTCCTGAGTTACAGGAAAAGCAGAGGCTACAACGGCTTCAACGAAATCATTTGCCTCAAATCTATTTAAAGACCCATCTTCATAATGTCTTGTTTCAAAATCAATTTTACCCATAAAATTATCTCTCCATTTCTCTGTTTAACTTCTCAAGCAATTCAGATACATGATATCTGTAATTGACTTTTAATTTTCGACTATTAACAATGATTGGATTAAATTTTGCCAAATCCTTTTCGTTGAATGATTTTTTATCTATAGAAGCAATCATTCTGTCAAAATCATTGATGTGTTGAAAATATGTAGTTTCCATGTTATCTTTCTTTCTAAAATTAAATAAAAACCCTGCGACCATATTTCTGTAACCAACAAATTCTCTTAAACCTTTAATCTGATGATAATGGATTACACCTTTCTCTTCTTTGGTACGTTCAAAAGAAATAGAAGAAGTGCCAACACTTTTCAATTCCAATGCATACATATAAGGAGAGGAAAATAAGAAACAATCACAAGGATTCTTACTTGAAAATCTTAAATTATTACAACCACCAAAAGATTGTGCTTGATCTTTTAAACGATAGTAGAATATGTCTGAAGGAATACTGGCTTTCCAATTTTCTTCAAATCTCTTACCAACATTCTTTGCCAACCTATTCACCTACCTGATATTTATCGTTAATATATTTTCTATAATCAACATATAGTCTGTATGTATCTTTTTTTGGATACCAGAACGCCATAATATCTGCACGTTCAGATGGATAGACCAGAAGTGGTTGTACGCCATGTTCCACATAGAACTTAACCTGTGCCAAACTTGTAACAGGAATGAGTTTTGTGTCTTTATAGGCTTCCTGCAACTGTTCAGGCGTTGTAATTTCTGAATTCAATAAATACACCCTTTCTTTTAAAATCGTAAAAAATAGGGAAGAAAACAAAAAATCATATAATCCAAGTTGTGAACCATATTAAAGTTTTGTTCTCTTCCCTATCTTCTAACTAAAATGTAAAACTATAATATGATTACTGCAATATTTTTTCATGTTCAATATTCCAAGTTAATACACTACTGATTAGTATAAACTAACCAGTAGTGATAAATAATGTCCTTAAATTAAGCTAAAGACTTGATCTGATAGATATCTACAAATTCATCATCTGCATCTGTCATCAGGTCAAATGTGATCTTCAGTGTAATAGGATCTCCCTCAGCTGCGAAAGCTAATTCGATATTTCTCTGAGGAGTAGCTTTGTAGCAAGTGATATGTAATGGTGTTACAACTCCCTGCTCAGATTTCTGGTTGATTTCTGCGTCAACTCTGAAATCAGCTAATTCCTGATTATCGTTAATCTTAACTAACTGAAGTGTAGAGTCATTTACAATATAAGATACATCGTATTTCTTACCAACAGCAATTTCGCTATCTGTTGTAGCTGTAAATACTTTTTCTGCTACGCTTCCTTCAATCTGTGTTCCACCAACGTCACCTTTTCCGTAAACGAATAATGTTCCGTCTTTTGGCTGATCTGGTAATGTAAGTTTTCCTGCTTCTGTAGCAGTGATCGTCTTCATTTCTGCACGATCTCCACCTTCTGTGATTGTACCGTTACCAAAGATAGAGAATAACTCAAATGGATATACCTGAATTTCTGATTCAAGTGTTCCTTCCATTGGGTTAGCAAATGTTACAGCATCTCTACCTCTCTTTTTAGCTTTTACAGAATCTGCTGTAATATTTAATGTTACTGTATTAGCATAATCAACTCTTAAAGCCTTTTTGCTTGTAGCTAAGTTAGTTAACTCAAATACACCGCAGTCACGGCTTGCATATTTCTTACTAGCTGCCATTTTGTCACATCCTTTCATTAGAATTTTTAAATTTTAGTATTAAAAAAAGACCCATAAAAATAGGTCTTATTTTTCCTCTTTGAGATTTTTCAAATATGAATCTTCTTTAAAGTCACTACCTTCAGTTCCCCAGACGCTGGCATTAAGAGCCATGATTTGATAATTTCTATCAATTAAGATTCTTTGAAAATTATCATATAATTGAGGAATTGTTAACTGACCTACGTTAGTAAAATTAATACTTGGGTGGTACGCACATACAACAGAGATAATATTACCGATATCATATTTAGGATCTTGCTTATCTAAGTTTTTCCCACGAGTACGTTTAGCTTTTGCCTTATCACGTCTACGCTGCATTTGGATAACAACAGGATCTTTTTGCTTTGATAATTCTTCGGATACTGTGCGTTCATTATTGATATTTGAAATTTGCATCAGAATATGTAATACATCATCAAAGATTTCTCGATCAATAACCCCGACAACCTGTGATTCGATTTCTCCAGTTTCTTCGTCCTCATGTGTTTTTAAGATCTCAAATCTTTTTTCTCTTAATCTATACACAACATCTTCAACAAAATAAAAACAAAATGCTCTCACATAAATCCGTATAACATCTGTGTTTTCTGATACCAAATCAAATAATTTAACATCTGTTCGTTCTTCATAAGGTAATGCCAAAAAAGCATCATATTTATCTGGCAGGAGAGCAGAGTAGTAGCTATCTACTGTCAATGTCATATAACTAGCATATTGCATCCATAGCCCTTCACCAATTCTCCTACGATCACTGATTTTAGGTGGCTGAATATGCCCGATTCCAACAGGTATTGGTTCGCTTGACAGTAGCTGTGAATAAGTAAGTTTTACGTCACTCACTTATAAAGCAACTCCATATTTATATCATCAATCCGATACACCATTGTCCTGCCATAAAAGTTAGTGTTCGGCTTAAAAGACTGTAATTGGCTTGTACGAGTATCTAATCTCATAGCCCCGATACCAAATGAGTCTTTTATTGATTCGTCAGTTAGGGCAAGATTGATTGCTTGGCAGATCATATCTAAACGATTGCCAGCGTATCCTTTTTCACGCCATTCTGACTTTTCATCATCATCTAAATCAATTACATCTTTTCGGGCAACAACATTGATTACCAATGTGTAGTCAAGAATAGATGAACTGGTATTTACATATGTTTCCATTAAAATCATTGATCTTGCATCTGTAATTGTTTCTTCCATATAAGGTGTATCCTTGCAATGACCAACGAGAGATACGTCTTTTAACTGTCCATTCAAGTTTTTTTTGATTCGACATCCAAACCAATTATCTTCATATGAATAATCGTCATTGTCTAAGATAGGCATTACTAAATTTGTTAAATCTTCATTTGTCAGAAAAATATTGCCTACAACGTCTTTAATAAGACCAGATAGAACAAGAGGATTATCCATCATCTCATCAGTTTTCCTCATTCCATCCCTCCTAAATCAAACTCTCTACAGATACTTCGGTAGAAGCGGTAGAAGAAGTATTATCTTTTGCAGATAATTTCAAAGTAAAAGTGCGTCCAATTAACCCAGAATCAGAAATCAAAATAATCAAATTTGAACCAGTTTCTTCTATATTAATAGAGTCTTTGAAATCACATTCAATATTCCATTGAGGTTCCTTGTCTACTGTATTACCATCGTTATCTTTAAAAGAAGCAGTAAATATAGATTTTTTACCTATATAAACTTTCTTGTAACGATATTTAATAGTAGCAGTACAAGTCTTCTCAACAACAGGGGTGTCTGGGACATCTGGTTCCGTAGGTGTTGGATCAATAGGTTTTTCTTCAGGTTTTGTATCTGGTTCAAAATAATCAGCAACCCATACTTTTGTACCATTATCTAATGTGATGTACTTATCGGCTTCTGTATTTTTACCAGCTTGTGCTAATGTGATATAACACAATCCTTTTGATCCATAATTATATGGAGTATTATCATTTTGGCTAACTTTATAGCATGTTGGGTTATCCATATTTTTGTCTAAGAAAATTCTCTTTGGAGAATCAAGTTTGACTGTTTCTTCGTTACACTGCATTTTGAGCATATGTTGAGTTGATCCAACTCTCATATATTGTCCAGATTGTTCTCCACTATTGTACTGTGTCGTATTTAAATCAATACACCACTGAGAACATAATTTACCACCTTCGTTTAGCCAATATATATTCATGTTACATTTCTGAAATATTCCACGACAATATAGATCATGAAAAATAAAAGAGTGTATGCACAAATAAATTCCATCGGATAACGTAACATAATCTCCGATTTCAAAACGATCATCATTTTCAATAGTTTCGATTGTAAGTTTCGTATGTGACTCATCAGTTGTTCTTACATCGAACACACGAGGAGATTTCACAAATGGCTCACCGTTTAGTAAAGCGTTATCTTCCCTATCTACTGCTAGATTATATAACGACTCTACCTGTAATCGTTTTGTACGTTTCATCTCTTCTCTGGGATTAGATTTTTGAAATTTTCTTGATAATTTATATGAAGCCAATGGCATATCAATCACCATCCTTCATTTTTTGCAAAAGAGCACAAGAGGTTAGAACACAAGAACGAACTTCTTTGTGCGTAGAAACGGTTTGTAAATGACAAAGATACGAAAGAATTTCAATAGAAATTTTACTATCTTTGTTTAACATAATTAGAAATCCATTTGTTAAAGCTATAAGATTTCCAATCTTTTTATTCAGCTCAATATTACTACAATGTTCTTCATACAATGGTAGAACTGAATAAATTTTGCTTGTTAGAACATCTATGTATTCATCAATTTTTTGTACTGAAATGGTTTTTATATATTCCATAATTACCCCCAGACTTTTTCATTAGCGTGATATCCGCTTCTTGTGACGTTCCAACTAATTTCGTCTTTCAACGTAATTAATGCATTGAGTTTGGCTTCCAGATTATTTTTTTCTGCGAATGTCTTGAAGTCTCCGTCTTGTAAATGAAGTTTCATTTGTAGAATATCAAATGTCTCTTTCTGTAAATACCCTATCAGAATATATTTTGCAAACATTAACTGTTCTCCATCTGTTAGAAGAGTAGAGAAAGACATATTTTCATCATCTCTTGTTGTGTCAATTGATGATCCTGCAATTTGCAGTTCTCCAGACGCATATTTGAAATAAGGTAAGAAAAATAAAATCATTGCTTTATCACCAGAAGAATCGTCCTTATCTTCTGAGTTCTGTATTGCGTCATCATAAATTGAATCTAATTCATATGACTTCATCAGTGCCAAAACCAACTCAATAATATCTGTATAAGGTGTTTTGTCCATATTACACCTCCGAATTACTTCGCAGATTCATCAACACTTCTCATATCCATTGCTAATCTTAAAATATCACATGGTTTCTTACAAACACGACCGATAGCACTTACTTTATTCATATCTACATATTCATTATTGTTAATTTTCTTAACAAGTAAAGAGATAATAGATTCCTGAATAGATTCTGTAGTGTTAGCAACCATGTCTGTAACATGATCAATATCAAATGATAAAATATTTTTGATTGTATCTAATGTTAAGAAGTTATTGTAATATTCATCTAAATAATTATTATTAACAACATCTTTGTCACAAATAAAAACCGCACCGTCCTCAATAAATGATCGGTCGTTGATAATAATATTCTGTAAGTCCTGATATGTAACAGTAATAGCACTTCCAAACTTGTCGATTGTAAATTCTTTGCCACCGCTTGGCTGTGTTTTGAGTACAACTGTACCATCAGTTAACGAAACAATTTTAATTGGCTTTAATGGATTGATGTCTGTATATTCTGATTCAGAAACAGAATCAAGAGATTCTTGCATTTCTTCGTTTTTCTTTTCAATCTCAGTTTTTTCAGCCATTAAAATTTTCATATTTTCCATCATTTCTTGCATCTGTTTCTGTAACTGTGCGTTTGATTCCTGCAAGTCTTGATTCATTTTAACCAAATCATCTTTAGTACAATTAGAAGTTGATTTTCTAGTCGTAGATGTTTTAGCTGTTGTTTTGGTAGATTTAGTCTCTGCCATTTTTAATCGCTCCTTTATTCAAAAGAGAGGATCTATTTTGACCCTCTCAACCATTTTGTTATGTTAACTTAATTTAACAACTCCATGTTTTGCATTTGTGATAAGTCCTGTAGCCCATCCTTTATGTAATGAAGCATTCTGTGTTAAATTTCCATTAGCAAATTCGCTATCAGAAATATATAATCCTTCATCGTCAAATACAACCTGTACTAATTTCTGGAGTCCAGGAGATACAACATAGATGTATTTGTCATCAATTGCAAAATCATAATCAGCAGATGTGTAATCGATAGTCTGATTAATTGCCATTAATGGAATACCTTTGAATACTGGTAAGTATCCGATTGTATTATATGTTTCACCGAGACCCATCTTTAAATACTGATCTTCTGGTAAGATTTCACCTAATCCAATAGATGTACCAAAAGCGATTGCACGAGCACCACCGTTAGCAGCAGATACTCTTGCTGCTAATTTCTGGAATGTTGCACCAGAGAATCCTGTTGCTTTGAAGTTAGCTGTTCTTGTATCAAAAGATTTCTGCATTGTGTAAGCAATGTCTACAGAAATTTCAGCTTCAATAGATAAGATTACTTTCATAGCATATTCAGCTAAAGAGTCTTCTCCAGTCATAACTCTATACAGATCAACCTGTGTTGTGATTGTATGGTTAACAGGAGTTAAAGTTTTCTCACCTGTGAACTGTTTCTGAGCATTTACATGTCTACGGCTGTTTCCGTTCACAGATACTTCAAATAAATCGTTAGATTTTAATTTGAATGTTGCAGAGTTTCCTCTACCAACAGTTGTTACATTTGCAACAGCTGCAAAATCTTCTGCTACAACATCAGGAATAACTGCATCAACCAGTTTGTTTACAACTGCGAAGAAAGCCCAGTTATATACAGGATGTGTTACTAACTGTGTAGATCCAACTAAGGACTCGTCCACATTAGCGAATTTTGCAATTTCAGCATGAGCAACTTTATCTACTAATTTTCTCTTGTCAGCCAGTGATGTATTTCTGCTAAAGATTTTAGATGTTGCAAAGTTTTCTTTTCTATAATGATTCACATATTCTTTGAATGCTGGAATCAGATCTCTGCCAGCAGATGTGGCAAATTCAATTTTTCTATAAGCCATTTCTTAAATCCCTCCTTTTATTATTAAGCTACGTTTGGTACTGCAATCAGTTCTACAGTTGGGACTCTTTCAGCACCAACAGAAACGTATTTCTTTCCTGTGATCTTGAATGTTAATAATCCATCAGTACCATCTGTTGAATATGTAGGCTTGCTGTCGCCAGCTTTGTAAATAACATATTTAGCGCCAGTTGCTTCTCCAGAGATTTCTGTCATTGCGATTTCGTCTCCGATTGAAGGCATATAAATATTGAAAGGCGTCCCTGCCTCAAATTTAATTGTTCTAGGATCAGATGTAATTCCTTTAAATACGTTTCCCATTCCGTCTGTCAGAGATGGTACGTCAGCGTTGTATACTAATCCGATTAAATCTTTTCCTTCTGTAGGAGCTGCTACCTTGAATGCGTTACGTGTTTCTCTATCTGTTGAAACTTCGCCAAGTGCAACAGCATATCCATTTTCAACTTCAGTTGTAGCCACACCAGTTTTTACATCGTTGTCCCCAGATGCAGCTGATCTTAAAATAAGAATATTAGTTGCCATTTTTGTCCTCCTTTTAGGTTTAATAGTTTTTCATTCTTTCCCAAATGTCTTCAGACTCAGGCTCTGTTTCAACTGCCTGAGTAGGGATTGAGTTTCTTAATAATTCTTTTTCTTGTACGCCTTTTTCTTGCTGGATATCATAAGCAAATGCTTTTAAGCTATTTACATACCCATCAACAGTAGAAGCGTTGCACTGTAATCCTTTTTCTTTCCACTCAGTTAATTGCTTTGCGGATAATGTGCTAGATACGCTGTTAAGAACAAGATTTACTGTTTTTGTAACATCTTCCATCTCTTTGTTATGTTTGAATTCACGAAGAGAAGCGTTTTCAATTCTCAATGCTTCATTTTCAGATTCTTTTTCTTTTAAAGCGGTTGCAAATTCAGCACATTTCTGGCTTAATTCATCGTAATCACAAGAACTTTCAGTTTCTTCTGTGTCATTTTCCTGAATATCTGGATCACTGTTCTTGTCCACATCGTCAGAGTTTTCAACAACTTCATTACTATTTTCTTCAACTGCTTGACCATCGCTTTCTGCATTTTCAACAGTCTCAGGAACTTCCTCTGTGGAATTCTCAATAACAATATTGCTTTCAACAACTTCTGTAGAATTTTCAATAATTTCTTTTTCTTCTGTATCTTTGATTTCTTTTTCGAGATCTTTTGAAGTTTCTGCCATTTCTTCCTCCTTCTCTGATTTATTTTTTTGCAATAAAATAGAGCCATTAGATTCTGGCTCCTCAATTGCATTTTTAACTAATTGTTTTTCAAATAGTTGTTTTGCTTTATTAAATTCTGGCTGCATCACATCATCTAATGTAATAGCAGCGAATTGTATAATTTTTGCTTGACACCCATCAACAGCAGGCTTAATTTTTGTATTATAAGCATCTGTTTTGCCAATTAATGTTACTCCAGTAAAAGAATATTGCAATATTTCCTCAACATTATTCTTTTGTAATTTAGAATCTAAGACATACATCTCAACCGAAACACCTTTAATACTACCATCTTTATAGAACACATCGACAATATGCTCGTAATATGTATTCCAAATGTATCCATCGACACATAAATATGTGGTAGCATTTTCTGTTTCATAAGAAATTTCTGGATTAAAAGGAATAAACCCAACTGCGATTTCCTGTGCTAGTGGACTGTGTTCATGTCCCCCAAAATCACCTTTACCATAATCACCGTTCTTGTTGTAATAAGCCAAAATAGGCTTACCAGCAATTGTATCAGCATATTTTTTCAACACATCCATACTCATGATGAAATTATGATCATTAATTTTGTCGGCACTATAAATGCGTAAATGCAATTTTGTGAACTGAGATTTCTCTACCTTTACGGGGTCTTCTTTCATTTCAACTGCGAACTTTAAAAGTTTTTTATCACTCATTTTCTATATCACCACCTTTTCTATATTGTTTTAATAATGATGCAGTACGATCATTATCAGAATAGAACCAGGTAGTTTCATCTTTTCCAAGAGGTGTAATACCATGTCTTGATAAAAATTCATAAACATCATTATCTTTAACTTTAATTGTTTTCTGTTTTATTGATAAAGGATTACGAATGAACATGTTACGCCTCCTTTTTATCTTCATTTGCACCGATATTTCTTGTCTGTTCTCCAGAATCGGTGATTTGATCATCTGATAATTTTGTTCGACCAGAAGATTTCTTATCTTCGCTTGACATCGTAGATGCTGTTTGAATAGGCGTAAAGCTTTGAGGAAATCCAAGTCCATGCATAAAATTCATCGTATTAGCTGCATCGGTAATTTGAATACCTCTTGAAGAGAATATAGCAGGGGTGATAATTCCTCTTTCCATATCTTCATTAGCTGCCTTTCTACGATCTTCACGGTCAAACATTGTTCCAACAAATTTAATTTTGAATTTATATTTATCTGTGTTTTTATTGATATGATATTCACAGAATGATGCAAATTGAGGATATAATTTTTCCATTTTTGCAGAGATTGTCTGTTTATATAAATTGATAGACGATACGTTGTTACCGCCTTGTAGAATTGCATCTGCCATACCAGATTCACGAACCATGTTATTCATCTCTGTTTCTAATAAGTTTTTCTCTGAAGCAGAAGGGGAGAAGTCGAACATTTTAAAATTCTCCAATGGTGCAGCTTTAAAATCTACGGCAGATTTTGATCCAAGATTAGAACCAAGACTTTCTTTTACAGTTGCAATAAACTTACCGAGTTCTTCAGCGCTGATCGCAAAATCATCCACTTTGTTTCCCATTTTTCCATTTTGTAGGCGTGGGACAGAAGCAAAGATGACCTTATACGCCTCAAGTTCTTTTTTGGCTTCCTCAAGATCTTTGAACTTACTTAATTTGGAATAATCTAAAAACATGTCTAATACTGGTGGAACTGATCCTGCAAAATTGTTATTGTATTTAAATACCCAAGCATCATCAGGATGCATTTGCTGATAATATACCCATCGTCCATTATGTTTCGCTAAATTTGACCCATAAGTATTTTCAGATGATTGTAAAGCATTATTAAACATAGCTTTAAAGCATGGGGCATATCCATCAATATCGACACCGCTTTGAACAAAATAAGATAAGTTAAAAGAAAAGAGGTATCCAAGATATGAATCTGCGTCAATCATACAATATTCAGCAGGCAGTTCCTGTAAATATGCATGATCATCGAATTCACGAAGTGATGTATAGTATGTATCATAATTAGAAATATTGAACATAACTTTATTAAATTCTCTTTTAACATTAAAGCGATTAAAAAAATTAGTTACAACTTTATAATCTTTTTGAAATCTTTTTGAATGATAATCAGATGCCGTGATTGGTTTTCCGTCCAATGTGTAAGGAATTGGTTCCCAATCAAAATCTAATATAGAAGACGTAAAGTCTATGAGATGTCTGTATATAGAAATCGAATTGTAATATGAATATGAAAGCTGTCGCAATTCTTGTTCGAATTGATGAGGTGCTAAAACCATTCTTTCAATCTTTTCTCTTGGAAAAATTGCGCCTTTCATATTGACATTCTTCAATGTACTATTCAGCAATTGAGGAGACAAGAAGAATGATTGTCCAGCTGCACTTTGACTATTATATGCCTGAATAAATTCTGTAACATATGATTGTGTTTGTGCATCTGTTTTATTTTTTGTTGCCACATAGCACCTCCTTCCTGTAATTTTTAAACATATGTATATTCATTAAGTAAGTCATAACCATGACTTTTATTATTGTTAAATAATGTGTATCTATTTTCTTCTTCCCATTCATAAATAACAGATAATCCATAACAAAGAGAAGTGGCTCTATCTCTCTTTTGCCCCTTGACAATACGAACATATTGAACATTTCCATGTTCAGAATAATCCATCTTAATATTGCTTAATTCACTCTGCAAGATGTCATGCTCTACATGCTGTGCGTATTGTTCCGCAGTAATCTCTCCGTTCTTATACAGAGAGTCAACTTCTTCAGAGGTTGATAGTAATTCAAGAGATCTATCCTCGAAGCATGATTTCATGTAAGGATAGAATGTTTTATGAAATTCATTTGACGCATGAACACCACGAATTAATGGAACTGCGTTATCAAGTAGAAATCCATCTTCATCATCGTCTTTTATCAATGGCGGATATTCTACTGTGTTTTTCGTTTTAGGATCTGTATATTCCCAACTTTCATAAAACATTGTTGGTAAACCTGCACCAACTCCGTTATCATCTATAACCAGTTTCTTTGTGTTAGGGAAATGTATATGAATGAGTTCTCTTAAGAAATCTCTTTGTTTATTCAAAGGTATACCATTCATGACTTTTGTATACACGACAGATTTTGTATAAGTACCATTTGGTCTCATTTTCAGTTTGATAACATGAGTACATGCGTTATCCGAATTCTTTTCATTAGATACAGCTACGTCATGGGTGATGACATAGATAGATTGAGATTTTCGAGGTTGATCTGATTCGCCATATTCAAGTTTTCTACAAGGCATTGTAAGTTCATATGGGTAATAACTTTCTCCGCTGGAACCAACGAAAATTCCCTCATATTCATAAGCGAATTTGTCTTTTGTCATAGAAGGTTTAGATAACTCTTGCTCAATGTCTTCCATATCAAAAAGACCAGCTTGTACACCAACTTGATAAGGGAAACAAATTGCAACATACCTCTTGTTCCCAGAGCACATTTGCTCAAAATGATATTTAAATCTCTTGTATAATCCGCTTGTTTTCAGATAAGCAGAAGAGATAAAAATAACTTTACCCTTTTCATTTTTGTGCCATTTTAAAGCATTTTGACGTTTGGTTTTTGTCATAGGAATCAAAATTGTTTCAATGATATCATCTTTAACCAGACGAGCTTCATCAATCAATAAATAATTAAAACGCCAGGAACGAGCAGATTCTCCACCACGATCTTGTGCAACAGTAATGGCACGAATTTCACCGCCACCATTAAATTCAACATAACAATCATCAGGAGAAGTATGAATTGGCATAACTATCTCTTTTGCGATAGTTCCATTCTTGATTAACTCACCCTTAATTTTCTGAATAATTACGTTTCTAGCCTGTTGGTTACTTCCTGAAGCAATTCCACATTTGACATTTGGATATAATATCGAGATGCAAATATAGAAGACGGCTACGATCCATGACTTACCGAGTCCACGACATGCAATCAATACTGACATTTGCCCTCTTGCCATTGCTCTCAATATAACTCTTTGAAAAGGAAAGAGTTCAATCCCTAAAATATCTGTTGCAAAATCATCGATGTAATACCGATAATAAGAAAAGAATTTTGTCCATGCTTCGTAATCTATGGTATCTTCTGAAGGATCTATATCTTGAACTCCCAATTCACTGGCTCTTTGAGCCATACGTTTGTTCACTTCATCGAAGTCTATATCTAAAATATCCATGATATTTACCTCTTACAGTGATTTTGTAATTGTACTCAAATAGTCAATTAATTCATCGACAGTATCTTTTTCCATCGGATGATATTCAGGAATCCAGTTATGACTTTCTACCATAGCACAAACTTTTGAGAAGCTACTTGCACCAACATCATTTACACTTCTGGTACTTTCGCTGAATTTGGCAGACTTTGACAGTGTGTCAAATGCCTCTCTGGCAGCCTTATACTTAGCGTCTGCCCCTGCGACGTTGTTCATCATATCATCAAAAGTCTTGTCCATCTGAAGCGACGCTTTTGCAATTTTCTTTGCGTAATCTCTATGATTTTCTGTAACGATTTTATAATCTCTTTCAAGTCCAAGATAATAATTGTCAAGATAATCTATATCTTCCTGCGTGTATTCCCCACGCCATTTCTGGCTATAGATTTTAGAAAAGGTTTTTTGAGAAGTATTAGAAGTTTGTTTCTCTTTCTTTTTTTGAATTGATTTTGTATTAGATTCTGCTAATTTTTCAGCGTATGTCCGATCTTCTGTATCGCTATCAGCATATGTTTCTTTTCTTAACTGTGGCAAACTTTGAATATTTTTCATATACAACTGAAAAATTTTTTGTCCGTAATCATCAACGTCCCCATTTAAAGATTGATTTTTTCTTGATAATTCATCTCTTGCAGCATTGATATATTTGATATGAAATGGTTTATCGATTTGGCGTAAAACAGATTTGCATTTGTTTTTATCTAATCTGCCATCAGAATCTAATACGTTTTTGAATATACATTTTTTACACCAAGGTACTAGGTGGTCTGCGTGTAACGGTGAATTACTTGAATAAAACTGTCGTACAGAAATATCTTTATCGCAAGCTAAACATTTTTTCTTTTCACATTTACCTATTGTTCTCACCACCTTGTTAAGTAATAGAGAGTAGCACTGTGGCTACCATCGTCATTTTATAAGTCCAGCAATTCTATCAATACACCTAACCCGACAAGCGTATCAATAACTGAATCTGTTTTAATTTGTTTTGAATCTAAATCACTGACATCACCAGTAGTAAAATCATCATCTTCATCATTATATCCATACAGAATAATATTTGAATCATCATAGAAATTTAACATAAATTCAACAACATTCTGTGTAATATCATTCTGATATAGATAAATAGAAGTTCCTTGTAAAGAGTCATTATGAAACTGATCATATAAAAATACTCTTAGACTTCCATCATCAAACATTTCTAAGCAATATAATGCATGATCTTTTTCCATGCTAATTTTTCTTGGAGCAAAATCTAACTCCGTCATTGCCAGTGATAATAAATGGCGGATAGTCATATCATCCGCCACAATATCTACGCACATATCACCGTCTTCCAACTGATCGTCGACTGTAAATAAAAGATCGATTTCGTCTTCGAAATCAGTGATTTGTAGATCTTCATATTTGTTATATTTTTCTTTATACAAGAACTCACTTCCTTACTGTGCCGCTACAGCATCTTTTAAAGATTTAGCCGCTTTAAATTTTGGAGCTTTCTTAGCAGGTACTTCCATCATTTCACCTGTCTGTGGGTTTCTACATGTTCTTGCTGCACGTTCAACAACTTCAAATGTTCCTAATCCAGAAACACGAACTCCACCTTTTTCGATTGCTGTTGCAATTCCTTCAATAACACGGTCTAATTCGATTTTTGCTTCTTTCTTAGTAATTCCGTTTGCTTCTGCAATAATTTCTACTAATTCTGTTCCTTTTAACATAATAATTTCTCCTTTATTCTTTGTAATTTTATAGTTTTTATCACGATTTCTCAGTTTAGAGAAATCGTAAATTGTTAATAATTTCTTATATTTCTACGGCTACCCACTTTTGAGTACCCGTAAATCATTTATAGAAATGGAGCAGAAGAAGTAATATCCTCTGCTCATAATAGGCAGTCTGTCCGACCTGTTTTGAGAGATTGATCCTAAAAAAGACTGCCGAAATGTTAATTTAATTGCATCTTGAACGATGCTGTATGCCCATCATGTTCTGTGAACTCAAATAGTTTGCAAGCACTCTTTGACCCTTTAAAAATACTGTCTGCATAAGGATCGCTACCTACAAAACTTGGGCACACTAAAATTTCCTTATCGCATGTAATACCTTCGCTGAGAGATTTTTCAAGCATTCCATGGTAATGACCAACCAATAAGAAGTCAATATCTTCGTTATAAATAGACTCCATATTTTGAATGGCACTATCAATTCCTCTTAAGGTATGTCCATGCATTGCAACCATATTAAAGCCAGCGATAGGAATGTGGATACAATCAGATTCCAGATCAAGATGTACTTCAACACGATCATTATTTGCCAAACATTCATTGATGTAATTACCAATAATATACTCAAAGTCTTCCGCACATAACTCAGAAGCTCTTGTTCCTATAGGTCGTGTTTGGCTATGATTGCTTCGACCTACGCAATAATATTCAATTTCAACATATTTGGATAATTCATTTAAGAAATGTGAAATGATTTTTGAAATATCAACAACTGCCTTAACAACGGCAGAATCGTTTAATTTAACGTCAGTAAGACGTAAGATGCCCTGAATATCATCACCTAATGTGACAACTTTGAGCTTAGAAATACCAAGCCTATGTACCAGTGCGATAGTTTGAGATAATAATTTCTGAAATCTTTCAATGCAAATCTCTGGAGAATATTTATTATTAATACTTTCAAATACTGCATTGTAATGGATATCTGCGATAGAAAGCACATATCCTTTAGATTTATCTTCAACTCTCAGAGGTTTGAAGTCTGGGTTTGGTAGCATCTGAATTGCTTCAGCTACATATTCATTGAATAATTCAAAACGGCTTTCTTGACGAGAAATGCGATTTCTCTCTAAATTAACTGTCTGTAATTTCTGTCGTTCCTTACGAATTTTCTCATATAATAACTGATCTTCAGACTTTTCATCATTTTCAGATTTTTGCTTACTACGAAAATAAGCATCTCTAAATCTACCACCGAATGGAGTAGAAGATGACTTGCGAATTGTATCGCTTGCACATTGTACATGATATTTTTCTTTAATTTCCTGCCAGTCGATATCAACTACACCATCAAGTTTTGAGTCAATATCTGCACAGACAGCCTCATATGTTTCTGGAGTTAATCCGATTTTACTAATTCTTGTTCAAAATTAATGCTGATAAATCTTCACTCCAATCTATTCTTCATCAGAAGGTACGTTTAATTCCAGATCTTCATCAGTCTTTTCTTTCATCTGAAATTCACCATATTTTCCATCAAAGTCTTTTAATAAATCTTTGAAAGATACATTTCCTTCTTCTGTTTCAATAACTCCTTTTTCGATGTCTACATAACCTGCCGCCTTAACTGTGACAGTAGTAGATTTTTTATAAGATAAAGCTTTCGCCATATTCATTCTCCTTTGCTCTGTTAAATTATTTTTATGGTTTACAATTATTTTTTTGAAAAACCTCTACACACTTGACATAAAATGTGGTATAGTGTATATAGAGGAATTTTTACAAATAAAAATTAAATAATTTCGTCTACAATTCTAAGACGAAGCATCTCATCTCTATAATGAAATTTTCAAACTTGAATTTGCAATAATAACACGTGTGCTTTTGCATTTCTCTTCAAGTTCAGAAGTTAATTTTTCTTTTAGTGTCAACTTTGCTTTTTCTGATCCGTGATGTAGTACAATTCGATTTGTATTAATGGAAGAGTAGTAGTCAAGAAGCTGATAGAATGGAGCATGTCCACTAAGAGATTTGAGTGAGAAACTTGCACATCTGCAAGTATATTGTTTGTTATCTATAGAGATAGATTTAACATTTTTGTCTTTAAGTAATGCAGCCAAACTTCCTGGTGTACTGAATCCTACAAATAAAACAGTGGCATTAGGATTTGGAACTGCTTTCTTTAAATGATGTCTAATTCTACCATTATTACACATTCCAGACGTAGATAATATCACGCATGGTTCATTACTATGTACTAATGCTTTACTAGATTCTGCATCACGCACAAATACCAAGTTGTCCCAATTTAGGACTTCATCAAACAATTTTAATTCATCGCCAGATAAGATTTTACGATATTCGTTGAAAATATCAATTCCTAACGGTGTATCAATATATACTTTATAAGGGAAATCATAATCTTTCATGACCTGATAAATCATTGTTGTAAGAAATTGAAGTCTGTGATTTGCGAAAGTTGGTATAATTATCTGTCCATGCATTTCGCATACCTGTTGTGTGATAATAGAAAATAATTTTTCGATATCATTATTTCTTTCTTTTTGTCCAGTTTTTAAATCTGGGCGATCTCCATAAGTTGATTCTCCAATGACTAAATCTGCATGATCAACAGGAGTAAACTTATTGACGTAATAATTATGTACTTTAGAATTTCCAATATCTCCTGTAAACAACAAAGTCTTTTCAACATTGTTCTGTTTGAGATACAATAAAATTTGTACACTACCAAGCAAATGTCCGTTTGGAATGAGCATAAATGACAAAGTATCATCAATAACAATTTTTTTCATCACAGGATATTCAGAAACATAATTCATTGTACGTTCTACATCTTCAATAGTATACAATGGATCATAATTCTTCCCATGTTGATTGTTAATTAATTCTATATCTCTTTCAATGATATAAGCAGAATCTTCAGCCATTCGATGCATAATTCGATAATTGTCTTGTGCGACAATCATTTTTGCAGAACATCCCTCTTTATATAATCTTGGGCTTAAAAATACGTGATCCGCATGGAGATGGGAAATAAAGATATAATCAATGTCTTTTGGCTTAAATTCTTTGAACCTTCTCTTATTTACAAGAAAGTCATCGTATTTACTATTTGACTGATGTAAGCCAGCATCAATCAAAATGTTGTGAGTATCTGTTTTTACATAAACCATAGAACCAGTGACATCCATGGCAGCAGGTTCATCTACAAATGATACTCTAATATTGTTTTGTTTTTTCTTCATAGAGAACACCTATCTTTCTCTATACTTCTTTAGAGCTTTCATTACGCTTCTTTTCTCACTTGCATAGTAAGTAGGATGTCCAGAATACGTCTGATGAATATCAGATTTGTCCTTGAATCCTTTTGAGCGAAGATAGAAAGCTTCATTTTTGGTTATCTTGATGATACAAGATCCCTCCATTTCTTAAAATATTTCCAGTGATGCTTGACGCTGCACATGGCAGTCGTCGTACATATTTACTGGATTTGGAAAGCTGCCGATCAGACTTGAACTGATAACCTGTCGCTTACAAGGCGACTGCTCTACCAATTGAGCTACGACAGCAGAAAGGAGTAGCGGATGAATTAATATCCACCCACTAGGTGCTAACAATGAAAAAATCTTTGTTGAAAAAAGAACTGACCACCAAACAGCTCTTTGATTGCACAGGTAGGATTTGAACCTACGATTCCCTGAACCCAAATCAGGTGCGATAGCCAAACTACGCCACTGCGCAATGTTGGTAAGGACATTTACGTCCCTACCTGATTGGAGATAGTTATGTCAATAACCAAAATGAAACCTAGAAAAATAGCAGAAGGTGGATTTGAACCACCGATCTTCAGGGCATGAACCTGATGAGATAACCAAACTTCTCTATTCTGCGACAGGGATACCTAGAGTCGGACTAGGATCGAGACAGTCAAAGTGTCTTGTGATACCGTTACACCATATCCCTTTGGGCATTTTTATATAAATGCAATTCCTACAGCTGGATTCGAACCAGCGACTTTCATCTAATGTTATCCTTGCTGTGATGACCCTCTACCAACTGAGGTATGTAGGAAGTAAAACTGGCTAGGCAAGACTCGAACTTGCAACCGCACGGTTAACAGCCGTGTGCTCTACCATTGAGCTACTAGCCAATGAAACTGACATGACAGGAGTTGAACCTGCAACACCAACGTCCGTAGCGTTGTGCTCTGTCCAATTGAGCTACATGTCAATAAAATTCGACCTCAATCCACATAGGATTTTGAGGTACTTTCAAGGCGAATAGAAGTGATGAACTTCCTCAGAATATCAGTAGAGGTATACGTTTCTGATACTCACTAGCCATCAGGGCGTTCGCATATTCTTTGATCTGCGCATCGTATGCATTTCAGATCTAATCGTCCGTGTTGAGGGAATCGAACCCACTCGAAGCGCAATGCTACCAGTTTTACAGACTGGTTCGTCTCCTTAACGGTTTAAACAGGGATATAAGCCCGTGAGCTCGAAAGACATCACAGGACAACCTAACGCTGCGACAAGGATTCGAACCTTGAAGCCACCATGGCACATTAGTTTTCAAGACTACGCCGTTATAACCATTTCGGTACCGCAGCAAAAGCGTACAGAGTGGGCTACGACCCCACGTTACATGTATTCGCATGTAAACCTAATTAGCAGTCAGGTGCCTTAAACCAACTCAGCCATCTGTCAGAATAATAAATGGAGGCTCGGTAATTATCCGAGAAAATGTCCACAGTCGGTAGACACTACCTTGTGTGTCCATGAGTCACCGACTTGTCATTTATGATTTTGTATGTTCATCGAAAGGCGTCCAACATATTCGGAAGTAGGTGCTAGCACCTTCTTTAAGTCCTATGATGCATGAATTCATACAGGCTCGCAACAACCTTTGACTCTAAACGTATGAGTCTTCGCATCCCTATGTTTTGCATGGCGTCCCATGCTCACCAAAATATCTTCATTGATGCCCTATAGGCGATATTTCTTACGTGTGATAAAATTAGCTTTTTGTTACTTTATCACATATACTTTACGATACTTTTTGCCGAATCTCTTGACCTGTGAGTGAGAAGAGAAGTACATATCAATATGTTTTCCTCTTACTCCGCCACCAACGTCCTGAGCGATATACCAGTGTCCGTTGATTCTAACTTTAGTACCTAATTTAATTTTTCTCCTATCAACTGATATGGTTCTGCCTTGTTTTGCTCTGCGACCTGAAGCAGTTCGGTTTCCCCAACCGCCAGAACACGACCGACAACCGCAGTATGCAGTAATCTTATATGTTCCCAAACATTTGACTTTTTTATTTTTCGCAGAAACAGCAGTAGACGTAATGAACCCTCCGACCGCCAGTAACATTGCCATAACTAATGTGATAATTGAAATTTTCTTTTTCATGTTTTCTCCTTTGGTTGCTTTTCAGTTTCCTCTGGAGGTCTACTATATTAATAGAACAGTTGCAAGTCTCGGATACCATCTCTGATTTTTTGTTTTTGATGACATAGACCTCGGAACTCACGGTGTGAAATTTCTTTAGCTGCAAACAGCGTGAGCATTTACACAAAGTGCAAATTGGTACTTTGAGAGTTTATCTGTTCTGATTAATCTTATCTTTCATGTTCTTCCTATTGTTGTACTTAACAAAAGTCTCGAACACCGCATAAACACTGGACTTAATGGGTGTTCGAAAATAAAAAGGAGAAGTTTTTTGGCTTTTTTTTACTAAAAATATTTTTCGAATTCGATTTCATATAATAGAACGTCACAAACTCCAGATTTTATTTTTCTATGAAGTTGAATATTATTTACATCATGTAAAAGATTATCATTTATTTTTAATTTAACTAAATTAGAATGATAAAATAAAAATTCAAATAAATATTTTTTTGCTTTTAATTTGTTGGAATCAATGTATTTTACCAATCTGTACATTGTATGTGGATTAATTCTATATTTAGACAATTGTTCAAATATTTTATTTTTTTCATGCAATATCATATTGCATTTAACATCATAAGAATATGTATACTTATCTAATTCCATTATCTGAACAGACGTTGTGAACAAACCCTCGATAGAATTTATAATAAATTTAATTTGATCTTGATATACTAACTTTTTATTATAATCATCTGGCTTAAAAAGTTCAGACAACATGATTTTTTTCTTGGATCGTCTAGCAGGACTAAAATCGTCAATTATTTCTTCAAGATAATCCATGGCAGTATCGCATGATTTATTTATTATATTTTTCTTTTCATCATATCCTTTAATTTTTGAAATAACACCTAAAAAATATGCTTGCATTTTTAGTCCTGTGTCTTTATCAAATTTGATATGTCTGTTTTGGATTTTTTTAATTTCTGCTTTGGAATCAACATCAAATTCTTTTTTTGCCTTGTCAATCTCAATACAAGACATTACGTCTAACTGACAAATATCAAAATATAGTCTTTTAAATTCTTTATCTGTAGTGTATAAATCCTGAAGAGTTTTTTTGCTTTTATTTGCAATATCCCACAATTGACTGTTTAATTGTTGAGATAAATTAATAATTTCTCCGATTAAATTATTACTTGTTCTAATATCCAAATCCGCTTGATCTTCAGGAGTATATTTGCGTTGAACTTTTCTTGCATGAACATTAGAAGTTGGAACTTTAAACACACAATAATTTTTTTTTGCTGCCTTGAGCAGTATTTTATTATTAGTAATCAGCATCTGATCAGAATCAAAATCACAACCGCTAAGTCTTTCAAGAATATTATCGTTTATGGAATTCAGACAAACGATTTCATCGGTTAAATTAAAATACGTCATAATTGAATTAATATGCTTGTTTGTTGCTACAAGAATATTACCAATAGTAACATGTGGGCTTCTACAGCATAATAATTCTTCTTTATCCGCAAAACGAGTGTTAAAAATTTCTCCTGGTTTTAAAGACGGCTTTTCATCGTCAAAAAGTCCAATTGAAAATTGTAACATTTCAAGAGGGTTGCCTAATAGAACAGAATAGTTACCATTTACAAGCACATGTCCCTTTTTTAAATTTTTACGATAAGATAGCATTAATGCTCTTTTAAATTTTTTAAACATATCAGTGCATTCAAATTTTGGGCATATATTTAACATAGTATAAATAACGTCATTCATATTCTGGGGGTCATCCATGTGTTGAGATTGACATTTGATATGATATTTCAAAACATCAATATCGGTATTTAATTTATTCATATAATCAAAAGATTGTTGTAAAAACTCTTCCATCTCAGTTTTCGATAATTGCAAAGTATTTAACAATTGATAATGTGTTTGCACCATATCTCCATCAAAAAAATGCGTTTTTTTCTCATGTTTTACAACCCCGAACATACTTGGTAAATTGTTTAGCCATTGCTCCATTGATCCGAATTTTAAATATTTTACACTATTTGGAGTTGTAATCATCTTAATTTCAGATACATCGGTTGCAAGTGTAAAACCATTCAATTGTGAAATATCTGTAATATTGTTATCTTCAAACCATTTTTGAATATTTGTATTAAAGCAACATGATTTAAAAAATTTATTTCTTAAAAGAAGCATTCCATAACAAGAATATTCCCCCATAACAGATTCATCAATCAAACTCTGCCCATCCCAAATTGAATTATGTATCTCAATTGTTTTTTCATTAGTATGAAGCCAACCGTCATCACCAATCGTTGTTTCAATCACAGTATCATTAAAAACACTTTCATAATCATCAATGATTAAAATTGATTTTGGATCGATTTCAATAACATCAATGATACTACTTGTTGGAAGAGCAATATATGCTTCAAGAGCTGCGAGATCAATTTCTTCTCCATCTTTTACTTCAAGACCACACAATCCCCATTTTTGCATATGTTTTGATAAATGTTTTTCAATGAACAAACATTTTCCAACACGGCTACTTCCTGACGATCTTTTAAATCTTACATAATCTCTACCATCACATTTAAATCCATCTTTATATAAAATATTTCTTAAAGCTGCAACATCAACAATGGTTTTGTTGGTAGAAGTTTTTAGAATATACATAATTTTATAAACAGAAGTTTCTTCGTCAAATTTTTCTTGATAGCAAAATTGTGGCGGTAAATTATCGCATATGAGTCTCTTATCTATCCATCGATCTGTCCTGACACCTATGACTTCTCCAGTTGAAGCATCTTTACAAATACAATTTTTAAATTCATTTTTAGATAATTCGTGTCCAAATTTCATATATGTATCAACTTTGATTCTGTTAAATTCTTTTACACTATAGTTAAATGTAACATTTATTACCATATTACTGTATTCTTTGGTATTGTCATGTTCATCGAAAAATGAAAAAACCCTTTTACCGATTCCAAAATTTTTCCCGTTACTGGCAACATAGTTTCTTAATTCAATTAAATCTAAGCTGAAGTCATATGTGTTAATATATTTTCTCAAATTCGGTTTAAACCCATGATCCGTCTTTCTTAGCAGAGAGTACCCTTTCGTACTCTCTTCATTCTCAGAAATTTGATGATTTGAAATATACAAATCTTTTGCATCAATGCTTGGGATTTGCAATGGATTAGTATTAATATTTTTTGTCATTCATAACTCTCCTTTGTATTCTTTTCGATGAATCGGATTGGCATCTCATCAGATGTGTTAATTTTTTCGATTATACAATTTGACAGTTCATTTGCAACGTATTGCTTCCAATTGGTATTAGGTAAAGGTTGTTTCCATTGATATAAAAAAGTATTTGTAATTTTCGATAACCCATCTGGATTAAACAAATCACTGGAAATCAAAGGAATGTCTGTATGAAAAGTCATTTCATTGCTAATATTCTGAATCTGTGTATCAATTTCATACCATGGTAAATATGGTTTCTGCGTTTTGATATCATAAATACAGTCATGGAGCACATTATGTTTTACTTCAACATGCAAATAAACCATAAATGGCTCAACTACAATATTTGCTGTCCACAAATTATTTGCCGATTTATTCAAATAATTCACGAGTTCTTCAAAAACACTATATATATTGTTTTCCATTAGATATAAAAATCTACTTTTGAAAATTTCCCATGCCTCATAAATTGAATCACGAAATTCTTCCATATCTACAATATGATTTTCTAAACGAATTTTACTTATAATAAATTTTTTGTATGTAAAAGAAATATTCACGCCTCTTGTTGAAAATTCATCAATGCTAAGTTGCAATGAATATGGTTTGCAATTAAATTTCTTTTCATATATACGTAGTGCCTCAACGATATTTTTTACCGAAATAAGCAATTTCTCATCTTTACTTATGTCTTTTTTTAGTTTTGATAATGATTTCCAAACACCATATCTTTTATCAATATCGTCAAGGCGTTGCAGGGTATATTCTATATGTTTTGTAATACGCACACGATCTGTACGAATGATTCTTGCGTCAATTAAATCGGATGTGATTAACATATAGTCATTATTTTTATCAAAAAAAGACGTCTTTAATGATGCTGTAAAATTCCAATTAGAAACTCGTATAATACGAGGAAATTCGAACGTACACTTGATAAATTTACATTGATGGTTTTTTAATACTTGTAAACTTTCAAAAACTTCGCCATAAAAAACTTTAATCTGAGATAAATATTCAATATCTCTTGAAGATAATTTAATCTTTTCTCTTGACGGATTATCATTATCATAATTTTGAAATTTTAAAATTGTTGGGAAGTAGAATGAAGTATCATTTACTTTTATTAACATACTAAGAGATGTTATTAATTGATTTACTTCATTTTGAGTAATAACAACATTAACATCTTGAAACATCTCATCAATCTGATCGGTTATTTTATCTGCCAATTCAATATTTTTATCTTGATGCACAATTAAAATTGGTACATATCCTGTGTTTGCCATTCTATTCATCACCTTCGCTTTCTTCAAAAATCATGTCTGTCATCCGTTCTATTTCAGTTCTTGGTTTTTTGAAAGCGTTTTTATGTAAACTTTCTGCCTTGATCTGGCAACAAATATCTTCCGTAATCATTTCTCTGGTAGCAGCAGAACGACACATTCCTGTACAAAACAGCACGGCACCGCCAATCAAAATCGTAGATAAAACTATCATTCTACTGCACCTCCACTGTATTTGATTTACCGCTTAGGTAATCGCCTGCACATTCAAGAAGCTTGTAGATAGTATCAGCAGATTCAATATGTATATCAAGATCGCCAGCTGTTTCAAGCTCAACTACCTGAGCCATCAGAGCAGTTCTAAGAGAATATCTCTTTGCCGTGATTTGTAAATCATCTTCAAACTGATGCCAGATTGGGAAATCTCCTGTCTCTTTGGCAATTGAAAGTGTCACTGTAAATGTTTCATCCTCTTTGCCGTTTTCATCATTATGTCGGGCAGTAGCTAAAATTTTATGCTTTCTGTGATTGATCGGAATCTCAATGGTTGTCCCAAGGCTTTTATAACTGCGCTGTGGACGATTCTTTTTCTTCATTGCCTTCTGTTCTGTGTATTTTTCTTTATTAAATTTTCTGGATTTCATTGAAAAGTCTCCTTGTTTATGTATTTGTTTAGTTTAATTATTAATTTGTGTTTATTATGTATTTCAGTAATTCATGCTTACTGTTCTGGTATAATATTCTTCTCAATCTTTCGCCAATCGTTGGGAAGAGATACCTTGAAATAAATGCCACGGGCACTCGTGCTTTCTTTGACCATTTTGCATATCAACGTGTGCTTGTGAAACCGCAGCAATTCTTTTACTTGATACCATTTAAAACAATAATCAGTGCCACCTGATTGAATATTGCTTAAAATATCGTTGATGAAAATACGATAATACTGGTCATGCGTTGGCTTATAGACTACAGAATCTGTTGTACTATCTCTTGCTCGAATACCATCATTTCTTTTTAATCTTTTCTTTGAAGAAGGAGTAGTGCGTAGTCTCTGTGCTGCAAGTTTGACTGCGAACTGTTCTTGTGTCATGTTCTCAAATGAGATACGATCAGAAGTAGCCAATAAGTCTTTGAGTTCTGTATTTAATTGTTTTGTCATGAAAATTTGTTAGATCCTTTCGTTATGTATATTATTGTTTAGTTAATTTTTAATTTGTGTTTACTTGATTACTCACAATGCTGCCAACAAAGCGATTAATCAAGGTTTTCTAAATCAGAAGAAGCATTAGTTGCTTTCCCGAATTCTCCGTAAGGTTTTAACTGTAATTTAATTTCTTCGATTTCTTTTTTATAATCGTAATTGGAATCCAAGCGATATTCTTGAGTTCCGTCATATTTATATTTATTTGTAAAAGCAATTCGACTATATACAACTCTATCAGTGCCAGGAAGAGTTTTGAATAATTGCTCATGATAGATAATCCCTGCCTCATCAAGAACCTTAACACATTTTTCAATAGTAGTTCGATGTAATCCAAGTTCCTTTCCGATATCATCATATGTTTTCACATATGTTTCTGGTCTTTTCTTTCTATTTTTTTTCGAATTAAAATCTTCTGAAACTCGCATGATAATATTGTATCTTAGATATGCTAACACGAGTAATACATTCCATATTCTGGTATTATATGGCATTGAATTCGTCTTATGTAATCGGAGCAAGTATAAGAACTCGAAGTTATAAATTATACCGTAATGTTTCTTTTGTAGGAATAAATTTTCTTCAGTGTTTTCATTCGGAACATTATATAATGTAAGCTGCTTGATTGGTGATGCAACTTTTTTAACATAGCCTTTGTCTTCAATTAATTTCATAAATTTTTTAACTTGTTCATTGATGCCTGATGAGTTGTAATTCTGTGAAAAGCTCATTTGGCGCACGAGTAAATTTGTATTATAAAGAATCGGTGGTTTTTCTGGATTCCATTTTAACATCATATTGTTTGCTAACGCCATTTGAAATAATATTCTTTTTTCTCCAAACTCTGGATTGTAGATTAGAAAATGTGGAATAACATGAAAGTTCTGTCGTTTTCCTTCGGGTTTAATTTGTTTCATAAATAATTCTCCTTTGCTATCTTGGTTATTAACTTGTGTGTAGACAAAATCTCAGCATAAGTACAACAGGTGTTGATTTGATAGACACGTCTAAATAGCTAGACAAATAATTTTTAATCGCTCAACCGACAATATTAACTATAAGAGACGTGTTATCTATATAGGACATATTACCTATACAAAACACGGGAATATAAATATTCCCTACCTATTTTTTGTTTCGGTCGCTGACGCTTACTCAACGAAAAAATTCCGTGTTCGCTGACGCTCATCTCTTTTCTCTTTTGATCTTTCATCTGTCTTGACAATTGTATTGATCATCTTTTAATTTCTCCTTTCTTTGTTTTTCATCATGTAGATCATATATGATAATTGTTTTATATTTTCTTCATGCAATGTCCGTAATCTTTTTCTGGTTATCTCATTGTAGTACAACCACATATATAATCTTGAAGATCTTGGATATAATATCTCAGAATTATCTTTCCAATAACTATGAATCTTCATTGCAATTTCTTTTCTGGTATCTGCCAACATATATTCTTTAAAAGAATATTTACACAGATTACCATAATTGATTATCTGGCATATCATATCTGGTGTGATATCTGGTGGCAAATTGAAAGAGAGTTTTGTCTCTTCATTGCAATTATGTATAAAATCATTTGTATTCTTCACGGTATATATCCTTTCTTTCTTCATTTTCTTTTTAAGCATATTGGTATTTTAACATACTTTTTGCACCTTGTCAACGGGTGCAATGAGGGAAGTTAGTCATATTTTTATCTGGGTAGAATGTAATTTTCTTTATACTGGATTCTGTACATTTAGAAGAGCTTTTCGTGGGGGAATTTCCATTCTATTGGTAAATTGGTATTGTTGGTAGTGGAAAGGTATAAAATTGATTTATGATCTCTCAGGTGTATTTTTTCATAGGAAATACCATTGTACTTTTTCACGTACAATATATGCTGGCGCAGATAATGGTCTTTTCAATGTAAAGTGTACCCCCTATGCGGTATGAGTGTGCGATATAGGTCATGTGTGCAATTACTTAGTGTACATTTTCAATGTTTAGATGAGAAATCTGGTACTAATTTCCATTTTATATGTTTTGGCGATAACTTGTTAGGGTACGATAGTAGAATTAAAATTTGCTCTCTCAGAGTACATTTTTTAAGGGTATAATGAAGAGATATTTTTGTCTTAGATCTAAGATGTGTTGTGGCAGATATCTGATTTGGGAATCTGCTGCATGATGGTAGGTGTTGATTATATGTGATTCTCAATGTTTAGAAGAGTATATTCGTCAAATATGGATTTTGTGGTATGTCGTGGAGAGTTGTTAGAGTAGATAGGTAAAATGGATTTATGATCTGTAGAGTGCGATTTTTTATAGGACTGTATGAAAGATAATTTTTTGCATAAAAATAATCCCTGCTTGCAAGGCTGAGTGTCTGATTGATAGATTGCTTGTGTTCACTATCTGTCACAAATCTGGTTGATAGCTCAAGGGATTCCATCTTATAAAATGTTTTGCCTTGCGAGGGATTGTTTTTATTGATACATGGAATACATTGAATGTTCTTGTTCAATGCCATATATATGATTATATCATGTAAGATATTTTATTGCAATGAGAGATTGTTAGTTGTAAAAAATATGCCCAGAGAAATTTCCCTGAGCATAAATTCTGATAATGCATTTGCAGATACATTATCTGGGGTACCAACTTGAATACCTTAATATCATTTTTATGTCTGTTTTGGCGTAGATGCCAAGGGTTGCCTAAGCCCTCAATGGAAGTATAACATGATTGTCTTAGAAATGGAAGAGTGTAAGTGATATTACCTGCGGTAGCAATGTCGAGAAGGAACGCTAACGCTTATCCTGCCTCTCCTAAACTGCGCAATAAATTGCTTGTTTGCTTGGGATAAGAGAGAAGAAGAGTAGAAGAGTAATCGTCGTTTTCTTCAGTATTTATAAGGGTTTTTGATGCAAAATAGGTACGAAATTGGTGACACCCTGTTTTGACAATCAAAAAAGTGAGGTCGTCAGACATGGGTACAAAAATGAATTTTTGGGTTTTTAAGATGTGGTATAAAAATAAAGGAAAGAAGAGAAGTTTGTGGCTGTGGTTTGAAAATAAAAACTTGCAAAAAAGTGGTGTGCAAAAGGTCTGATTTTGGTCAAAATGGTAATAAAATTTGAGTGAGGTCGTCTGAAGCCAGTATTTATGAGGAATTAAGTGGTGTGTTAGGTGTGAAAAAGTAAAAAATCTGTCATTTTGGATAGAGTGCAATTGCAAAAAGTGGCTTAAATAGGGAAGTTGAACGACGTCACTTACGACGCAATGTTTTTTTGACGAGGTAAGAGAAAAGTGGGGTTTGTGTAGGAATAGAGGGGATTTTGATGGATTTGAGGAAAAAGGAAGAAATTGGTAGGAAGTGATTAAAAAATTGGAAAATAATGGATTAAAAAATGAGAGGGAGATATTTGGCGTGTTGAAGACGTCAAGGCAAAAAGTATAAAAACTATATTGTAAAATATGTAAATATACCCCCTACATAGTATAGTTATAAATATATAAAAACTATAGTAAATACTGTAAAAATTCATTTGAAATACTATAATTTTATCAAATGAATTTTTGTAAATGATTGTAAATAATTTATAGGTAGATCAGGGTGCAGAGTGCAGATAATTCCCAACTATTTCCACGTAGTATTCAAAACTACATGATAGTGTATCAGATGCTGTATAATATAATATGGTTTACGACGTGTCGTAGTATTCCAAAATAGGACTACTACTTTGCGACTATTTACACAACACTTGTCTATTATCCAACACATTATGTAAAAGTGTTGGATAGTCTATCCACACCATTAACACAAAATAAAACTTCACATTACACCACACAAACAAAACAATATTTTCTCTATCTAACAAAATCACAAACAATCAAAAAAAATCACATTATATCATTGTTAACCACCAAACTCTATATAAGTTAACAATCAACCAACCCATAACCACACTCTATATCAAACCATCCACCCATAGCTTTTATCTATACCACTTGACAGCACAATAAAACCATGCTACACTACTAACCAAACAAGTGTTCGATGTTTGGCAGACTTCCAACACTTGCGATAACTACACAAATTAAAATACAAACTAAACAAATTAATATATAGCAATCATACAAGATCAAGCTATCAAACATATATAAATACATATAAAAGCATAACATGATGGTATATCTCATACTACTACGCAAAACTAGATCCAAACTACTATAACTATATAATTACATATACAACTATAACATATAACTATATACCATATACATCTATGACATAATATATAGATATACTACATATACATAATGCTATATAAGAGTACACCTACGGCATAGACAAGTGCTATATACTATACTATAATAGATATACTTATATATTATATTTATAATACTGGTTTGTTCATGTTTCTTCTATATAATATAGCTGATCTTTGCATAGTTACATTCTAAAGCATTTAAACGACTGTATAAGGCTTTATGAGTGCATAAGGCAGAGTCCACGATACTATTGATCTTTGCTGGTATTGTCTGTATCTATAAAACTATAGTCCAATTTGTAGCCTAAGGCATTACAAATTTTATTAACATCTTCAAACGTCAGTGACTTTTTGTTTTTTAAGATATTAGATAGATTAGCGGGTGAGATACCAATAGCCGTTGCAAGTTGTTTTTGCGTATAATTCTTTCTTAATTGTAATTCTTTTATACTTGCGATCAATTGAGTATTATCTATATATATCATGTATGTTTTACCTTCCTTTATTTATTATATTAAATAGTAAACAAATATTTTTAAAAAATATTAAATAAATACTTGACAAATCAAGTAAAAACTTGATATAATAATAACTGTCAAAAGGATATGACAATAAATCATATCTGATTGATACAATTATATCACAATTTGATTTGTTTTAAAATCAAAAAATAAATCAAATAAATACTTGACAAATCAAGTAAAAACTTGATATAATAAAGACAAGTTAAAAGAGTAGTAAAACAAAAAGTCATCTTGATTGATCGACTGAGTTTTAAAATCTCAATTAACTTATTACCAGTAAAGAAGCTGGTTACAAAAATTAAATAAAAAAAAGATGATAAAGGCGTTCAGCCTTAATCAAAAAAGGCTTTCTGCCCATATCATCTTTGGGATTTCGGTATCCCTGAACCTAGACAATTCTAGGATACCATATCTTTTCTAAAAAGTCAATTCAGACTTTTTAAATCCCTATTTAAAACGGTTAGACACAACCGAATAAAAGAAGAAAAGTATACTTCTATAAAAACTCATGGTAACGCCATAACCCATGTAAAAAAGATGATAGGGCAGAGTGTCGCCCGATGCAATAAGTGACATTAAGGTTATTTAGCTAATAACCCATTAGTTAGTATGTATGGCTAATGTCGGGAGACACCAGCAACGCAGAACACTATACATTACATTGAACGGTATAACTTAAGGGTGTTTTATAAACACTCTGAAAAATCTTTTTTGAATTAAAACATCAAAACCAAAAGATTAACAATGAATCAACCAGTTATAAAGCTGGTTAAGATTTCATAATTCTTTTATAGGTCGATGATGGGGTGCAAATTAACGCCTTGCATGGTATGCACTCGAAAGACAAGCCACTGCCCATGACACTGTTATTTGTATCCATTCATGAACTTATAACTGAAAAATCCAGCCTTGAAAAGCTGGTCGTAGTATCAAGGAGGTAAACAACTATGAAAGAAGCAATTGAAAGATTAAAAGAAAAGATCCACAATCAGTTTTTAGCTGAATGTGAAGAAATTTCATATGAATGTATGGAAGAAGGATACCCTAGCACGGGTTATAACTACGACTTAAGAGTCGCAGATTTAGAAGAATGGTACGATGGAGAATACGGATATATCGGGCTATTCTAAACCATAAAGGCACGATCTAAAAAGATTGTGTCTTTTTTATTGTAACTATTTAAAATCCCGCTTTTATGTAGGGTAACTTAAGAAAGAAGGTATATTATTATGAAAAAACTAACAATCGCAGAAAGAAGAGAAAAAGAACTAGATATATTAATTAGTTATAAAACTAGCAACCCAACACCAGCGGATTATAAAGAAGCACGTAAAATAATGAATTCTTATTATCGTTTGTGTGGATTAGCTAATAGGAATTTAATGCTTACAAACAATGAAAATACTTATAATCGAGTAAGCACTCATAAGAGTGAAGAACGAGAAAGTAAATGGTTTAAACGATTACAAAAAACTTTCAAAGAAATCTATGGACTAGATCTTTTTTATGTGTCATGGTATCCATTAATTGGTGCAAAAGATACAACAAATGGAGGCATACAAGAATTAGTTCATGCTATTTTCTATAATTAGATTTAGAAAGAAGGTATATTATGAGTATTACATATAACAAAGAAATCAACAAAAAAATCAGAATCTATTTAACGGAATCAATCAAAGATTGGTTAGAAGCACACGAGTATGATAAAAAGGACTGTGAAAACAGTCCTTTTCTTACTTACTGGAATATCATAACAGATGAAATCAACGGCGGTATTTATGATAAATACACCAACTTTGAAAAGTGGAAACATTTCCACATGGGGTTGCGTGGTTTTGGTGCTGATATTTATTGTCTATACAAAGATGATGAAAGAGTATCAAGTATTATCATGAAAGACTGGACTGGAAGAGAAGTTGTTGACGTGGAAGAAACGGCAAACTTAATGGATTATCTTTGCTTTAGGGAGTTTAGAAAGCTACTTAAAAAAGAAAGTAATATTATTATTTAGGAGGTTATTAATCATGAAAATAATACATACAAACAACGATAGTTTATTTACAATCAAAGAAACGCCAAACGGGATTTTTGTTAAAGGGTTTGGTAATGACGATAATGAAATGTGTATACCCGATCATGAAATAGTAATGTTGTTAAATTATTACCATAATTGTAAAGAAGGGTTAGAATCACAAGATTATATTAACGATAAACCATATACACTAAACGATATTAAATAAAAGGAGTGTTTGAATTATGGAACAATATTTATATGCTGATGAATATGATGACAATGAGATTAAAATTCTAACGGTTGGACAACTGTTAGAATTTTTTAATAAATCGGATGATAAAAAGAACGGTTCAAGTTTGGAAAGTTATATTCAAGATAACATAAGAATGGATCTTATTGAACCATTTTGTCCACATAAAGAAGCAGAAACGGTTGTTTGCGATTTACAGCCGTTAGCAAAACAGTATATCTTACAAGAAGCCGAAAAGGTTTTCAATGGTATTGCATGGGTAGATACTGAAGAAGAACTGGATAATGTGTATCATGAGAAAATCAAGAACTTATATGATACGGTTGATTTTTCAGAGTTTGTAGCGTATTTATAGATTGAATATTATAGACAAGTCGTGTTTTGACTTGTCTATTTTGTTGAACCTATAAAGCAATAAAGTCCCGTAAAGGGCAGAAGGAAGGAAGAACAATGGAAAAAACACAATTACATAAACCAACTATAACAGATATAGCCGTTGCGATTGTAGGAATTGCAATGGCTATTATTACATTTATCAAGATCCCGCAAGCTTTTATATTAGAAGCGTTGTTGGTAATGATTACCGCTGTCTATATGCTTGCTTGCGTTGGATTTTTTGATGATACAGATATAGAAGAATAGGAAAGAAGGTAAATGATTATGAATTTTGAAAAATATAGAGAACTTGACACAATTAAATTGCATGGGATTTCTGCCGACATATTTCAAGAGAATGAACACGGAGAACTTATTGATCCTTTACGTGGAAAAGATGCAGACTGGTTAACGGGAAAATCCACATTGGCAAAAGCGGAAAATTTCAATTTTGAACAATTCGTTCTTAATGAAATCAATCAGCATTTTATTAACAATTTAGAAGCAAAAGATATTTGTATTTGTGGTAGTTGCTTTTCTTTTTGGAAACAAGAAGATGATGATGGTTTAGAAGATGATGGTTTAGAAGATGATAATGGAAAATATTTTGTATCCTATGCCGTTAGTATCACAATTAATGGAAAATACATAGATGAAGAAGATTTATACGAACTATTTCCGAATTTTGAATATTAAGAAAGAAGGTAAAACAATTATGAGAACGAAAAACAAAACAATCAAGATATTATTAGCCGTAGCATTTATGTTTACGGCTTTTCTAATGATGGAAAATACAGTACGTGCAAAGACAAAAAGAAGCACGTACAGAACGATAAACGGCATTTATAACAGTGACGGCACAATTGATACGGCAGATGGCTATTGCTGGAAAGTACGCAAGGAATCATATGCATATCCAAAGACTACCGTTGTAACTGTAAAATTCAATACTCACGGCACTAGAAACAAGCTCGATGATTCGATCGTAAAGATCAATGCAAAGAATAGAAATATCCAGCTTATAAACGATTATATACGGCATGAATACGATCTAAACGCCTATAAGGTAAAGTATATCAGCACTGGAAAACTAACGCCTAAAATGATCCGTGAACGTGCTGTAAAGCATACGATTTATGTGGAAATTATTAAAAGTGTTTCTGCCGGAGGTAAACATGGAACGTATGGAAAAGGTTACTACCTTGCGTATAACAAACGTGTAAGAAAAGGAAAGCACGTGACAAGTTATTGTGTATGGAATCCTTGTAATGGTTACTGTGATGATATAGAAGCGATCGCAGATAATGGAAAAATCAGATAGAAAGAAGGTTAGAACTATGAGAAAACAAAATACAATGTACACTGGATTTTATGATATTCCTTGTCTTACTGGAAGAAAGAGTTTTTACGGTAAAGCAAAAGAAAGAGTTATCGACAATGGTTACGAGCTTAAATCATATGAAACTATTGTCTGTAAGTTAGTCAACGGAAAACTTATCCGATTGTGGAACGATTACAGCCCAACAACTATGAACCATGTAAACGGCTTCTTAGTGTTCCACGGTATGGAAAAAATCAAGAAAGCTGATTGGATGGCAATGGAAGTTCAGGAAGGAGCGTAAAACTATGACAACGATTACTATATACAGAAACAAAAGAAACGAGAACAAATATATAGAAGTCCATAACGATGGATATTATCACAACTCTGTAAAACAGTTTGTGCAATGGAAGAAAGATCACAATGGAAATCAGCTTTCCAAACCTATCAGAAATGAAATGGGCGATCGAGTCTTACATAGATGGAAAAAAGCAAACTTGATGACGTTACTAGAAGATTATGAACTGATTACGGCATAGGAAAGAAGGTATGGAAGATCATGAGAACAGAAATCAAAGAAGCAAAAACATATTATATTTCAGATGATGGAATTTATTATACAGACAAATGGGAGTGTATCCAGCATGAAAATTGGATCAAAGAAGATAATAGAAGAATAAATCTACAAGAACGCTGGAATAAATTGATTAACTCTTTACCAATGGAGCAAGGCGAATGTCCAGTATATCAAGAAGCAAGTACAGACTACAAATATACATATGTTACCATTAAACATAAAAAAGAATTGGAAAAAATAAACGATATGTATACAATAGCAAGTCCATATCATCACAAGGTAGAGTATACGGGTAATTTCCCAATGATTTTAGTTATGGAAACAAATACGGAACTTTATATGGCTGATCTTGAAAAAAGTCATGTGAGATTATGTACATTAGACCATATTAAAAGTGAAACACTGTGGTATTGGAAAGAAATGGGATACGACATAACAATTACAAAGAAAGATAACCAGGAGGAACAATAGATATGATTGGAAATAGATATGAATTGAAAAAAGATGAAGCAGAACTAAAAGACATTGAAAATGATCTTGCAAAATATCTTAATGTGCCATTGGTAAAATGTAGCTACGACAATGTAAATAGTCATAAGTATAAAGATAAGAATGAAATTGAATATAGAAATAAAGAAGCAATGGAAACTGGTTTATATGATATGTGTGATTACATTATTAACTATGAAAAATACAATACGCTAGATGGCTATAAACAAAATAATGGCGGATACGATGGGGAGGTGTATGAATTGTTATATCTTAAGGGAAATGGAAATTATATTGTGATTACAAATATCGCAGAATGATTTATAAGAAAGAATAGGAGGAACGGTAGAATGGAAAAGAACTTAAAAGATTTATACTTTGTATCTGTTTATTACAGTTTTGATTGTGATTCACCGCTTTATGTTTTTAGTACAGAAGAAGAAGCGGTTGCATTTATTAGAAAACAATATCAGGATGAATTAAACACAGAACGTAGAGAATTGGAAATTGATATGAATGTTTCTGAAAAGGATTATAGTGATTATGGATTATTTGTCAATATATCCGATGATGGAAGTTTTGCACGTATTGAACAAGTAAACGATGATTCGTCATTTATTGAATGGAATTTAACAACATTAAGAAATGATTTATAAAAAGGAAGGTGTATATCAAATGGAAATTTTAAAGATGACAGAACACAAAACAGTAGTGATACAGACAATCGAAAAGGAAGAACGTAACACTTTTGATATTGGAAAAATCAAAGTCGCAGCCTTGCCACCGATCGCAAAGAAAGATCTTGTCGCAGAACTTAAGTGCAAGGGATTCTGCGATGGAATGATTCATACAGCTTTACAGTGTAGATTGGAAGATCTAAACGAATATGTGAACGTGTGGAAATATGTATCATATATCCTGGCGGTAGAACTAATGGAAAGATTGTAAGAAGGGCGGTGGAAACATGGAAAATACAAATACATTAACAGTAAAATTCGTCGGTTTTGGTGGTGGATTTATGGAATATCCATGCTATAAAGATGAAAACGAAAAGCTATATTTTGACATAAACGATGGGAAAAATGGACTTGACTTATACACTGGTGCTTACATGGATGAACTTGGAGATATTTGTGGTGAACCAAATCAGTCAGTAATGCAAGAAATCAAATGCGATAAACCATTTTCAAGGAATCTTAGAGAACGTGATTATCAGTTTCTAAGTAGATTAAAAGCAGATTGCGAATACTTCTTAAGAAATGGAAACGGTTGTAAGAAATACTTATATAAAGAAAGCATTGAAAAACATTGCGATGAGATGGAAAAAATATGGAATTCATTTACAGACGAACAAAAACCTAAATGGTTAACGATGGAACAAATAAAAGATTTTAGAAAGAAAATGTTAAATACAAGAAAGTAGGTGGAAATTATGATCGTAAGAAACACTTATACAGATGGTAGAACAGAAATTTTTTGTAATACGCCCGATGAATACAATGACTTATGTTGTGAGTACGATTTAGAAGATTGTGGTATGAGTGGAAAATACGTTGGATCTAGTTGGAGCCACGATGATAAGAACAATGTAGACGTTTATTTTAAATATAAAGAAGATTAGAAAGTAGGTGGAAAGAATGAGTCGCAGAACAACTATGGAATCATTAGCGTGTCACGTAGAACGCAAGTATCACACGTTATACTTTACGGAAAATCCTCCGAACGCTGGAATTGATGATAGCTTACATGGTTACAAATACTTCTTATTATTCAAGAACACGTTCGGAATTTTTCGGAAATACAGAACGCAAGAAGAAGCAATTAACGGCATGACGGAAATTTTAAAAGAAGATCCAGCTAATCTATTCAACTTCTCTGTATGCCGTACATAGTTTATTACATAGCCAATTAAAGGCTTTTACTGTCTGTAATGAAGCAGACTACACCATAACGGAAAGACTCGACTATTGAAGCTAATAGTTACGTTAAAATGAACGGAATGACTGTACTACTGATTGATGGTAGTGACGTATTGGAACGGAAAAACGGTGGCGTATGGTAGATAAAAGAGTGCTTTTATCGGTGGGTTCGATTCCTATCCCGTCACTTTTCACGATGGAAATTATCGTGTATAATATAAGAGAACAGTTAATATTTTAAAGTCCTAAATAGGCAGAAAGGCTGGAAATTATGTACGAATTTAAAGAAATGATCTTGCCAGAACATTTTAACCATGCTTCATACGCTGGATTTTGCGTGAAGCCTGGAATGTTTTATGGAGTAGAAAAAGAAAGTGGAAAATTAGTTGCTACAACGGGCTGGAATATAAATGGATCAACAAACATCTACATACAGCATGAACCAAAATCAAAATGGAATAACGACTTATGGGAAGATCTTTATGATGATTATGGAAAACCTTTGATCACAATTGAAAAAAATGACTTGCAACGAATTAGTAGCAAGGTAAAAGAATTCCAGAGAACAGCAATGGATTTTGAAATGTGGGCAAATGCAAACGGATATACCGACGAATACTATGAAGATCTCACTAGAGAAGAAATGGATCAGATAGAATCAGCTTATGAATGGTATTACTTTATGGAATATCCAGAATTTGTGATCCAGCTTTTAAAAGAACTCTGGGCTATGGAAAAAAATGTGGAAATTTTAATGGAAGATGGCTGTACTAGAAAAGAAGCAGAAAAGCATTTAAACAATGGCACAGTTGTTTATACATTAGAAGATTTTACAGAAAATTTTGAATTTATGAAAAATTTTCATGAAGATGCAGATGAAATTAAAGCAGATAAGAAAATTAAGAAGATGTTGGAAACAAAAATTCCAATGGATGGGTATAGTTTTGTAAAGTATGATGGAAAAGAATGGTTGATTAGTTATTGTTTATAGAATAAGGTGGTGGAAATTATGAAATCATATAAAGAGTACGAAAGAGAGTTTATTGGAGATAGTGATATTGCAGCTTTAATTTTTGTAGGTACAACAAAAAACGGACTAAAAGCAAATATCTTAGATTTTGGCTGTGATGGAAGATATAATGCTTATGTCGTTGATGAGAACGCAAAGATCGGAGATCACTATACCTTGGAGATGGAATTCGAAACATCATCAGGATTCAGAGCATGGCTTAAAATCTATGACGATGAAGGATTAACGGCAGACTATAGTGCAGACAAAATTAGAGTATATCGTGCTGGAGATTTTGGCTGCATTATTCAGCTTATCGGAAAAAAAGAATAACGGAAAATTAAATAAGAACAAAGTAATCTAGGAAGATGCAGAAATGTATCTTCCTTTTTTGATGGAAAGAAACGAGGTAAGAACAAATGAAAGTTAGTAGAGAAGAATATGAAAGATTAGACTTTGAAGACTTTGTGGAAAAATTAAAACCACAATACAGTACATTATGTAGCCTTGAGGATATGAAGAACGCTTGCGTTCAGGCGGTAAACGTGATGGAAGTTAGCCTTGCAATTCATATCCTGGAACCGATTGAAGAATACGGAGTATGGTATTACGACTACGATAGAGAAAAGGGTATGCAGTATGTACCGCAGCCATTATCACAGAAAGAGGATCTTGTGAAGGCTGGATACTTAGAACTGGTCGGATAATAAAATGCAGATTTAATTACTTTAAAATAATTAAAAAAGTTATTGACGAGCAATTAAAAAAATGATATTATATCATTGTAAGGAGTGAAAGAAATGGCTAGAAAACCAATGTCGATCCAAATCGAAGAAACCTTACAAGAAAGTTTTAAGCGGAAATGCAAGTGTAACGCATTAAAATATAGTGATGTTGCAGAAGCATTGTTACAGTCGTACGTTGATGGAAAAATTGACGTTCAAGTAGAAATGAAATACACTGTAACGCCTAAAACCTTGTAAAACAAAAAAAGGTGGCAAGCTGGAACTTACCACCAAAGAATGTGTAAAATATCTTCCACGAATGGAAAGATATATACCCAATCCGAACAAATTGAGTATATATCAAATTATCAATTCTTTCAAGTGGAAATATTCATTTTCACATATTCCAATTTGTTTTAATAGCACATTGAGAATTGAATATCTTGTATTTAGTAGGTACCTGAGAACGGAAGCTACGAAAAGCCGAAACATCTAAAAGCTGTGAAGTATACAAGAGTGATGGAAATTATATTTTTACAGAAAGGACTTAGATAAGATGGAAACAAACAGTATTAAGATCGGAGAAAATGATTTACAAGTCAAAGAATGGAATGGGCAGAGAGTTGTTACATTCAAAGATATTGACAGAGTTCATCAAAGACCTGACGGAACGGCAGGGAGAAACTTTAGAAAGAATAGAAATCATTTAATTGAGAACGAGGATTACTTTAAAGTTTGTCCCGACGAAATTCGTCGACACAACATCATGTATGTTTCTGAGAGATTACATCAAGATATTGTGCTTTTGACGGAAAGCGGTTATCTGTTAATCGTGAAATCATTTACCGATGATCTTGCATGGGATGTGCAACGGAAATTAGTTAATACATATTTTAAGTTCAAAGAAACAATGGAAAATTTACAGCCTGTTGAGAATGGAATGGTTTTATCAACTGGAAAATTTGAAGAAGCAGTAGAAAGCATTGTATCTTGTGCAGACACATTTAAATCTATAATTGATTATTCAACGATCAATTATAAGCAACAACAGATTTTACTTAAGACAGCCAGAATGAGAGTTGCGGATCTTTTAGGTGGTGCTAAATCACCTGAGTATAAAGAAAAGAGTCGAACGTACTTCAAGAACTTATGGCAGAATTTTTGTTATAAATTTGGGTGTGGTTCTTATAAAGACCTTAATCCGCAATACATGGTTGGTGGAATTGCAGAGTTATGGATTTTACAATGGGAATATAAACAACATAAGTAGAATCGGAAACAATTAAATAAAAATACTTAGAAAGCGGTATCTATTATAGGTATCGCTTTTTGAGTTAAAAGAAAAGTTTTATCACAGAACAGGAGTGAGAGATTATGAATACAGAAACAAAACAGGAAATTATCGGAATCGTTATGTGTCACGGAGAGAATGATTATGGATACTGGGGAGGATTTTCTCTAACAGAGGAAGAAGAACAGATTTACGAGATCCTGATGCGACATGATACAGAAGGATGCTCTATTAGAGGCACAAGAAATGACATTGCAAACGAGATTAGGGAATAGGAGAGTGATTAGTTATGGAAAATAACGAAGTAAAAAGAATTGCAAACATCTTATTCAATATGTCTTTGGGAATGGACTATGACACGTTCGTAGATGATTGTAAAGAAGATATGAAAATGTTAACTGAAAGCATTGGAAATTTATCTAAGGCAATCGGAAAATTGTCTAAAGCGGATGATTCTCTGTTTTATGTATTGCAGAATATTGCAGACAACAATGCAGAAATGGAAAATAAACTTGTCAACACAGATGGATCTATTAATTAATCAAATGTCAATTTTATTAAAATAATATTGTGTAAAAAGTGTGTAAAACATTATTGACATTGTGTAGATATTGTGTATAATATAAGTAAGCAAAGGAGACAATACAATGAAGCAGAAAGATTTAATCAAGAAGCTTAAAGCAGGCGGATTTATCTTCGATAGGCATGGTAGTAACCATGATATCTACACCAAAGGAGATATATCAGAATCAGTTCCACGGCACAAGGAAGTTGATGAAAGACTTGCTAGAGGTATTCTAAGAAGGAATGGGCTGTTATAAAACAGCCTATCCTTGGAAAATCTTATTTGCAATCATATATAAGAATAGAGGTGAAAATATGAAAGCAGTATATCCTGTATTATTTACAAAAACCGACGACGGAAAATATTTAATTGAGGCACCAGATTTAAATGTATTAACGGAAGGAAAAGATATGTCAGATGCTATTAAAATGGCACGAGACGCAATGGAATTAACTTGTGTTTCTATGGAAGATAGAGAGGTGGAAATTCCTAAACCAACAAATATTACAGATATCGATATTGCGAAAAGCACATTTTTTGATGAAGGAGAAACTATTATTTCATTGGTTGATATTGATTCAACAGAATATCGAAGAAAAATTGATACAAAATCTGTAAGAAGAAATGTTGCATTACCTAGTTGGTTAAATTATGAAGCAGAACATTCTGGAATTAATGTTTCTAAAGTGTTACAAGATGCACTTATTCAAGTATTGAATGTTACTGATAGACCAAATTATAATAAATAATATATATAAAAACGATTAATTTATTGTCAATAGGCACTTTTAATAGTGCCTATTTTTTAGCAAAGGAGAGTAAAATTATGCCATTGGTTTTATTATTAATAATTATATTTATCGTTCCAGAGGATAGTTTGGAATATATGTTAGGAGCTATCTTAGGTGGTGGCTATGGAATTTTAATGGTTATAGCATTTGTTGCTATTCTGTATGGAATTTATAAGTTCTTTTCCGATCTTTGGAACGGAAGATAGAATGGAAAATATCATTTGATATGAATCATTCTGACACACCAGAAATTGATGAACTAGAATTAGAGTGAATACAAATTAATATAGGTAACTAGGACACTTATGGAAAATTCCAGAGTGTCTTTTTTAATACAAATTTTTACATAAGAAAGGTGGAATTGATTATGAATCTAAACGAAATGGAAATCCCTTGCGATCCAATTTTGGACAAAGCAAAGAGGGATGAGTTGGTGCAGAACACAGAACTTTTAAAACAGGTTACAATCAAGCCGATCCCGTGGCTTCCTGGACGAGATTATATTACTACAGAACAGGTAGCACGATTCTTTGATGGAAATGTTGATGAAGTCAAGAGGTTGTGTACGAAGTATCGTAAAGAGTTTTTGGACGATGGAATGGAAGTTAAGACAGTACAAGAGATCATTGACGGTCAGGACGCAACAACGGAAAAACAGAAGGGAAGAATCATGGTAACGTATCCGAACGGATTGAATATCTCATTCGGCTATAAGGGTGCTAAGGTGTTTACTCTTAAATGTTTGATCAGGTTATCTTTACTAATGGAAACTTCAAAACTTGCCGAGAGCGTGAGGTATTATGTTTTCATTAATGATTATATCACGATAGAAGAGCAGAGAGAACAAGAGCAGGTAGAGGCAGGTGTGCAGCTTGTAGACACAACGGAAATTTTAGGTAGAAGAATTGACTTATACAGAAGCATTGAAGATCCGTTATTCTTGGCAAGAGATGTTGCAGAATGGATTGATTATAGTAAACGTCCTGATGGAAGTTATAAAACAGATATGATGTTACAGGCGATTGATTCAGAGGAAAAATATAAGACCAAAATCTTAACCGCCAATAATGTTGGCGGGTCAAATTTAGGTCAGATTGATTCTACGGGAAAGACTATTAATCCATTTTGGTTTCTGACAGAAGATGGACTCTATGAAGTATGTATGCAGTCACGCAAACCGATTGCAAAGCAGATGAAGAAACAGATTAAAGAATATCTTAGAAACATTCGTAAGACAGGCGGTGCGGTTGACTTTGGAAAAGAGTCACAGTTCATTGAACACTACTTCCCGTCATTTTCTGAGGATGTCAAGCTTGCTATGGTAACCGATCTGCGAACACAAAACAAAGAACTCAAAGAAGAGAATCAGAAGTTACAGAATGATAACAAGTTATTAGCAGCGGAAATTTTAACATGGGATGATCGCAATAAGATGAACGCTGGGATTAGGAAGTTGGCTGCGGTAACAGGAACGCAATTCTCTGTTATGTGGAATGAGCTTTATAAGAACTTACAGTATAAATATCAGATTGATGTTAAGAAACGTGGAAAGAAACCATTTCTTCAGTGGATTCAAGAACATGAATGGGATAAGGTATTGAAAGTCTTTTGTGCAATGTGCGAGGCTAGAAACCTATCTCCAACAGATATGTTCCAACAGACGGCACCTGTGGAAAATTTATATGATAATGAAGATGAGGATGATGAAGTATGGAATTAGAACAGATTATTCGGTATTCAGATGTATTTGTAGGAGTAATGATTACATTAGAGACTATTGTTTTTATTGTTAATGCAGCTCTGAAATTAATTGATGAATATTACAATACAAACTTAAAGAAATATACTGACTTACTAGATGATACAATAGGAGTTATTGATAAACCAACTACTATTATTTTATGGACTTGGTTTATTATAAAAATAGGAACGGCATTTATTAAATAATTCCATATAATAATTTTGGCAAAGAACCGAACGGAAGGTTCTTTTTATTTTACGGAAATATTTGGCAGGAACCGATTTGGCAGGTCGGTTCTTTGTCAAATTTATTATACACAAATTAATGATTAACTAAGCATAGAATTGTTAATAGGTAAGGTGTTGATTATATAGAGAACTAATAGGAATAGAATAGGTTTCTATTAGGATTAGCACACTAATAGTTGGAATTAAATGTTGATTTTATTTCTATTAGTTTACGGAATACAGCTATATAAAAATAATGAGTATAGAGAAAAATAAGACAGTTTAGAAAGGAAGATGAAGAATGAACCTACAGTTAGTAAAAACGGAAAATTTCAACGATATAACGTGTGATTTTTATAGTGCTGAGGACGATATTTGGATGACAAGAAAGCAGATCGGAGAGGCACTGGAATACAGTGATCCACAGAAAGCAATTGATAATTTACACAATAGGTATAGAGATAGACTGGATAAATATTCAGTTACCCTCAAACTGGGGGCTACTGATAATAAGAAGTATGATACTACACTTTATAGTGAACGTGGCGTGATGGAAATTTGTAGATGGAGTAAACAACCGAAGGCAAATGCCTTTATGGATTGGGCATGGAATGTTATCAAAGCTTATCGTCATGGAAATTTAAGAACAGGAACTCCTGTAACAACAGTGGAGCAGTTTCTTACAGAACAGACGGAACTTATGAAGCAGATGGAAAGAAACAATGAACGATTATACAATGTTACTATCAAAGGTTTCAATCAGTTAGCAGACATCGTTAAAGAAATGAAAGCCGAACGGAAAGAACTGTATAAGCAGATCGGTAAACCTACGAAAGATATTCCAGTAGTGGATACGGAAAGTGTTATCGCAGAATACAAACTTAATGAATGGAAGTCTAACGTCTATTCAATCATTAATGATATTCTAAAAGAATCTGATGAGTTAGGAACTACTACTAGAGATATTCTTAGAGAGGCATATAGGTATCTTACTAACACATATGGGATTGTGTGGGAACAGGATCGAAAAGAATACAAAGAGAAGTATAATATTAGCGAGAGAGGTAATGTGCCAACGATTGATCTTTGCTATGACAAGTATCCTGATCTGCTAGTTAATTCACTGGAAAAACTTTTGCGACAGTTCCGTAAAGAGAACGCACAGCCTGATTGGGAAGAAATGAAGATCAAGATTACTAACTATGCTAATCATATTGGAAATAAATCTAAAGGCGGAACTTCTGTTTATCGGAAAATCTATACTAAGATGACAGAAAACGGTGTTAATTGGGACGAGTATGCTCATGGACTGTCTAAATCTCAGCTTATTAAAACAAATGCAACTTTATATAATAGATTTTATGAAGCTGCGGTGGAAATTATTTCAGAAGAGTAGGAAGGTGTGATATAATTATGAAACAAAACAGAAAAGGAGCTGTCTCGGATGGATAAATTAGAAAAGAGAAAAGAAGAAGCTAAAGAATATAGGAAATTAGTTGATAAATGTTTAGCTTTAATGGATAAATACGTGGGAATTACATTTGGTATTCCTGTATGGGTAGATCGTGGCTCTCATACACTAGAGTTTAAAAAGAATGGAACTGATGAATGGAGACTCCTAACAAAAGAAGAAGTATCTAATATTATTGAAAAATATGAGGTATTAGATTCTGTAGCAACAAAAATTACAAAAGAAACCAATATGGGATATTGAAATAAAACAAATATTCGATCAGAAGGAGTGATGGAAAAATGAATATATTAACATTAAAAGGGAACGGAAAATCTAAATTTCTCAGTGATTTTATTGATAGTTCTCGATCAGAAAAATGTTTTGTAATCATATTTGAAGATGAAAATATTTCTCGCAGTCTGTTTTCAAGATGTGATAATTTTATTTTAGATGATTCGCAGAGCATTAAAGAGGAAATGGAAAAATATTTAGGAATTGTTGAGAATTGGAGTGACAAACTGGAATATTTAATAATATATAGTATAGATAAATCCGAAAAAGATATGATCAATTTGGATGTATATTATTTATTAAATCAGGTTAAAGATCAACCGTTCTTTAAAGAGCTAACTTGCATTGTAGCTTGTAAGAAATAAAGGAATTAAAAAGGAGTGTTTAAAATGGAAAAATCTAAAGCATATACATCAGAAAAACCATATATGTGTGTTTATGAAACAAAAGAGGATGGAATTGGCTATGCGACATTTGATAATGAACAGAGTTTATTAGAATTGTTAAATGAGTGCAGAGAAAACGGAGATAAGATTTTAGATGCTTGTAAGGTTGAGGATCGTTATGAATTCAAAGATGGAAAATTTGAGTCTAAATATCAAAGGATGTATGGATATGCAATTATCAAAGCGCTTAAAGACAAGAATAAGGAATTAGGTAATAAACTAAGAAAAGTAATTGATGAAAGGATCGCTATAGAAGAAAAACTAACAGATACAAATATGCCGTATCAAAAATATATGTATTTATTGCGTGATAAAGAGGATATTGAAAAAAGAGAAGCAAAGTTAAGTCAAAGGAAACAAATCGTAAGAGATATATTAGATGTCTGCTATGAAGCGGTATGGGAATGTGACGATCGTATAGATGAAATGAAACTTTAATAGAAAGGAAGTTGGATAAATGAGAGAAAATGCTAGGAAAGAAGGAGATTATATAATATCAGAAGATGCTCTTGGAACATCATATAAACATCCATCATTTGGAATGTTATCATTCAATCGTACTCATGGCGGGCATAGCAATTTATTTGGCAGTAGCATTCAGCATAACGATACAATCCATATGGTATTAAGGGAAGGTGTGGTTACAAGGGGACTCAATGATGATTGGTATGTTGGAGAAGATGAGATTCTGGAAGTAGAAATGTCGCAATCACAATTTGCGGAATTAATTACTTCTATGAATGTTGGAACAGGTACTCCATGTACTATTAAATATTTACGTGGTAAAGGACGTATTAACGAAGCGGATTTTATCAATAAAAGACAGCAGATAACAAATGAATTTAAAGAGTCTATGAACGAGCGTATGAGCGATGCAAAAGAATTTTATGATGAAGTCAAGGAGCTTTTTACTACGAAGAAATCTATTGGAAAAGGTGATCGAGAAATGATTCTGAGAAGACTTGCCAACGTGACTCAAGGTATGGAATCTAGTTCAAAATTTATCTTTGATCAATTCCAAAATCAGATAGACAAAACAATTACAGAAGCTAAAGGAGAAATCGAGGCTTTTGCACAGAATAAAATTAATGCAATAGCTCAACAGGCTCTTGTAGAACAGAAAGAAGATATTTTAAAATTAGAGAATCCTGTTGATGTAAATCATATGGAACTTGATGAAGAATAAAACGAAAATTTGATAGGTGGTGGTATGGATGGTGGATTTCAATGAGCATAAATGTATGTTTGAATATACAGATGATGAACTGTTGGAGCAGGGAAAGTTAGACATTCAGGCAAGATCACATGGAATAAGAGACGATAGAACTTTTTCCAAACAATATATAGTTTTGGAAGAAATCGGCAAGCGATGGATTCGAGAACATGAAAATATGAAGAAAGAAAATATCGTGAGTAATCAGTTCAAAAGCTGGAGCGATGATAAGTTGTTGAGATTTTATAAGGAACGAAAAGAAATTTATAATGGAAATTTCCCTATCTCGTATATTAATATGTTAGCAGAAATTTCTAATCGTTGGATTGAGCAGAATGAAGTTGAAAAGGTAGAGAGGCGAATGAATGGTAAAAATAAAATGTCCTCATTGTGGAAGTGAGGCAGGTTTAGAACACAGAATTTATATGAAAGGATACGATTTATATACAGGTAATGGATAGCTGGAAGAAGAAGGTGTTACAGAGTACAACTATAGAAAGACTATGACTTGTAGAAACTGTGGAAAGCGTGTTATGACTTATGAAGAGTTTAAACGTGATTATTATGTTGACGATTAATAAATATATATAGGTATTAAAGGAGAATTTTATCTCCACATATAGAGGGGAGCGATGCCATGAGTAACACAGGATGGATTAAACTCCATCGGAAAATTACAGATCATTGGCTATGGGAAGACAAACCATTTGCCAGAGGACAAGCAATGATTGACTTACTGATTCTCGCAGGTTATAATGATCAACCTAAGTATGTTGATGGAAACTTAGAAACAGTCGAGCGAGGATCGATGGTTACTTCGATCAGAAGATTGTGTGATCGATGGGGGTGGAGTAATTCAAAGGTTGTCAAATTTTTAAAGACACTGGAAAACGACAGTATCATACATGTAAAAAGCGACACTAAAAAGACAGTCATAACCATAGTAAATTACAGTGTTTATCAAGGTTTTGTAGATGAAAAAACTACACAGAAACGACACCAAAACGACGTAGAAGCGACACATAAAAAGAAAGTAAAGAATAATAATAAATATAATAATAATAATATAAAGCGATTCACACCGCCTGATTGCGAGCAAGTCTCCAGATATTGTCAACAAAGAAACAATGGGATTGATCCAGAAGAGTTTGTGAATTATTACACAGCCAAAGATTGGATGATGGGCAATAGCAAGATGCAAGACTGGAAGGCAGCAGTACGAAACTGGGAACGTAATCAAGCTAAGAAGAACGCTAAACAAAAGTCTAAGGCAACAAACCTTGCACGCCTGGAGTGTGATCGTGACTATGATTTCGGTGCGTTGGAAAGACAGCTTTTTGAGAAGCAAATGACAGGATAAACCTGTATGACGGATGATGATAATTGCAAACTGAATAATGGCAATTTTGAGAAGCTTATGGGCTTCTTTTTATTTTGCCTAAATTTAGAGAATTGGAGTGAGAATTATGGAATTAATCGAAGTAGAAATTAGACCAGAAGTACGTGAACAGTGCAATAATTAGAGAGGAGAGATTATCATGGCAGCAACACAGTTTGAAGTTATTGAAACAGTAAACAATAATAACGCAGAAGAATCTGAAACAAAGATTAAAAGACGTAAGGATGGAAGTCCTAAATGGACTCGATCTAACAAACAAAAAGGCGTATCATCTTTAGTGTATCCGATCAAAGACAGAAAACAATTTGCAGCCTTTAATGCATATTTTAGAGACCAGATTGATAAATCGTACACAGAGTACAAACGATATGTAGCTGCCAGAAATAATCTTTTGGTTGCAGTTGGAAACAATACAGCATATCGTATCTCTGATATTGTTAGACTCAAATGGGGCGATTTATTGGAAGATAAGACTCGTAAGCAGGAAAAGAAAACAAAGAAATTTAGAACTGTATACTTTAACGACTTAGTAACCGAAGCAGTGGATATTTTCTTTGAAGCTGTCGCAGGAACTAAATATGATGTCAAGATTGATGGCGAAGTGCCAATGGATGATTATGTTTTCGGAACATGTAAATCTGGATCAGGACACATGACAGAAGCAAATGCTTTAGACTTTGTTAAAAAAGGTGCTAAAGCAGTTGGAATTGAGGATAACATTGGTACACATACACTACGAAAGAACTTTGTGTATTGGACACTTGTTGATCATAAAGATGATCAGAATGTATTGTATACACTTATGCGATTATTGAACCATAGTAGTCCTGCAATGACGTTTTTATATGCTACAATTACAGAAGAGGAAACTCATGTGTTATTTGATGATATTGCTCAGACGTACAAGAATATTATCAGCGGAGCATTTAACGGATTAAAGGAAAATGTTATTAATGTGAGTTATGATAGAGTTATGGAGATTATCAAGTGTGCTTATGAGACTGGTAAGGAGGATGCAGATCAAAATGATAGGGTACATGAGGACAATATGCAGGCACTAAAAGAGCTGCTGGAAGGAGTTATTTTATGATATTTGTAACAGGAGATACGCATGGGGATTGGATGACTCGATTAAACAGTCATTCTTTCCCAGAAGGAGTAGAGTTAACTAAAGATGATTACGTGATCATTTGCGGAGATTTTGGATTGTGGCATGACACAAAAGAAGAACGACATAATCTGGAATGGTTGGACAACAAACCATTTACTACTTTGTTTGTATGTGGGAACCATGAAAATTATGATCGCTTATATCAATATCCTGTAGAGAAATGGTGTGGCGGAAAGATTCACAAGATCAAAGACTCTGTATTTCATCTTATGCGTGGACAGGTGTTTGAAATTCAAGGAAAGAAATTCTTTACATTTGGCGGTGCCAGTTCCCATGATGTGCAAGATGGAATTTTAGAGCCAGACGATCCAAGAATTAATGAATGGTACAGAGATTATGACAAAATGTTTAGGATTAATCATGTGAGCTGGTGGAAAGAAGAATTGCCATCTGATAAAGAGATGGCAGAAGGTGTGATGAATTTAGAGAAAAATGACTTCCAAGTAGATTACGTTATTACACATAGTCCATACACATCTGTTTTAAGACAAATGGATCAAGGATCAGGAGTGTACAAATCTGACAAGTTAACGGATTATTTACAGCAAATAAAAGACAAAGTGATTTATCAAAAATGGTTCTTTGGGCATATGCATGTGAACCAGAACTTTCCAGAAGATAATGCGATTGCAATTTACGAACAAATTATTAGGATTTTATAGGAGAATTTTGTATGAAGATAAATACGATTAGACAAAATAAGGAAGAAAAGAAAGCAAACCAGAATCTTATGTGGATTTCAGCAGAGATTCCACCATTAAAACCAGATAATGCATCACGTTACATGAGGTATAAAACATATCCTGTTATTGTGGATTACAAATATAATGATGGATGTGTGGACGAAGTGCTTGATTTTTGTGACTATGATTTTGAAGAAAAGAAATGGAAACTGGATAAGCCTCATAAAGTTAGACAGTATTTCCCCCTTCCAAGTAAGCACAAAGTAAAGTGTTCGAACAAAAAGAGAACATCTGTTCGAAAAATATCTTGATTTTGTTCTATGGTAGCATTATAATAAGAAATGTAGAGATTCTTTGTTCACAACAAAAATTAACTTTCTTTCTTGCACCTATTGACAGGGTGCAAAAAGTATGGTATATTTAATTCATGAAAACAAAAAATGCAACTGGGGAAAGTTGAGGGACGTAAAAATGAACGGATATACTAACAAAGAAAGAAAAGGAAACGATAACAGAAAAAGAAAAGAATATGTATATGGCAAATATCAAAATCCTCAAGTTTGGGGAATATATTTTGCAGATTTGCCGAAAATTGAAGGTAGTCATATCTTGCATGGGAAAAGACCAGTCATCGTATATTCTAATAATATTTGTAATAATACGAGCACAGAGATTAACGTGTATCCAATTACAAAAAAATTAAGGAACTGGATACCGACACATGTAACCATTTATCCAAATACCAGTAATGGATTAAAAATGGTATCACAGGTGTATTTAGAGCAAGGAAGAACAATTCCAAAGAATAATCTTTTAGAGTATTGGGGAAGAATATCTGATCTATCTTTAATGTTAAAAATAGGACATGGCATTTTAATACAAAACGGCATGTTATCGTACATGAATGCAATGGCATCCTAGAAATGGAGAATATTATGAATAATAAAGAATTGATACAAAATTATATAGATTCTCACGTATCAGAATCACGTCGCCCAACATGGAATTGGTTGTTAGATTCTGATATTGCGGACGACAATGAATCTGGGTTAACGTATGCACCAGGTACAATCCAAGAGGCTATATTATCAGATACTAGAGGTAAAAAAACCAAAAGTATGAATTCTATTAAAAAAAGATATGACCAGCTCGTTAAACTATATACTTATGCATATGAACAAAATTACATTAAATATAATCCATTTGTTAATGATAAATTTATAAACTTGCAATTAGCAGTTGATATATATTTTTCAAATAGAGTTAATGTTAATTATGTTACACCAGATAAAATAAATGCGTTTATTTCGAATCTGATGTCGTGCAATGCATCAGCCGATACCAAATTGAATACTAGATTTCATATTGTGAGTTTATATAATGGGATAAATGGAAAGGAGTTAAGAAATCTAAAATTCTCAGATATTAATCAAAATGATTTAACAATTTTTGGGAAACCAGTCTCCAAAGATTTTATCGAGACATTGAATGAATATAAATTGAAAATGGGAGATACGAATATATATGATGATTTTGTATTAATACCACGAAAAAAATGTAATAATATAGAAGAATATCAAGCAGAGCAAAAGAGGATATATAATAATGTGCAGTCTCAATTAGAATTAACTGGTAACACTTTATCTTATGAGAAATTGACAACCATTGATGTTATTAATTCTGGTTTTATACAATATTTAAAATCTAAAATGGATATCAAGGCAATTGCAGATTTATATTATATTAAATCAAAAGAAGGAATCGCACGATCTATAATCGCACGTCAATTTAGTGAAATTGCAATTGAATTTTATTATAATTATTATATATCATATAGATTAAAAAAGAAACAATTTAGTGATCGTCAAACTGTAATTGGTAAAACTATTGGTTATTTATATAAAGATGAGGACTATAAGAATTATCGTGTACATCAAATTATGACAGAATAAAGGAAGGTATATGTATGGACAATCAAATATTAAAAACATTGGTAGCGAATCAATCAAATCAAATGCATATTGATGTACTTGATTTACACTCATCAGAAATGTCATCGTGGTTTCTGAGTGAATATAAGATTCGAGCAGATGATAGAAAGATGAAGATCTATGGCAAAGATAAAGATCTTTCATATCATTGGATCGAATTTATTCAAGATGAGAATTTGTTCTCTCATATTAGGCAGGACGACATATTTGACATAATCAAATGCCTGCAATTTACATACAAAGAGAGATACAATGTTGGAATAAAAATACAGACAATAAAAAAGAAAGCAGAAGTCTTTGGTAAAACTTCTACTTTCACACAAACTAAAAATTTCAACTAAACAAATCATAGATAACAAAAAAAGATTTTTTGAATCTACCGTGTTGGCAGCACGATAGAAAATCGAATTTGATATTTAGAATTGTTTAATAGATAAGGATATTATTATCCTTAAAATCATTATAACAATTCTAAACATGTTCGTCAACATGAAAATTTTTCCAAAAAACTACAATTAAATACAGGAGTGATGTATGAAATACATAATTACGAATGGAGAGTTCTATGTGAAAAGAGATCATGCAAGAAATAAATACGTTCGTGATAATCGTAAGTCTGAAGCTACTCAATTTACCTCTAAGCAAGCAAAGCACATTTTAGGTTTGAAGCATAAATATACGTGGATGAAAGACGGATTTCATGCCAGAGAAATTGAGCTAGGTAAAGTTGGAAAACCTATGGAATCTAGTGAAATAATGCGTAAAGGTAATGGAAATTGCTTTATGGATTGGGAATGTGATAATACATTGATCGACAATATAGAGACTGAGGAAAGAGCTATAGTAGGACTTCTAGCATATGACTCAGATCAATTAGGAGAAAAGAAGTTTGAATTAGAACAGGCATTATCATATGCCGATTCTGCCAGAAGTGATATTCTTCATGCGATTGAGTTTAAAAAGATTGATGCTGCGAAACGTGCAGTGATTGTTGGGTATCTTAAAACCTTACAAGAATTGCACAGAAAGATCAAGAATTGTATTCGATACATAGAAGTGATGCAGAATTGCATGGATAATCAGAAAGATATATGTACTTTGAAGAAAGAATTAAAAGATGCAGAACATAAGTCATATGTCGGCAGGACAAAGTATTATGAGCTGATCCAGAATATAATCGGGTAGAGTTTCTTCCTTATTATATATGATGACTCGCACAGGCATTTGTGCAAAATTAAAATGTAAATATTATGTTAGAAAGGAGAAATATGGGCATTTACATACAAAAGTTTGGAAAATTAGGGCAAAGATATTTTGAGTCAGATGAAATTGAATATAGCCCACACTCTGGAGATTGCATTAAAGTATTAAACAAACAAAATGGAAAAGAAAAAACATATGTAGTGATTAATGAAAACGTAGGTGATCTACGATTACATACAAGAGAGTTAATGCCAAGAGTTCATTATACAATTTGTGATGAAAAACATTTGGATAATATTTATATGTTTAGTGTTTCAGCTTTACTTGATAAAGAAAGGTGGATATTGCGTATATATGATTCGTTTGGTATTGAAAGAAAACGAAATGGAATATATTCGTTTGTCGATACGTTAGATTCAGATGTCATTATTACCATTTTGATAGGAAAATACAAGCGTGAAGATACATTTAATGTAAAAGTACCTTGTGAATTAAGAAATTAAAAAAGGAGAATCGTATGGAAGAAAATAAAACGGGCGTTTGGGTACGCTGTATGAATGGCAAAGAAGTTAAATATAATCATAATCAGATTTCATCATTTAATGTAGGAGATATTGTCGAGGTAGATAACGATGATGTGTATGTAAGATTTAAAATTGAGGTCGTTGAATTAAAAGGTGTTTCCACGATTTTGGCTACTTATACAATAAAGCCTCAACTCAGAATTGATCGAACAACGCCTTTTTATTCAGTTACTAAATTTCGTGATGCTGAACCAATCGAAATGGATGTGTATGCGAATAATGAGGCATTGATCATTGTTCCATTTTGGTATGGAAAAGAACAGTATAGAAATCAGAATATACGGTCAATAGAAGCGGTAATTGCCATAACAAGAAAAGAATCATTAAGAACAATGAATGAAGATCTTGAGATTAAGACATGTACGATTTCAGCCGACAAAATAAAAATTGGCACATTAGCCCCACCACCACTTTCAGAAAGAAGAGGTTCTTTCCTGCCATACTATCAGCAAAAACCAATTACTGCAACGTCAGAAGCAGCAAAGAATTGGTGGAAAGAATGTTGTGGAGGATCCGAAACTGAACGTGGATTAAGGTTGCAGGTGCCAACAATAGAACTGGATCAGACGTTAAAAAAGATTGCTGGCAGAATGGACAACATCATGATTAGCGATTTAAGAACAAATCACGTCGAATTTAAGGAGAAAGAAATGTATACAAAGAATTTAAAAGAAATGATCAAGAAACCGATTTATGTTGACAAAGAAATTACTGTGAAGGAACCAATGTTAGATAACAACGGTAAGCAGATCGAAAAAGATGGTAAGCCAGTGTTTAAAGTAAAACATTATCATGGAATGGTTAAAATCTTATGGGTTAGTGGAGCAGAAACTGTTGCGTATGTAGAGGGAAATGATGTGTATGACAGAGAAAATGGCTTCAAAACTTGTGTATTAAAATACCTTTGTGGGAACGCAGGTGCTCATGACGCAGTTGATTTTTGGACAAATAAATATGTGAAATATCCAAGCAGTTGCATTGAAGTGACAGAAAATTTATGCAAATTAGAAAAAATTCTTGAGAATGACAAGCAGAGAGAAGAAGAAAGAAAAGGTTTGCCTCATGCAAAATTCTTTGTCGTAAAGAAAGAAGAATTAATGTTTGATCCACTTAAAGAATCATATGAGGACGAGAATGGTCAAAAGATTAAGGAATTTAAGAAACTTGCTAAGAAGTATTTCCCAGAACTCAAGGGCAAAGAAATTTATATCAATGACAATAAGAGTTATGAAATCTTCGTAGCAATTAAATAATACATGAAAAGGAGATAAATTATGTGTACGCCAATGAATGAAAACTGGAGCAATTTTTTAAACAAATTGTCAGAGCGTTTAAATAAAATGCTCGACTATGTAGAGAAAAACAATTCTACATTGTATGAAACTGATATTGATAAAGATGAACTTTGGGAAGTATATCTGAGTAGTTTTCCCGAAGAAACTAACAAGATGTATCGCAAGCGAAGAGAATACGATTGTGGTCATTGCCGAAACTTTATTAAAACAATCGGTGGAGCTGTGGCAATTGTTGACGGCAAGATTCATACAATCTGGGAGATCGACACAGATGATGTAGTATTTCAGCCAGTAGTTGATGCTTTAAGAACATATGTCGAATCAAAGCCGATCAAAGATATTTGGAGACATTTTACAAATACAGTTGGAGTAAAAAGTACAAATGAGTATACAGAAGATAAGCAGATTATCAAATGGACTCATATGTATACACCGATTCCAGAGAGATTACTAGAAAGAAAATCCGATATTCCTACAGCAAAAGCAAAAGTTAGAGATCGAAAGAATGTGTTTAAAAGATCACTCGATGAGATTACAGAAGAAGCTGTTGATACCGTATTAGAACTGATCGCTTCAAATACTCTTTACAGAGGACAGGAATGGGAAAGAGTCTTAAAAGACTTTAGAAAATATCAGCGAGAATATAATGCCTTGTCTGATGAAGAAAAAGATACATACACATGGGCAAAAGCAATGACTATCGGAGATGTAATTGGTCGTATTAGAAACCATAGTATTGGTACATTGCTTGTAAATATCAGTGAGGATATGGACTTAGATAATGCGGTTAAGGCTTATGAAAATGTTGTAGCTCCTGCGAATTACAAACGACCAAAGGCAATTTTTACAAAGAAAATGCTTGAGGATGCAAAGAAAACTGTGACTGATTTAGGATATATGGATTCATTACAGCGTAGATTTGCGGAACTTGATGATATTACAGTCAACAATATCCTGTTTTGTAATCGTGATGCAGCCCCACGTATTCAGGGCGGTTTAGATATTTTCGATGAGATGAGTAAGGAAGTTGCTGTAAATCCTAAGAAGTTCTCTAAAGTCGAAGAAATCAGTGCAGAGAAATTCGTATCAGATGTACTTCCAACGGCAAAAGAATTAGAAGTTCTGTTTGAAAATCGTCACAAGAAGAATATGGTTTCACTGATCGCACCTGTAAATAAAGATGCTAAGAACATGATGAAGTGGAGTAATCCTTTCAGCTGGGCATATTCAGGAAATATGACAGACAGTGAAATGAAAGAAAGAGTTAAGAACGCAGGTGGTGCAGTTGATGGAGTTTTAAGATTCTCAATTCAGTGGAATGCAAATACAGATTGGAATCAGGATGATTTTGATGCACATTGCAGAACTCCACGTCATCATATCTATTATGCTTCAATGCATGATTATGCAACTGGTGGAAGCCTTGATGTTGATGTAACTCATCCACATAGAGGAGAGCCTGCCGTAGAAAATATTACATGGGCAGATAAATCCAAAATGGTTGACGGAGAATATGATTTTTTCGTAAGAAATTTTGCTCATAGAAATGGAGTTTCTGGATTTACAGCAGAGATTGAATTTGATGGACAGATTTATGAATTTGAATATGATAAGCCTTTACGTCAGAACGAAGATGTTCCAGTGGCTACAGTTACATTAAAAGATGGAGTATTCACAATCAAAGAGAAACTTCCATCAACAACATCTTCAAGAGAAATCTGGGGAATCAATACAAATCAGTTTGTGCCAGTAACAGTAATGTGTTATTCACCTAACTATTGGGACGAGCAGACAGGTATTGGACATAAACATTATCTGTTTATGTTAAACGGATGTGTAAATGAAGATACTCCAAATGGATTCTTCAATGAGTTTTTGAAGCAGGAATTAGTACAGCACAAAAGAGTATTCGAGGCTTTAGGAAGTAAGATGCATGTCGCAGATGATCCAAACCAGCTATCAGGAATTGGTTTCAGTTCTACAAAACGAGATGATGTGATCGTTAAAGTCAAGGGTGCAACAGAAAGAGTTCTTAAAATTAAATTTTAACATAAAAAGGAGATTAAATTATGACAACAGAAAAGTTATTCGAAATGGCAACAAGAAGCAAATTGAGATTCCCATCAACAAAGGGAGAATTATCCGTAGAAGATTTATGGGATTTATCTGATAAAGATTTAGACGTGGTTTATAAAAATCTGAAAGATCAGGAAGTTAAATCTTCAGAAGAAAGTCTGTTGGATGATGCAAATGTTGATCCAAAATTAACGGCTGCGATTGGTATTGTGAAGTATATCTTTACAACAAAACGTAATGAGAGACTTGCTGAAAAGGAACGTATTAATAAGAAACTGACACAGAGAAAATATATTGATGCTCTTTCCAAGAAACAGGATGAGGCTATTGAGAAGATGTCAGAAGCAGAATTACGTGCAATGATTGATTCGTTAGAAGATTAAGATAATACACCTTCCCGTCAAATTTGACGGGTGGGTGCTTAAAGAAAGGAGACTGGAATGATTTATAAATTAGAATTAGGCGACTGGTCGGAAGATGGGCATAAAATATCAGAAAGTTTTTTATTTGATTGTAACTATGATATTCATAAAATTCGACAAGCGTATAAAGACAGTTGTAAAAAGCTAGGAGTAGCTTTTAATTACAATGAAGATTATACGGGTCTAGGTCTTGGTTATAGAAGTGAGAGACTGATTTGGACAGAGTATCAAGAATCAGAAATGAGCGAAACAGCATTTGAAATTTTAAATAATTCTGGGTGTTTTAAAGAGGTTGATTTCTATAAAGAAGATGGCGTGTATTATATTGAAGAAAGGAAAGATTGTGCAAAACTTATTATGAATTTTATCGCACTGTCTATGCCTGAAGATTTTCGATATAAGCTTGTCCAAGAGCCAAAAGTTGAATCGATTAATAGTTGGAATGATGAACTGAGACAGCACTTTGGGTATGGATTATTTGATTAATAAAACAGTAATTTAAAGGAAGGAGAAATTTATGAAAATATTAATTGTCGTCGATATGCAGAATGACTTCATTGACGGAAGCCTTGGAACCAAAGAAGCACAGGAGATCGTTCCAAAAGTTGTTGAGAAGATAAATTCGTTCGATGGGCGTCTTATTACAACATATGATACTCATTTTGAAGATTATCTATCAACACAGGAAGGTAAAAAATTACCAATAGAACATTGTCTTCTTGGTACCAATGGGTGGCAGCTCCATCCAGACGTACAACAAGCTTTGCAGACAAATGGATGGGAATATAATGGTTTGAATGACTATCATAAAATGTCTTTTGGGTCTACCGACTTGTTTTTTGATTATTGTTTATTACACAAAGAGCAAAAAAAAATAATTAAAAGTATTACATTAATCGGTCTTTGTACAGATATTTGTGTAATTTCAAACGCAATGTTATTAAAAGCAGCGTTACCAGAAGCAAAGATTATCGTAGATGCTTCCTGCTGTGCTGGTGTAACGCCAGAGAGTCACAAGAACGCACTCGAAGCAATGAAGATGTGCCAGATTGAAGTAATCAATGAGTAAAGGAGTGATGAAGGATGATTAGCATTGGTGATGTATCAGTTGTTCCAGAGGCTTTCCCAGACGGAACACAGAAGATTGATTTACCGTTAGAAGCGATGTATCGAGAGATTACAGAAAATAAGACAGTATATATTACCTGGCTATACGAATCAGACAAAGAGTTGTTTTCATTATATTGTATTTCTAAAAATATTAGAGAGCATTTTCCACAATTACAACAAGATTTAATGATGCCATACATACCAAATGCAAGATTTGATAGAGTAAAATATTCAAACGAATGCTTTACTTTAAAATATTTTGCACAAATTATTAATAGTCTTGGGTTTGTAAGAGTAATTGTAACTGATCCGCATTCCGATGTATCTACTGCATTGATTAATCATGTAGAAGTAATCCGTGGAGCATCATATATCACACAAACTTGTAGCAAAATCCTTAAAGCAGAGCCATCAAAAAATCTCGTAATTTATTTCCCAGACAGTGGATCACTAAAAAGATATTCTGAATTTGTATCAGATGATTATCCGATTGTCTATGGAATTAAAAATCGTGATTGGAAGACAGGAGAAATTCTTGGTATTGAGATTCATGGAGATACAGATAAATTAGATGAGAATACAGCAATTCTAATGATTGATGATATTTGTAGTAAGGGTGGCACATTCTACTACGGATCAAAAGAATTAAACAAATACGGTTGTAAAGATATGTATTTGTACGTTACTCACTGTGAAAACACAATTCTTGATGGCGAATTACTAAAGGAAGATAGTTTGTTTAAAAAAGTATTTACAACACGTAGTATTTTTACGAAAGAACATGAGAAAGTTGAGGTGTTAGATTTATGAAACAGACAAATCCAATGTTATTAATTGATTTTTATAAAGCAGTTCATGCTGAAATGTTACCAAAAGGTATTACAAAATCTGTTTCTTATTTTACTCCACGTATGAGCAGAGTAAAACGATGGAATGAAGTAGCCATGTTTGGATTACAAGGATTCATTAAAGAGTATTTGGTCGATTATTTTAATGAGTATTTTTTCTTTGAATATAGAAACAAAGCAATTGGTACTTATAAGACAGTAATGGATGCAGCTCTTGGAGAAGGTACATATGGATTACAGAAAATCGAAGATTTATATGATCTTGGCTATCTTCCAATTGAGATTAAGGCTCTTCCTGAAGGAACTTTAGTACCAATGCATGTGCCGATGTTTAGTATTGAGAATACTCACAAAGATTTTGCATGGTTACCACAGGCATTAGAAAGTTTAATTTCAGCAGAAATGTGGCATCCGATGATCGCTGCGACTGTCGGGCATACATATAGACAGATCGTTAATAAGTTTTATGAAATGACTTGCGATGATGATATTGTAAAAGCTAAAGCATTAGGAGCTTTTGATTTTCGTGGAGAAGAATGTTTACAGTCTGCGGTTAAAGCAGGAGCAGGATGGTGTTTATCATTCTTAAATACAGCTACGGTTCCAACAATTCCATATTTAGAGAGAAATTATAACTGTGATTGCACGAAAGAACCAGTTGCTTTTGGTAGTCCGTCTACTGAGCATTCGGTTATGTGTAGTAATTATGCGATCGACGGAGACGAAGAGACTCTGATTAAAAGATTACTTACAGAGATTTATCCAAACACAAGCTTCTCCGCAGTGTTAGATTCTTATGATTATTGGAATGTTGTAGAGAATATTCTTCCAAAACTTAAAAATGAGATTATGAATCACAATGGATGTTTTCTTGTCAGAGGAGACTCAGGAGATTGTGTAGATGTAGTAACCAGAACGATATTTAAGTTATGGGAAGAGTTTGGGGGAACGACAAACAGTAAAGGATATAAAGTTTTAGATCCTCATGTAAAAGCAATTTATGGAGATTCAATTACAGTGCAGAGATGTGAGCAGATTTATGACATCTTAGAGAAAAATGGATTCGCAGCAAGCAATGTTGCACTTGGCGTTGGATCATTCTCATTTCAGTGTATCGAAGAAGATGGAGTTTTGAAACCATTTACAAGAGATACGTTTAGTAGTTGCATCAAAGCAACATATTGTGAGATTGATGGCAGACCATATCCGATTTTTAAGAATCCAAAAGATGGCGGATTTAAGAAATCTCAGAGAGGTTTATGTCATGTCTATAAAGGATCAGACGGCAAACTGACATTTAAAGATGAGTATACTTCAGAAAATCTTCCAATGAATAATTTGCTTGAGACGGTATTTAGAGACGGTAAATTGGTCAAAGAACAGTCATTACAGGAGATTAGAAGAGTGTTAAACGAAGGAGAATTTTAAGAGAGGAGATATAAAACATGAGTTTTGATGAAAAAGAAACTAAAGACAGATTAGTGCAGTGGATCAGAGATTGGTTTGAAATTAATGGTAAAGGATGCAATGCCATTGTAGGAATTTCAGGAGGCAAGGATTCATCAGTTGTCGCAGCCTTATGCGTAGAAGCACTTGGCAAGGATCGAGTAATCGGTGTCATGATGCCACAGGGCGTACAGTCAGATATTGAGTATTCTCAAATGCTATGTGATCATCTCGGAATTGAACATTACACAGTTAATATTTTTAATGCTTGCAGAGATATTAAACATGAAATCAGAGATGAATTAGGTGGTAAATGGAGTAAACAGAGTGCTACAAATTTACCTGCTCGTATCCGTATGGTTACATTATATGCTTTTGCACAGAGTATGAATGGAAGAGTAGCAAATACATGTAATTTATCTGAAGATTGGGTCGGATATGCAACAAGATATGGAGATTCGGCTGGAGATTTTAGTCCATTAAGTGATCTGACTGTGACAGAAGTTAAAGCAATTGGTAAAGTTCTGGGACTTCCAACAGAGTTAATCGAAAAAACTCCTACTGATGGGTTATGTGGCAAGACAGATGAAGATAATCTTGGATTTACATACGAAGTGTTGGATGAATATATCAGAACAGGTGAATGCAAGGATAAAGCAGTGAGACAGATCATTGATGAAATGCATGAGAAGAATGTATTTAAACTTGCTCCAATGCCTAAATTTATATCTGGCATGTGGATCGAGGCAGGAATGGAGTTGGATGATTAAATATGGAAGTTAAAGCAAAATGGACAGGTCGTGGTTTTGCACTCTGTGTTGGAGAATGGAAGCTTTATGTTGACGGTAAGGATGTCACCAACAAAATTCCAGAAGATCTACGTACAGAACCCATGAATACATATAAAAAATATGAACGATGGTATTTCAAGGGTTGGGTTGAAGAATGGGAATCATATTATGACGGACTGAAGCAAGATGAATGGATTGAGTCTAATAAATATTGGTTAGATGAAATCACAACAGATATTGAAATTCAACGTCAAATTTTCAAAGCAATTAATGAACAAGATTTTCGCCCTAACTCATGTGGCGGATGTATTTAATAACAAGATTATGACACGAATGTGTTATGATAAATAAATTTTAAACAAAGGAGATATTTATGATTAACATGAATGGACTAACAGACAGGCAGGTATCGGATAATCGACGAATGTATGGTTCGAACAAGTTACCAGAACCACCAATGAAAACTTGGGTGGATTTCGCAGTAGATGCATTGAAAGATCCGACTTTAATGATTTTAATTGTAATTGCTGTATTACAGCTAGTACTTGCCGTAGCAGGAGTAATGAGTTTTTCGGAACCAATTGCAGTTTTAGTTGTACTTGCTCTCGCAACAACATTATCTGTCAAGACAGGGCTTGATTCTCAGAAATCAAAGGCTGATTTAAAAGCAGAAACATCAACGAGATATTGTGAAGTTATTAGAAATGGCAAGATTCAGACAATTAATACGGATGATATTGTAGTAGATGATATTGTTCTGGTTGGTACTGGACAGCAAATTTTTGCAGACGGATATATTATTGATGGCAAGATTACAGTTAACAATTCGGCAATCAATGGGGAAACAAAAGAAATCGAGAAAACTCCGATCGAGAATTTTAATTTTCATGCACGAGTAGATTCATCTACAGACGCATATGTGGATCAGAATTCATTATTTGCAGGCACACAGGTTATGTCTGGCGAAGGTAAGATGATTGTAACGCAGGTCGGTATCAATACAGTTAATGGAGATACACTTGTAAAGAGTCAGACATTAGAAGCTCCAGAAACAGCATTAGATATTGCGTTAGGAAACCTTGCAGCGTTCATCACAAAATGGGGATCTCTAGCAGCCACACTTACATTTATTGTCCTAGTTGCAACAGGCATTGTAAGTCTTGGTTTTGATAAATATTTTGATGGTGGAGCACTAGAAATTCTTAAGAAGTTTGCTCAGAATTTATCTGTAGCAGTATCAATTGTGGTCGCTGCGGTTCCCGAAGGATTACCACTGATTATCGAATTAGTTACTAAACAGAATGTGAGTACAATGAAGAAGTTTAATATTCTTGCTAAGAATCCAAATAAGATTCCAGAACTTGCTTATGTAGATTTAATTTGTACAGATAAGACAGGAACACTTACAACAGGTGTAATGACACCAGAGAGAATCATTGATGGTGCAGGCAACGATATTACAAAAAATTGTAGTACATTTGAACCTTTAGTGAATAACATTTGCTTAAACAACAGTGCAGTATTTGATGATCATGGCAATATCACAGGCGGCAACTCTATTGACAGAGCAACCTTAAGTTTAATTCCTTATGATAGATATTATACGGTGTCTGGAATTGATGGACTTGGGCAGAAGAATAAACAGGTTTTTAGTAGCTCTAATAAGTATTCTGCTTATGAATGTAAGAAAGGTCTTACATATTATAAGGGAGCACCCGAAAAATTAATTGCAAATTGCAAATATTATTACGATGGCAATGAAGTCAAAGAAATGACTAAAGAAGTCGTAAACAATATGAACAAAGCAATTAGTAATATGACATCTCAAGCAATGCGTTGTATCGCATTAACAGAAAACATTGGGACAATTACAGAGAATCAGCTACCAAATAATATGACTCTGATCGGCATCATTGGTGTAGTTGATCCTGTAAGAAAAGAAGTTCCAAATGCTGTAAAAATAGCACATGATGCAGGTATTCAGATCATTGAAATCACAGGAGATTGCATTGAAACAGCAAAAGCTGTAGCGATTAAGAGTGGTATATATGAAGAAAATGGTACAGATATCGCTTTAACAGATAGCGAATTTGTACAGTTAAGTGACGAAAAAGTGAAAGAAATTCTTCCAAATTTACGAGTGATCGCAAGATGTTCACCACAAACAAAACTAAGATTAGTAACCTTAGCACAGGAAGTTGGCAGATCCGTTGCTATGACAGGTGATGGAGTAAATGATTCCGCTGCATTAAAGAAATCAGATGTTGGTTTTGGTATGCAGAGTGGTAGTGATGTAGCAAAAGAAGCTTCAGACATTATTCTAACAGATGATAACTTTGCTTCAATCGTTAAAGGCGTAGAACTTGGACGAACATTTATGCATAATATCATGATGTTCTTAGAATTTCAGCTACCAATTAATATTGCATTGTTGATTCTAAGTACAATTTATCCGTTAGTAGCAACAGGAGCATTCTTAGCATCTGTACAGATTTTGATTATCAATATTATCATGGATTCGCTTAACTCTTTATCATTTGGTGGAGAGCCACCGAAAGAGGAGTATATGTCTGAACGACCTATTGTTAAAGGATCTGGATTATTTATTCGTGGAGCAAAACAGAGAATTGCGATTACTACAATAGGATTTATCGCACTATATGGTGTTTTGATCTTATCACCAATTTCAAAAATATTTGGAACAGATGAGCTAGGAATGACAGCGAGATTTGCATTGCTATGTTTTATGGCAGTATTTAATGGATTCAATATCAGAACAGATTCGTTCAACTTATTTAAAGGCATTGGTAAAAATAAGTTATTCATTGAAATTGCAGTAGGAATTTTCGCATTCACAGTATTGTTATGCAATGTAGCAAGCTCATTAGTAAATACAACAGCATTAGATATAACACATTGGATTACAATTATCATTTTAGCGTTGATGATCGTACCTGTTGATTTTTTACGCAAAGTGATTGTAAATAAACAGAAATAAAGGAGATATATGTATGGGATTATTTGACAAATTATTTGGAAAGCAGAACAATTCAAAGGCTTCCGCATCAGTAGCAAGTACAACAATAGGCAACAGAGGAGTTTCGTCTCCTCAGAGTCCTACCAACTCAGCAGTAATTGATATGTCTAAATCAGCACAGAGCTTGAATAAAGTGTTAATTGATATGTCAAAAGATCGTAAGGTAAATATGGATAACCATATTGCCAGAGTTGCTTTAGCGATGGACTATTCAGGAAGTATGAGTAATTTATTTAGTAATGGTTCTGTTCAGGATGTTGTGACAAGATTGCTTCCAATTGCATTAAAATTTGACGACAATGGAGAATTGGAATCATGGCTATTCTCAAATGGTTTTGACAGATTGGATGCAGTTACAATCAACAACTATAAGAATTATGTGAGAAAAGAGATGATGGGATCTCATATGAATATGGGTGGTACAAATTATGCACCAGTCCTTACAGATATGGTTCATTATTACAAAGACGTTGAACCAAGCAATATTCCTGCATTCATTATTTTTATTACAGATGGAGAAAACTGGGATGCAAGTGAGACAGATGATATCGTAAGAGAATTATCTGAATATAACATTTTCGTGCAGTTTATTGGTATCGGTGATGAGGACTTCAATTATCTGAAGAAACTTGACAATCTTAAGGGGCGTAAACATGACAATACAGGGTTCACAGCAGTAAAAGACATGAATCGTATGTCTGATGAGGAGTTATATACAGAAATTTTAAGACAGTACATTGATTGGTTAAACGACAAATAAGAAAGTAGAGGTATAAGAATATGGCAGTAATTGATATGAGTAAAAATCAGAAAATTGACATGGTAAAAGAAGATGGATCAGCAATGAAGAAAATCTTTATTGGTATCAACTGGGATATGAATAGATATTCTGGCGAAGCACCAAATGATTGTGATCTAAATGGTTTTTTAACAAACGGAGATCGTAAGGTTGCCTACCCAAAAGATATTGTAAATTATAACACTTATGATCCAGAGAAATATCCTTGGATTGAATATTCAGGAGACAATACAGATGGAGATGATTCTCAGGGAATCGAATATAGAGGAGTGCATTATGATGAATATTTTATTGTAGATGCGACAAAATTCCCTGCTGATAGATCAGAGTTTATTGTTGGTGTTAGTATTTATCGAGCTATTCAGAGACTTCAGAATTTTGGAATGGTTAGTAATTCAGTAGTTATGGTATGTGATTATGACGATCCAAATAGTGATCAGTATAAGTATGATTTATCTGAAAACAGAAACTTTGACAGTTTAAATGCAGTTGAGTTAGGTCGTCTGTATAAGTATGGTAATGGATTTAGATGGCAGGCTTTAGGTTCTGGCTATACAGGAGGTATGACTGAACTGTTTAAAAATTTTGGAATGGCAATTAATGAAGGGCAGGATCTTGATGAAAACGGAACCCCAATTGAATACTAGGAAGGAATTATTATGGTAGCAATTTTTATTTGTGTGCTTGTGTTGATCGCAGCATATTTATTATTCACAAAAAACGGACAGAAAATCAAAAGTAGAATGTCTGGTACAGTAGAAGAGAAACTTAAGGAAGATGCAATGACGGCAGAAGGTGCTAAGTCAAGATATAATATGGCAATTCGAGAGAAAAGGGAACTATATAGTAAAGCCGCAGAGACATATACAAAGATTTCGGGAAGACTTGATCAGGCAGAAGAAGAACTTCATCTTATGAAAAAAGATATGCAGAAAATCAGAATGCAGATTGACGCATGTCTTGACAATAATAACGACGAACGTGCTATGACTTATGCAACGAGATTAGCCAATTTAGAAAAAGATGTAGATAAAAAGAAAGAATACATTAAAGAGTTAAAAGACATGAAGATTCAACAGCAGGAAATTAGAAATCGTGCTAATGAAGAAGTTGTTAAACTACAGGATGAAAAGAAACGTACTATTGACCAGATTGAAGCGGATCAGCAGATGATTGATTTACACGATAGTATGGATAAGTTTAAAAATACTACTGTCAACCAGGAAGCTTTAGAAGAAGTACGTGATAGTGCAAAACAGCTTAATGAAAAAGCTAGAGGTAGTAAAATCGCTTATGAGTCTAGTGCAGATGCTTTAGATTACCGCATGGAACAGGAAGAAAAACAGAGGGATGCAGAAGCGATTCTAAATCAGATTAAGAATTCACGTAAAAAATAAACTCATTTAAATTAATTTAACAAACATAAAATAAAACTGGCATTTTATGACTCTATAAAACACAATATATAGTGATTATCCAATTATTGAACCACTATATATAGTTGTATAAAGTGCCAGTCATGGAAACATAGCTCAGTTGGTAGAGCAGGCAATACATAAACATTCATTTTTCTACCTCCATATAAGTATTTTTATTTATTTACATTTAATTTTCATCACATATAAATTGCCGACACAGGTTCGATTCCTGTTGTTTCCACTAAAAAAGACCTCAACCTAAATGGTTAAAGTCTTTTTGGTTAATCGTTTGGTATGACCTCGATAACATCTTCAACTTTGCAATCAAGATATAAGCAAATTTTGTCAATGTTTTCGAGACTGATATACTGATTCTTTGCCATCTTGGCAATTGTACCAGACCCCATATTTAAAGCGGTTCGTAAATCAGATTTTGTCATACCCTTTTTCGCTAAAGTTACGAAAAGCGGTTTATAACTTATCATATGATATACCTCCACATCTATATTGTAACATATTATATACAGGATGTAAAATAAAATATTCAAGAAGTTGAAGATTTTGTATTGACACTATGTGCAAGAAGTGGTATATTATATTCAACAAATGAAAGGTAAACTTCAAGAAAATGAAATATGAAGGAGTGAGAAAATGTCAAATAAAATTTACAGATATTATCAACCAAACGATAAAGATACAAAAGACAATCATTCAGATTGCGTGATCAGAGCATTAACAAAAGTGCTTGATAAAGAATGGTTAACAACATTTGATGATTTGTTACCATACGCAAGGGATATGCAGTGTATGCCATCAGAGCGAAAATGTTACGAAGAATATTTATTCGATAATGGGTTTGCTTATCAAGGTATTAGCAACCGAAAAGGATCTAAACGACCAACAGTTGAAAGTTTTGCAAAAGATCATAAACAAGGCAATTACTTGGTAAATGTTGCGAATCATGTAGTTGCAATTTCAGACGGTTGTTATTACGACACATGGGATTCTGGAGATTGTTGCTTGTATGGATATTACTATAAGGAAGAAGGAGAGAAATAAATGAGAAAGAAAATTTTGGCAACGGTTCTAGGAACAACGATTTGCTTAGGATCAATGACAGGATGTACCGCAGGATTCAAAAGAGGAGTTGTTGATATGAAAAGCAATTGGAATGGTGGTATGAATAGAGTCATTACAGTATACACGGCAGACGGTAAGAAGATTGCTGAATATAAAGGAAAAATTGATATTGATACAAATGATGGTGGATATGTCAAGTTTGACTACAAAGGTAAGAGATATATTTATTATAACTGTTTTGTAGAGAGTATCGCAGATATTGATTAGAGAGGAGAGAAACAAATGAATTTAGAAGAAACTATCAAATGCGCAAATGATATGACAACAAAGAAATACACAGAAGCCATGTTGTGTCATGCGAATCCAGACGATGAAGAACTTGATGGATTGATTGACTGTGCCTTAAATCATGAGCAACTTGCGAAGTGGCTGGGAGAATTGAAAGAGTTAAAAGAATATAAAGAAAAGTATAGATGGCATGACTTAAGAAAGAATCCTGATGATCTGCCAGAAGATATTAAGTACGTTTGGGTTTTTATAAAAGGTGAATGCACTCATAGGTCATGGCACGATTCTCATGGATGGAGAAGGCGTAACAGTAACATTTTATACTATAACGACGAAAGTGTTTTGGCGTGGAGAGAGATTGAAGAGTTTAAAAGTGAGGGGAAATAAATGAGTACAACAAAAACAATTGATATTTCAGTGCTGCCAGAGGCAGAACAGGATCTAATAAAAGCATTATTTGATAAATGTTGTGAAAGAGCGAAACCAAAAGAAAAAACTAATTCAGGGTCTAAAGTTTGGAAACCAAAATACGGTGAAAGATATCATTACATTGATGGTAGCGGATCTATTTATAGTGCAATATGGTTTAATAGCATTGTCGATAACGGTAGATGGGTATTAGGCAACGTATTTAAAACACAAGAAGAAGCAGTATTTGCAAGAAAGAAAAGAAAAGTAGAAGTTGAACTTGAGCGGTATGCAAAGGAACACAATGGCACAGAATTTGCCAATCGTTGTTATTGTATTCGATGTGAAGAAGACGGAAAAAGACTTCTTTGCGATACATGGGCTACAACAAAAATACAGGGTACAGTTATGTTTACATCAAAAGATGTTTTAGTTGATGCAATTGAAGCAATCGGAAGAGACAGAATCATTAAATACATCTTTGGAGCATAAAGTGAGGTGAAAGAAAATGGGTATAGCAAAGACAATTGATATTTCAAAATTATCTGAAGCACAACAGAATTTATTCAAATCATTATTTGAGCAATTTTGTGAAAGATCAGAAAAAGAAGAAAAAGCTAATTCATGTGGTTTAAAGAATGGGGATACGTATTATTTCATCACTGATGATGGGCATATCTGTATGGCAAAATGGCAAGGTAGAGCATCAGATTTTAGAAGATTAGCTTTAGGTAATGTATTTAAGACTGAAAAGGATACAGAGTTTGCTATTGAAAAGCAGAAGGTTAGGGTTGAATTGCAAATATATGCTGATGAACATAATGATCCTGATCAAGAAGAATGGGATGGAGCGAATTTTCATTATTATATTGGATATGATGTGACTGAGGATGATTTGGCAAAAATCCCTGCCGTACAACTTAGACGCCTAAATGAGGTATATTTTTCTTCTAAAGAAATCGCTGAGGATGCCGCCAACAAGGTTGGAGCAAAACGCATCATAAAATATCTATTTGATGTTGATTGTGAGTTGGATGAATAGTATGAAAGTTTTATATAAAGGTAAGCCATACAAAGTGTATGGAGTAAGCCCTAGCCCATACACACAAGGTTATTACTATGAAAAGGGTGCAGATTTCTTAATCTATATAAAAAATAGTTGGGTATGGGTATCTTCTGATTATTGTGTACCATACAAAAAGAAAAAAACATAAGAAGGAAGAGGGTAAACGATATTAGATACAGATACGCACTTAGAGATGTTTCGCTATTTGCACTTACTGACGATACAACCGATGAAGAAAAAATAATATTTACAATTCAAGGGAGCAAGGCTGATATGAATTACAATCTAACATTCCCTGTCGTAGTTCTGAAAGATGAAAATGACTCAGTTCCATATATGGCATATATCCCATATTTTGACGTAATGACACAGGGATATGATGAAGAAGAATTGCAGATGATGGTCAAAGATTTGTTGAATCTCTGCTTAGAAGATAAAGAATCTTATACAATTCCTGCATGGGCATATAGTTATTTCAATGAAGACGATGTCAAAGAACGAGGCAGAAAATATTTCACAGAACTTGATGATGGAGACGATACATATTTTCAGAAGAATTTTTACACAGTATGGTGGTTCGATTTTAGGAGATAGTAGTAGAAAAGGAGAAAGATAAAATGGACGTTTTGTTTTACATAATTTGGGTATTGGCGTTTATGGTGATCATAGCAATTGGAATTGGAGTACCATATATGACCTATTACAATTACAAAAGAATTAAGGCAATGGATAAGAAACTTACGGGTATGTGCACAGGTCTTGGCATTATGTTAAGACCAGAAGAAGGTGATGATGAATGAGAGAGCTAAAAAACTATGAAGTTCTGATTAGTGGCGTTGTCACAGTTAGCGTTGTTGGTAGAACACAACCAGAAAAACGATATATTTTAGAGACTGTTTTAGATCATTTGCCAGAAATACGTGCTTCTTTTGGTGGTTGTATGAAAACCCATATCATTGAAAAAAATGGCATAACAGATCGTTCGTATCAAAATGAATTTGGACAGAATATCGGTAAAAGCTATTTTACGCAAGATTCTTATATGATAGTTATTGAAGGAAAATATCGAGATGCACTGTATACCATTAATGAAGTCCACAGAGGTTTTCAAAAATGGATATGTAGATTGGCAAAAAGATTGTATGTTGAAGACACCTTGGTTAAGTTGACCCAATGCTGTGATAAATGGATTAAAAAAGAAAAAATTATCACAAATGCAAATAATCAATATCAGAATATGTTTGAAGAATATTCATGGGTTGATTCAAGAAGTATGAATTGGACTGAATACTTATTATGGGATCGCACAGAGTTTCCACATATGCCAAATGGCGTGAAAGAATATTATCAACACGGAAATGAATCTCATGAATGTACACATCATTGGCACAAGCTAATAGAAGAATCTCATCCAGATGCTGTAACTCCGTACATCAAAAAGGTTTATCGATGTTTAAAATGTCGGAATATGAAACAAATTAAGATATCTTTGAAAGATGGGAGAATAATTAAATGAGAAGATTAATTTGGTATATCAGATCTTGTTTCCGTAAGCATGATTGGGAACAGATATTTAATTCAGATATATACTGGAGTGAGAAATCAACTAGACCTTATAAGCGTGAAAAGGTTTATCGCTGTAAGAAATGTGGCTGTGAGAAAAGATATATGACTGAGGGTGAAATCTGAGTTTTATGTAAAGAGAGGATGATGAGAAATGAGTTGGTGGACATATGTAAAGGGATTTGTTGAAGTTAGACCATTTGGAAGAACACAGGCAGAGGAAAGATACATACTTGAAACTGCATTGAATCATTTGCCTAGAGTAACAGGGTCTGAAAGCGATATGAATATACATATAGTTCAAAAAGCAGGATATGATATGAGCGATTCATGTAATGAATTTGAACAACGAACTCATTTGGGAAATGGTAGAAGAGGAAATTTCGAAACACAGGGAACATATTATTTGTTAGTCGAAGGCAGTTTGCGAGACAGAGAATTTCAAGAAACATATAGAGAATTACAAAAATGGCTATGTCGGCTTGCTAAAAGAGTTAGTGTCCAAGATGTAATGATTGAGGTCAAAGCATGGAACAGAAATAAACTTATTAGAAATGATAAAGGAATTTATACTCAAATGCTCGAAGATGTTAGTTGGATAAACAAGAATAGCATTAATTGGTGTGAATATCTAATGTGGAAACCTTATGGAACACATAGAATGGTTGGTTATCCTGAGAAGCTTGTAGAAAAATATTATCCAGATATATACAAGAAAGAAAAGGAGTATGAGGCGTGATAAATATAGTTGCGATTATATTGGGAACGATTGTTGGTAACATTATTGGTAACGAAATATTTGATAGTTTGTATCGAAAAGATAAACGTGTTAGTGATTTTCACAAGGATAATGATGTATCACTGCGTACTCGGACAGAAAATGATATGAAGCAATTAGATATGATGTTTGATGATCAGGTTATTAGGATATTAAGAGATATTCAAAACCATTGGTTACCTGAAAGACCAATAATATACGGAGATGATCGTATGTATACAGAGTCACAATACCAGGCAGAAAAGATGCATCAGGCTATTGACGATGCCGTTACTGTGTTATTAGAAAAAATGTAAAGTGAGGTGATTAATATGGGAGCCAATATTGAGTTCGCTATTGGCTATGCGATTGGGTTTTGTATCGTTGGAGTGATTGTATTTCTGAGATACGAAAGAAAGATGGATCGGATGAGGCAGACAAATGTAAATTTGATCTTAGATAAGATGTCGTTCATGGCTGATGCGAACGACAAAGAAAATGGTACATATAATAAGGAAGAAACTCGTTCAGATGTTAAGGACGCAGTGAAGTATGCAATGAAGAAAAGTCATCCAGATAATGGTGGTAGTGTAGAGGATTTTCGAAAATTTAGAGAGTTATATGAAGAAATGGAAGGTAAAGGAGTGAAGTAGATATGGCTAAGAAACAAAATAAAAATACGATGCAGATCAATAGAAAAATTACTTTAATTCCAGTTACAAGTGACAATGATGGTTGGAAGAAGAAGATGAATACATATCTTGAAAAATTTTATTTTGACAAGAAAATTAAAGCCAAAGAAAGACAAATCAAAAATACGAGTAAACCAGAAAGAAAAGAAGAATACAAACAGCAGCTTACAGAATATAAAAAGCAACAAGAACAGTTCTTAAATGGTGAGCTTGAAGATTATACAAAGCAGATGGTTATGAGTTATACATATGATTTGGTAAGAGACTGTATGGAAAGTGAAGCAAGACAGAAGAATTTCATAATGTCTTATATGTTCTCAGAGATGATCAGAGAGAAGGTCTGCTACTTAAAAAACAAGAAAGAAAAGGAAAAATGGGTAAATGACAATATCAATGTTGCATTTAGAGTTAAAGGATCACCAAAGGGAAGTATCTTTGACGATGTTGAGATTTATAGTCCATTAAGAGCATTGAGTATTCAGGGATATACTCAGGAATTAAAAGGAAGAGTCAAGAAATTTGCTACTGATGGTGGACTAGACGGGAAGTTGGCGGTTGATAATTATAAATTAGATTCACCATTTCATATGTCAAAGCAAGGATTTGATATTGTTCATGAATATGAAGACTTGACAGAGCTTAAAAAGAATATTGGTAAATCAAGTTGTGAAATATATGTGAATCTTGGTAACGGTGGCGTTCCTACATTCGCAAGATTTCAATTAGATTTTGGACACAAAGGCAATCGAGAAGAGTTAATTTCTACAATTACAAAAGTATTTACTGGCGAATATAAAGTATGCGGAAGTTCAATTCAGATTAATAAAAAGAATAAGATTATATTAAATCTTGGACTTGAAATTCCAAAAAGACTTACTGAATTAGATGAAAACACGGTAGTTGGAGTCGATCTTGGGTTAGCAGTTCCAGCTGTATGTTCTTTAAATAATAATCAGTATAAGAAAGAATATATTGGTGATGGAGAAGCTTTTGTAAAACAGAGAGGTAAAATTCAAAAAGAAAAACAGAGATTGCAAAAAGCATTAAAGCTTTCAAAGGGCGGACATGGAAGAAAAAGAAAAATGTTAGCTTTAGAAAGATTTAAAGAAAGAGAAGCAAATTTTGTAAATACTTATTGCCATAGAATCAGTAAAAAAGTTGTTGAATATGCCCTTAAGAACAATGCCAAATATATCAATATTGAGAATTTAAAAGGATATGATTCTAGTAAATTTATTCTGAGAAATTGGAGCTTCTATCAGCTTCAGCAGGATATTACATATAAAGCAGAAAGATATGGAATCGAAGTAAGAAAAGTCAATCCTGCGTTCACTTCTCAGGTATGTAGTTTTTGTGGTCATTGGGAATCTGGGCAGAGAATAAATCAGAAAACTTTTAAATGTGGAAATCCAAATTGCAAGAGTCATAATCTTAAATTTTTCAATGCTGATTATAATGCTGCAAGAAATATTTCAATGTCAACATTGTTTACAAGTGACAATTATAAGTTTGGAAAAGAATCTTTGCAAAAAGCAGCAGATTATTACGGAATTGATTTAGAAATTGATTCTGAAGACCAAGAAATTGCTTAAATTATCGACTGTATATGGCATGTTTTGGATGAGGTGCCGAACTTCATCGATCATAGAATATATGATTATGCCAAAAGTGAGGTGTGAATAGAAATGCACTCACTAAAATTTGTGTAACTAGACAGAACGTAAAGTTTTGCATTGTATACATAATAAAGATTTGAGGTTTGAAAACTATTAAAAATTACACAGATACAAAACGGTTCTAGTGATCAATTCAAACATTCATAAGTTTTAGAATCATTAGAAATTATATAATTATAAAATATAGTATTAAATAAACATTTACGTAAATATTAATAGTGTTTTAGTGTTTACGACAATATATACAGGTTAATTAAACCTGTTATAATTACACAATTTATTGTGTATGGCATGTTTCGAGAAATATCGTCACCAATATGATATTTCTGGTCATGGAGTATCATGACTATGCCAAAAGTGAGATTATATGATACTCACTAAAATGTATGTTGTTAGGTCTTTGTATTGGTCAGTATGGAATTTGAAGGTTAAGACCTATTGAAAATAACATATGTACGAAACCTCTATGTTTAATTGCGTAATCAACAACTTGGTCAAGACCTGTTAAAAATAAAAGATGTGTTTGGTTAAATTAAAATTGCACATTATGTGTATGGTGTGTTTTGGAGATTATATCTCGTTCATCGAATAGATGGATATGCCAAAAGTGAGGTTTAGATAACACTCACTAAAATCTATGTGATTAGGTAACAAAGCTATACAAAAGAATTTGAGGTTTTATACCTATAAAAAATTACATAGGTACAAAATTGATGCTAATTTTGTCTTACATTTTTGGTAGATTGACACCTATAAAAAATCACATAGGTACAAAACCGACAGAATTATTGAAGAAAGCAGAGGGATGATTGATACCTATAAAAATTGTATTTTAATACATGGCGTGTTCTGGAGAATTTATCTCGCTTATTTATTTGATAAGTACGCCAAAAGTGAGACCGAATGGTACTCACTAAAATCTATGTTAATTGAATATTTGAGGTTTAAGACCTATCAAATTTAGCATAGGTACGGAACGTCGAGGTTTTTGCAAGGTCTTTTTGTATATCAATTTTATCAAATTTAACAAAAACTAAAGGAATTTAAACAAAAAATGAAATCGAGACAACAACGAAAACAAGAGATAAAACGATTCTTTGATCGGCTGAGTCCCAGTGAATTGGACAGGCTGTTAGAAAGAAATGGAATTAATGATAAAGAGTCTGATGAGGCTCTTGCATATAGAATTATTAAAGAAGAAATTGAGAAAGGAGAGATATAATGAACAACTTCTTATATATTGAATCACGGGAAGAAGAGAATACATCCCTCGATTCTAAACGTGTTTTATTGAATGAAGAAAATTACAAACATATTATTTCATCATTAGATCATTATCCACCGACGGCAGACGAAGTTAAGAAAGCAATTTGTATTTTGACTGGACGATTGATCTACAGAAGCGTTTGGAATATGGAATCTGATATTGATAGTTTAAATATGAGTTTATCACCGCCAAAAGAAATGACGGTTGCAGAAATTGAAAAGGAACTTGGTTATAAAGTTAAGATTGTAAAGGAGAAATAATGCCAATGGCAAAAAAGAAACAAGGAATGTCGTTTGAAATGATGATGCAAAATATGGAAATTAATCCAAGGCAATTGTATCGTCGTAGTTCGTGGAAGAAGACACGAACAACTTATGATTATGTGTTTATGATGTGCGAAGAAGAATTAAATGAGATTATTCCATTTGATAAAAAATATAAAATGAAACCACTCTTATGTAGAGACCAAAATGGAGTTATAACATTGGGATGGTTGCCTACACAAGAGGATATTTTCGCAAATGATTGGGTTGAGCAAGGATGGGATTTTAACAGTAAAAGGAAGAGGTGAATAATTAATTGAATTTTATAAAAGCAATGATCGCAATAAAAAAAGACAAAACTACTATAAGAAGAGGCATTTGGGGAAAGGAAAAGTATTTGAAAATTTATTCGTCAGAATTAACTAATGTTTATTTTGAGTGTAATGATATGGGTGAATATAAGCCAGATTCAATTATTTTTTTATTTGATAAAGAAAACGCAGAAGTTTGGATACCTCTTGCGGAAGATGTATATGCAGATGACTGGGAAATATATGTTGAATCGGTTAAAAAGCCAAATCAATCAAAAGCAAAGGTGAAGGAGAAAGAAGAATGAAAGTGTTTTTAGGCGGAACATGCTCTGGATGGAAGTGGAGAGACCAGCTACAGAAGATGTTGGATTGTGATTATTATAATCCAATCGTAAAAAATTGGAGTGAAGAAGACCGACTGCGGGAAGTCAAGGAAAGAGAAGAATCTGACTATGTTCTGTATGGCATTACGAATGGTATTAAAGGAGTATACAGTATTGCAGAAGTAGTTGATGATTCTCATAAGCGACCAGATAAAGTGATCTTTCTTAATCTCTATCAGGAACAAAAGAATAAAGAATCTAAGCAGATGAGCCACAGTTTAAAAGCAGTCGAAAATTTATTGAAAGAAAATCGTATTAAAGTATATTCTGGCGTACATGCTATGCAGGATGTTGCAGATTTTCTTAACTTAATGAATAAACGAAAGGGGTAAAGAAGAATGAAATGTTTTTATCATGTTGATCAGGACGGCATCGTATCTGGTTTCTATGTCAGAAAAGCTTGCGAACAGCGAGGTTTAGAGTTTAAACCAGAAGACTTCCGAAAAATTAATTACGGCATGAAATTCCCGTTTCATGACATTGAGCAGGATGAATTTGTGTTTATTGTAGACCACAGTATTGAGCCAGAAGAGATGTGGCAGTTGCTCAGTATTACAAAGAATGTATTTTGGATCGACCATCATCAGTCTACGATTGAAGCGTATAAAGATTTCAAGTGTGATGTAAAAGGAATCAGAATTACTGGAGCGGGTATTTCAGGAGCGAATTTGACATGGTTATATTTTAAATATATGTGTGATGAAAATTGGGAGCAAATTGAGAGGACGGATGAGAAAAATGTAAAAAGATTACTCAATATATATAAATATAAAGCAGATTATCCAAAACTGGCAGAATATACAGCCATGTGGGATACATTTTATTTTGGTGAAACGTCAAAACAATTCGTAAAAGCATTTCACTATGCATTTGAATCGTATGATTTTGATGCGTTAAGTCCATTGCTAAACACGTTAAATAAAGATCAAGGAATTTATGAAGCAGCAAAAATTATTGGTGATATGATAGCAGATGGCTTATCAATTATTGAGTATTTAGCAGCAAATGCAGAACAATATCTTAGAGCATATGGTTTTGAAACCATATTTGAGGGACATAAAGTCTATGCAATCAACCGAGCATTAATCAATTCTGATTTCTTTGAATCTATTGATGCTTCTAAATATGATATGTTCATTGGTTTTTCGTTCAATGGAAGTATGTGGGAATATCAGTTGCGATCCGCAGAACAGGATAAAGTAAATGTGTATGAGCTTGCTGTGAAATATGGTGGCGGTGGTCATCCAAATGCAGCTGGGTTCAGAAGTGATAAGTATGTGTTAGGAGTGTGATGTATGTCAAAGAAAAATACAAGAGAAATTGAACGTGCTTTTAGTAAAAGCAGAGATCCAGATTGGGAAGCCGATGTAGAAATTTATGGAAAAAGGATTTTAAAAACAGTACGTGGTATTTGTCTTGGTGATGAATGGACAGAAATTAATTCATTGAGAAATAAGGATCGGATTGAGTTAGCGGAGATGTTTTGTAATTTTGACGATCATAATCCACATTTTAATCTTAGCCCTCAATATGTTTTATTGGATAAGTTTTCTATAACATCTCCTGCGATATTGTGTAGCAATGAAATAGTTATGAAAAATGGCAAAGTTTTGAGTGTTGATAATATATCAGCAAATCTATCAGGTGAAAATGAGGTATACAAGATTTATTCAAATACGAAATATGATGATTATACATATTATGATGAATCAAAAAATTTAGTATTTGAATTAGCATCAAAAGATGTTGATAAGATAATCCGATTTATGAGAGATTTTATGGATGTATTGCGTGACAGTAAGTTAACAAAGTATAGAAATAGTAGTTTTTTATGGAGACTATTTAACACTCTTGATATGCCATATTTTAAACAAACATATTCCATGAATGATTTGAAAAAATATACAAACACATTTAGATCTGAGGTTTGTGGTCAACTAAAAGAAACTATTCCTAATTTTAAATATACTGGAGTTCCAATGGGCGGGTATATTGAAAGATATTTTGAATTAAGTTATGTAGAGGAAGTACAAAAATTCATTAAAGAACAGGAGGCTAAGAAATGTGAAGAAACTAAATGATGAACAGCGAAAGCTGATTGAAGATAATTATTCTTTGATTTGGCATTTACATGAAAAATATTTTACAAAGTTTACAGATTTTGATACATATATGGATCTTGGTCGTATGGCAATTTGTAAAGCAGCATTAAAATGGGACGAGTCTAAAGGAACTTTTGGTACATATCTCTTCTGGGTATTACGTTCAGAAGTGAATCAATATTATACAAAATGGCATAGACCAACAGAAAAAATGAATAGAAATGCCGAATCGTTAGATACGCCATTGGCAGGATACGAACCAGAAGATGATATTACAATCGGAACAACACTGATGAGTAAAGATAATGTAGAGGATGAGGTGCTTACAAAGGTACATTTTCAAAATGAGTTTGATAAATTGGCACCGAGAAATAAAAAGATTATCACGTTAAAGCAGAAAGGTTTAACACAAAGACAAATTGCAAGTCAGCTTGGAATCACTCATCAGTGGGTTAGTCAAAATATTGTACAGTTTAAGAAAGCATTATGTGGATAAAAGAGGTGAGACCATGACAATTGAAGAAGTAAAGGATTACATAAACTCGTCTACAGAGTATGACTTTTTGCGAGACTATCAGCGCAAAATCGCTTTTCTCACGTTAGGTGGAAGTTATGCCTACGGAACAAACACAGAGGATTCTGACATTGATTTGCGTGGTGTTTTCCTTAGTGATAAAAGAGAGATTTTGTTGAATGACAGCACGAAACTGGTGGATACCAAAAAGGATACTGATACTGTAATGTATACATTAAAAAAATATGTCGACCTATGTGCTAAAGGTAATCCTACAACATTAGAACTGTTGTATAATCGTCCAGAATGTTATTTGTATATATCTGATATAGGTATGGAACTAATTAAAAATCGAAATATGTTTTTATCTAAGAAAATTTGGTATGCATTTGATGGATGTGTAGAGGCTTTGAACGAACAAACTGTCAGAAGTTATGACGCAACCGTTTTAACAGAAGATCAGATTAATTTGGTAAGGAAAAAGGCTTGTAAGGCTATGATGCATGTAATTAGAGTAATGCATAACGGAACAGCGTTATTAAAAACATCTACAATGCAAACTTACAACTTTGAACTTCTCAGACGAGCTTTATTATTGCTGAGAGATGGAGTTTATTGTAGCAGTATGATGATCAAAGGAAGAGCAACTGATCATATGTTCAAACGATTTGTTCCATCTAATGATTTTGGAGAGCTATTTAATGTATTTTATCAAGCTTTTGAAAACGCATTTAAAACTACAACCTTACCAGACGAACCGGACTGGGATCGTATTAATGATTTTCTGGCAACAACAAATGAACGAATTGTGAGAGGAATGGTGTGATGTATTCACAAATAAGAAAGTAGGTGATAAAGATGTTTGAGTTATTGAAAAGTGGGTTATATATAAATAATTGCGATTGGAGATATGATGTAAAATTCGATAAGGAATATACTGCTAAAGAATTTATTGAGGAAATTATGCAAACAAGAGTTGGTGATTGGGGATGTATCAGTATTTATGATAATACGAAACGCATTGAGCAATTAGAATATGATACAGTAGGAAGTAATTGTATATCATATAATTTAGATTATAAGATTAAAAAGGCATATGCAATCCGCAAAGGTTCAAGAACGGATTATAATATCTGTATTGAATATCAAAAACAGAAGCCGAATAAAGTAACAAAAGGTTCGCTCAGATTCATTGTTAAGAAACCAGATGGAGAAGAATCAGTGGTGGTTATTTTTAAGAATAAATCCGATGGCACATATTCATTTGTTAATTTGACAAAAGAGCATATTTGTTCATGTAAATTTAAAACAATTGAGGAAGCCATTCAGGATATGAATGATCGCTTAAGAAAAGGATTGATTGAGTCCTATATTGTGAAAGGAGAAAGAAAATAATGGATATACATATTGGAGATTTTTGGCAGAATAAATGTAATCCAAAAGTAATTCAGCATGTGGTTAATTTTTCATTTAGAATGGGTGGAGTCCCAAGTAGTAAAGATATGCTACTGATCTGTGAAGAATTTCATTATACAAAGATAGGTGAGAATCCTGCCTCTGTTAAAGAAGATTCCAGATTCTTCTCACATATTACAGTGGATAATTTTAAAAAGATGAATCAATGTATTCTCAGTGCTGAGAGGATTATGAAAGATACTCAGGCATTTAAAACAGATAAAGATATTTTGGATTATTTAACGAAGAAAGTGGAGGAGAAATTAAATGCAAAATAATATATTTCAGATTTATTTGGCTGGCGGTATGCAAAACTTATCGTTTACAAAACAAAATGAGTGGCGAGAAAAAATTCGTAAATCACTTATCAGTCGATGTAAAAAAACATGTGCCGATACCAAGCCAATGAATATTATTAACCCTGTAGATTATTATAATTTTAAAGAAAAATTATTCGATACAGAGAAAGAAGTGATGCGATTTGATACCAACTTTGTTAGAAACAGCGATCTTGTAATTGTTAATGCAAATGATCCGAAAAGTATTGGAACGTCTATGGAGATTGCGATCGCATATGAACATCATATTCCTGTACTGATTCTGAACAAAGATATTGAACCATTACATGCTTGGTGGATTGAGATGTCTGATAGAGTGTTTAGAGATTCTGACAGTTTATGCGATTATGTTACAGATTTCTACTTGACGATGAAGCATTATAATTGGGAGCATAACGTGATGATAAAATAGGAATTTGAGGCAAAATGAAAGGAGTTGAATCACTATTACGGCAGAGAAACAAGGCAAGTTTATTATTTTCCATCTGGATGATGGTAAAACTTGTAAATATGATTTATCAAATGGTGATTGCTATGGCAAAAGTGGTAAGAAAGTGAAAGCTTTAAATAATATTCTGTCTGGGCATTCGGCTGATGAATTGGATAAATTATTTGTGTCCGATCCACATTATGCAGAGTTTTTAAAATATGTAAACTGGCGAAAAAATTGTGAAATGGGAAGAACTACATGGGGCTTCATTGATTATAATTTAGGAACATTGTTTAAATATGCAAGTAAATATTCGGTATGTGAGCAGTTCTTTGCTATAGGATTTACACATAAACAAGTCACAGAAGATTTTAAATATTCAATCAATGAAGTACCAAAATGGTTAAGAAATTATTGTCTTGGTGTAAAGAATAGACGATTGTTAAGTAATGATTTTGTTGATTTTTATAAGATGTATCCAGATTATGTACAAACGATTTTGCAGACAGAGTATATGACATTAACTAAAGAATATTTAATAAATTTCTTCGAGGATAATCATAGATATCGTTTTACGAAAATTTTGGAGGCTTTAAATCAGGATTATGGCTATAATCTTGCAGATGTGTTTGTTTATATAGATAGAATAATTACATTTGAAGCTGCTACCAATAGTATAAATTGGTTACTCGGAGAATTGCGTGATTATGCCCGTATGATGGACGCAATCAGTCATAAATTTGATAGATATCCAAGACATTTCAAAACAACAATGGATATTGTCACAAGAAATTACAAAAGATTGCAAAAAGAATTTTCGGAAGAAGTCTTTAAGAACCGTATTAATAAAGAATACGAATTTACATATAAAGGACTGAGATTCTTTTATCCAGACTCCACTCAAGACATTAAAGACGAAGCGGTGCAGCAAAATAATTGTGTGGCAAGTTACATAGATCGAGTCATTGATGGCGAATGCCACATTATGTTCTTAAGAAGAGTAAAAGAACCAGACAAATCGTTAGTGACGATTGAAATACAAAATGGGCGAATCGTACAAGCACTGCAAAGATTCAATGATCCTCTAACCGCTGATCAACAAGAAGCGGTCGATGCATGGAATGAACATTTTAGCAAGAAAGGTAAGGTGGCAGCATGATCAATATTCATGAATTAACTACAGATCATAAGATTAAATTAAAGAAGCCAATGGGATGCTTCGATAATCTTGGCGAGGTATGCGAGATTGTTAAGATTGATACAGATGAAAATGTTATCAATTTTAGATTTGGTGTAGATAGAGTGCATCTTGGTGTGATGTCGGGAGATGAATTAGAAAAATATTTTGATGTTATTGAACCTGCTGTTGCGCCAGATGATTATGAGTGGCATCCATATGGGTTTATTGACGGATATCAGGTTGAATATCGGGCGGATGTCAATGGAGGAATTCATATGAGCATTGGTTATAATGGATCAATTATTTCAGTTTCATATAACCATCCAGAAATTGGATATCGTACAATTCAAAATGGACAGCAGGGTAAATTTTATGAAAATGATTTAAAGGTTGCATTTTTCAAATTACAGAAATCATATTATGATCAATTATATAAAGATGTTCACTATGAAGTTGAATCTGAGTATTTTGCTAAGAGAGACGAATGTGGTCTTGAGCTTAATGAATGGTAGAAGTAACTATGAAGGATGTAAAATTGATAATCCAATTAGCAAGTATTCTCATAGCATGTGTCGTTTATGTTGGAATATGGTGCTGGATTTATGACAATAGAGATGAATACTTATATATATCATATCCAAAAGGGATTCCTGGAAGATTCTTGAGTATGTTCTCTCAAATATGGTGTGTTATACATATTGTTGGTGCTATAGGTGCAATTATATGGGCTTGGTGTTAGAAAGAGGTGATGTAAAATGTGCGATTTTAAGGTTGGAGATAAGGTGTATTTTGCTTGGTATGATGAACCATATACTGTTAAGTCTGGAATCATTACGGAGATTAAATGTCTTGGCGATCTAATATATATAATGATACAAGACAGTATAACGCATGGTTTATATATGGTTCTTTTAGAAGAGATATATCGCACTGAATCAGAAATAAAAGCGGTTCTAAAACGAGAGTTTTATGCTAAGGTGAATGAGGTTAAAAAAGACATTCATACCTTAGAAGATTTGCTGAAATTTATGTATGACAATGGTCTCGTAGATTGGTCATCACCACATATAAATGGTTGGCAGACAGATTGGGTAAGTCGTGTTGCAGTACGAGAACTGGCAAAAGAAATTTGCGGTATTGAGTTAGGAGAGTAATGTAGATGGAGAAGAAACTTTTGTGCGCATATTGTCGAAAGCTAGTTGATTATGAACTTGAAACAAGGTTTACAATTGTTCCAATGATAGGTGAAAGAATTTCGTTTGCAGAGACATATGGTATTTGTAAGATTTGTGGAAAGAAAATTTTTATTCCAGAGGTACATGATCATAACATGGAAGCTATGGACAGAGTATATCGGATTACAAAAGAGCGAAAGGGGAATTTAGCAATGAATCAAGCCTATCAAAATCAAGGAATGTATTGCAAGGCACAGAATTGTTTCACCAATGAATGGATCACTGGCACATATATTGGTAAAGGACTTGTATTATTTCCAAGTGATGAACCAGAAAATCATAAAGACGAGAGTGGCATGTATGTTAGTCAAGTCAAATTAGATACTATTTGTAGATCAACTGGCAGAGAAAATGAATTTGAATATGATGTTGTACAGTTGGTCGATAACGACGAAGATACTTACTTGATTATTTATAGTGATGAAGATTTGGCGTGGCAGATGTTATCTATTTATAGTTCTGATATGATCGATTTGGGAGAAATCAAGCCAGATCAATATGTCAAACTTGGCAATATCAAAGAAGATGATTATTGGAGAAAGGAATGGGAAAGACAGAGTGAAAAAAGAAAATAATAAAGTGTTTACATATGGGCAGTTAGAAGAATTAAGAGATAGTTTAGCACTTCCAATGAATGAGGTTGAATCAAATAAGCAAGATCATATACTTCGAAAATATTATAATATATGTAGTTTACTTGATATGTTTCAACTGACGAAACCACTAGTTGATGCACTAAAATGTCAACCGATTGCAGCGAGATATTTTGTTTTTTTGTTATGGAACGAATTGGTGAATTCGTGTATTAATGCGTGCGATACATTGACTGTGAACGACATAGAGAATCGAGATTCTGAAAAGCTACTATCTACCAAAACCAATGCGGCACAGTACATCCATGTATTAAATGATATGATTTCCGTAAATGATTATACAACAATTCAAGATGAGGCGTTGCAGTTTGCAATTGATGCAATCAAGGAGAAATATAATGGAGAAAGAAAAGAAAAGTAAATTACATACGCCTGAAGAGATTCTAAATGCATTGCATGTAATTCAGGATACATGTGAGTATTATCTTCATGGCAATGATGAAGATTGCGAAAAATGCCCATTATGTACAATGACAGGGAGGGCGCCAAGTTGCACGATTAGAGATTCTGATCCTTGTATTTGGGAGATTGATGATGATCCAGATACTGTATGGCGAGCATTTGGAAAGTAGGAGGTGCTTATATGTTTGAGAAAAATTATGGAGAGTACACAGAAGAAGCAGTGGCTGTTGCACTAAGAACAATACAAGATATTTGTTCTATTAACAAAGATAGCTGTGGTTGTAGTAGTAAATGTCCGTTTTTAGAATTGTGGGACGGGGGAGCTAGGCAAATATGTCATATCTCCTATAATTATCCTGATGACTGGAAATTAAACCAGTTTCCACCTAAGCAATGGGAACCTTTTTACAAGGGATAATACATAAACACAAGTAAATAAAGGAGTAAATGTCGTTGAAATTAAATGACGAACAGAGAAAATTAGTAGAACAAAATCATAATTTGATTTACTCTGCTATGACAAAATGCGGTATCCGCAGACAAGATTTTGATGACTATTATGGATTCGCTGCTATTGGGTTGTGTAAGGCAGCAATTGATTATGATGAATCCAAAGCTAAATCATTCTCTACATATGCATATAAATGTATGCAAAAAGAAATTATAGCATATACTCGATGGAGATTTGCAGATAAAAGAGATGAACGACTTACCTTATCGTACAATCAGTTAATGAATGATTTAGATGAAGACGAAAAAGAATATTCTTTTTTGTTAGCTGATAAAAAAAATAATGAAAAAAAATTAATTTTCTTTTTGTGTTTTGATGAGCAAATGCGAATACTAAATAATAAGGACAGGTTAATTATTAATTTAAAGGCAAAAGGGTATACGAACGAAGAAATAGGAAATACCCTTGGTGTTACATATCAAGCAATTCAATATCAATTGAAAAAAATTAAAAATAAATTAATCCCATCCTTATAATTTCAAAAAAGCTTTTTGCTTTTATTATTTTTTTGACGCATTTGTTATAAACATACTAGAACGATTATAACAATATAAGACGATCAGATAAAATTATTTTTTGTTCCTGTTGGCTTTGGCAGAGTTGACAGTGGATATAAATTGATGACTTATTTACAAACTAAAAACTAACTAAACAAATTTAATAACAAGAGGAGGAATTCTATTTAATGAATTTTGAAATGACAGGAAAGCTCAGCATTAGCAAGGACACAGAAAAATTTCACCCTTACAGTGAGACAAAATATGAAAAGTCAGGCTGGGTACGAAGAAGACTGTTATTTAATGTGACATGCGGTGACAGTAGACATATGTTAACTGTTGATGCAGGAAGTTTCGAAGATGGACACGGTGATGTCTATACATATTCCAAACCAGAATACAACTCAAGTGGTAAGAAAATCAAAGATGGAGAAAAAATTCAGATTCCTTTTAAAGACAGATTAACATCTCCAAAACTGGAAGAAGTATCAGATTTCAGAAAATTTGTTTTTGACCTAGAAAAACCAGGAAGAAGATACAAATTAAAAAATGCCTTAGAAAAAATCAAAGAAGGTAAAGATATTACGGATAAAGATCTTGCCGAAGTTGGATTAACGTCCGTAGATGAGCTTGAAAAAGAGTACGAAAAGAGCAAAAAGAGACATCATGAGTTTATCTCTGAATGGGATTACGCAGAATTTATCAAAAAAGTCATTGATAGTGGCAAATATGATGATTGCAATTTCCATATCAGAGGACGTGGAGATTATTCATATTCTGATGACAAAGAAAGATTTTATGAGAATCTAATTCCTAACAGAATTTATCTCGCAGCAGATGATGATGAACCATATTCTACAGCAACAATGAGTTTTGTATTTGGAGCTGAGAGCTTAGACGAAACAAGTGTTGAGGAAGACGGTAAATATTACGTTAATGGATTTGTCTTTGAATACATCCAGAGCAGAAAGAAAAAATTAGCCGTTCCAACAACAATTGTTATTCCAGTTCCTGATAAAGAAAAAGACGAAAGCGGATACAAGAAAGCCAATGGATTAAAGAGAAAATTCATTGTTGAAGATGAAGATAAATACATGGAATACGGTATTCTCGTAGACATGATTAATGGTTCTCAGCGTGTAGAACTTACAGAGGACATGCTCTCAGAAGAACAGAGAGACGACCTTGAATGTGGAATCATTACTATGGAAGAGATTCAAAAGGCGATTGGCGGAAGTGCTTATGGAGATAAGGTCAAAGAGTATCAGCTAATTAAACCATCACGCAACGGTATCAAAGAAGGCGTTCAGGACACTGTTTATACAGCAGAAGATATGGAAGTACCTGCATTAGAGATTGATGAAAATGAAGATTTATTCTCAGAAGAATCAGTTAGTGATGACGATGAAGATTTATTTGATTAGAGTTTAGAGCTTTTAGCTCTTTACTCGCTTGATGATTTATGAAACAAAACACTGTCTTTAAAAGGAGAAATTATACATATGGAATTACCAGTAATTAACGAAATTAAACCAGATATTAAAAACCTGTCAATCTATCTTAGATCCATTAAAAAGTTTGGAAAGACTACATTATTCAGAGATGTAATTATTGCAAAATATGGAGATCCGTCATGTGGACTTCTCGTACAGTGCGGATTTGAAAAAGGAACAAAGATGTTAGATAACATCAACACTCTGCGTATTACATCTTATGAAGATGCGATCGAACTTAAAGAATACCTAATTAACAAAAGAGTATTCAAGAGAGATAAATCTAGCAAGATTGTCCGTAACGAAAAGAGAAAACCAGAATACATCCCAGTAAAACACAATATTCAGATGGTTTGCTTTGATACAGTTGATGAAATTTGCCCACTGTTTGAAGAAGAAACAATCAGAATCAGCAATAAAGAAGGACAGAAAAAATGCAAAACTATCAATGCTGCAATGGGTGGTTATCAGGCAGGACAGAGATACACAGCTGATATGATCAAAGCTTATATGGGTGATATTGAAGATGCTGGCATCGGTGTTTGGGGAATTGCTCATACAAAATTCAAAACTATCAGAGAAAAAGGTGGCTTAGAAGAAGATGGATATCAGCAGTTAACATCTAATCTTGTAAGTGCTTATGAATCTGCTTTTGGTGATATTTTTGATGTAACTTTCACTGGTGTAATTGACAGAAATGTTGAAGTCAGAGGTGAAGGTGATAAAGCTAAGAGATATGCTACAGATGAAATTAGAAAACTTTATTTCCGTGGAACAACATTAATTGATGCTGGTGGTAGATTTGCTTCTGATGCAGTTCCTGAATATATGGTATTTGACAAAGGAAACATGGGAGAAGATTTCATTGAAGTGGTAGAAGATGGAATGGAGAAATCTAAAACAGTTCTTTCTAAAAAAACTAAAAAGCCAACTTCTCAGCCAGAGCCAGAAGATGAGATCGAGGAAGACATCGATGATGTCATTGAAGACGATATTACAGAAGCTGACGAAGATTTAATGGAAGATGTCATTGATGAAGACGTATCAGATGACTACCCAGAAGATTTAAGAGAACATGTAAAAGAATTATATAAAACTTGTGGAGACGCAGATTTAAAAACAAAAGTTAAAGGCATCATTAAGCAGTATGGAAAACTTAGCGAAGTTGATGATGATGGGTTAAAAGAAATGTATGATCTGCTGAAATAGGAGTCTGAGCAATGCTTGTAAAATGTAGAATTTGCGGCAAAAAAGTAGACAGAAACGAAGCTTTTAAAGTAGCAGTAGAAGGTAAACCAAATGCCTACTACTGCTCAGAAGCTGAGTATAACAAAATGATGGAGAACCGCAAAAATAGAAATGATACATATTATTGTATTTATGATATTTTCGGCTATACGGTAACGAACACTGTATTAAATAAGGAAGTAAATGCTCTTGGCAAGATTTACGGATTTAAGCTGATATTAGAATACTTGCATGACAATCAAGAATATTTAACAAGAATTGTTGGGAGAGAATACAATAGCGAATTTGCTAAGATTAAATATTTTTCAGCAATTTTAAAAAATAGTCTGGTTGATTATAGGGATTCTGACGAAAAGATTCCGCAGAGAAAACAAGCTACAGTTAAGCACCATGATGTAAGCAAACAGATCAATGAAAATATCGGAGCCGAAAAAACTAAGTACAAAAAGAAAAAGAAATCTCGTAGATGTATTGACGATATTTTGACGGAAGTTGGTGAGAAAGAATAGCAGATTTTGTTGCAGGAGTTAAAGACAAATATCCGTCAAAATTATTAAAAGGTCGCATGGAGGCAGAGGGAAATGTAATCAGTTGTTTTTTTAAAGATATGTTGCTTTTGGATGATACCACATTCGAACAACACGATTTCATTACAAAAGATGGGCTTTTTTACTTTTCTATGCTCAAAAAATTACGTGAACAGGGCTTCTATTCTCTGGATGAAATCACGATTTTATCCAATCTGTCTGAGAACGCTATAAAAAGATACACTGACATGGGAGGATGGGATTCTATTCAACATCAGATAGATATTATCAACACACAGAATTTTGATGTGTATATCGACATTCTGTATAGAGAAAACACTATGCTGAAGATGTATGATGATGGATTTAACCTGTTCAAAGAGATAGACATTGACGGCAAGAAAATCGTACCAGTAACACTTTTCAGAAGAATGACTGCCGAGGAAGTTACGGATTGGTATGATGCAAGACTAAGTACATATGGTACGGGATATTCCAGTAAGATTCTGGAAGAAGAAGAAATTGATTTTGATGATGATTTTATTGATTCCTGCGTGGAAGGTGAAGAAAATGGAGTTCCATTTGATGTGGCAGGGATTGATATTAATGGCGAAGAAATGAACTGCTTTCCGTTCTTATCCAGACAGATCATGGGTATTCTTGAGGGAACACTTACTATGATGGGTGGATTCAGTAGTGCAGGTAAATCAACATGGTTTATCACTTTGCTTATGGCATTGCTGAATTATGATAGGAAAGTATTGATCATTTCAAACGAAGAAAAAGTAAAGAAATTTAAAGTCAAGTTTATGATTTGGCTTTTGGCGAAGCATAATCGTTATTTTAAGTTGACAAAAAAGAAAATGATGTCTGGACAGATTGATGATGCAAGCCGAAGAGAACTAAAAGACGTGCAACAGTTATGGCGAGAACAGTATAAGGGTAGAGTGAAATTCTTACTTATCAACGATGCTGATATGACTGTTGTCAAGAAGAAAATTAGAGAACATGTACTTCGCTACGGATATGACACAGTGTTGTATGACACTTTTAAGATTCAAGAAGGAGATTTTAAAGGTAATCGTACTGATTTATCTTTGGTTCATGACAGTCGAGAGTTAGATAAACTTGCAAAAAAATACAACATTATCATGCTGGCATCTGTGCAGTTAGCAGAGTATATGAGAGGAAGGCTATTTCTTGATAGCTCTGTTCTTTCAAACTCTAAACAGATCAAAGAAGTATTAGAGAATCTTTTCTTGATGAGGACTGTATATGACGAAGAACTTGATGAAAAGAGTAAATTCTATTGTCGTCCATTTAGGCTAAAAAAAGTTAATGATAAATGGATTGAGGAAGAATATCATCCTGATCGTACTGCGGTGTGGAGAGCTTTATTTGTTGAGAAATGTCGAAGCGGTTCAAACTCATCAGATACAGGAGTTGGTTATCTACTTAAATTCGATGGTGATCATTGTATCTTTAGAGAGGTTGCGCAGGCAAGATTTAAACATGGAGAAATCAAATAATTAAAATGTGCGGTGTGATATATGTTAGACAATATAAAAAAAGAACTATTGTCTAATCCTGAAAAAATAAGAGAAGTCTTGGAGCATTTTGATTATTGTCATGTAGTGATCAGAAACACATATATGTCATTTGGTCGAGATGAGGTTTCTTCAAAGAAGTCCATAGTAATCAATCTGAAAAATAACAAAGCGTTGTTTGTGCATGATTATGCTAGAGCAATCCAAAAAGATTTGTTCTCATATATTATGCAGCAACGTGGAGTTGATTTTGCAGAGGTTTTAGGAGTTGTTAAAAACATCTTAGGGATTACTGATTACTATGATTTCTTTGATAGACAAGGTATTTTTGGCGGATTTTATGAAAGGATTAGGAATCACAATGTAGTTCGAATCCAAACTTATGATGAATCTATATTAGATAAATACAATAATGTAGGAAATTTAAGATTCCTTAAAGATAATATATCACTTGAAGCACAAAGAACTTTTGGCATTCGGTTTGATACATCATCTCAAGGGATCGCAATTCCGATTAGAAATCAATTAGGACAACTAATTGGTGTAAAAGAAAGATTTAACTATGACGTTGAAGATGGTGAAATGAAATATTTCTACGATGTTCCGTGTCAAATGTCTCAAACATTATATGGATATTCTCAGAATTATCAGTATTTAGCCAACGGTGTTGTGTTGATATTTGAGGCAGAGAAATCTGTAATGCAGTGTTTTACATATGGAATTAGAAACTGTGTGGCACTTGGCAGTGGAACAATCAGCAAGAAACAGGTGCAATTATTATTGGAATTAAATCCTAAAAAAGTAATATTTATGCATGATGTTGGCTATGCTATTGAGAATATTATGAGAAATATTGACATGGTAAAAGGATACTCAAGATTTGCTGAGATTGAGTTAGGATACTGGAACTTTAATTTAAGTGAGTATTCCAATAAGGTATCGCCGTCTGATATGGGAAAAGAAAAGTTAAATTACATATTAGAAAACGAAATAAAAATGATAGGGGATGAAGACGTCGAAGAAGAAATATAACATTTTGAACGATTGCAGAGGACTTTTTGAAGATGAGGTATTTGAAATTATCATGCAGGAGCGTGGTATTGACGATCCAGAGCATTTTCTAAATCCTACGGAAGATGATTTACTTCCTCTTGATGACTTAAAAAATATTGATAAAGCATATAAGCTTTTGGTAGATGCAGTATACAAAGATAAACGTATTGCAGTACATTTTGACACAGATACTGACGGAGTTGCAGCGGGAACTATTATGACACGACATTTAAAAAACATGACAGAAAATCCAGTAGATGTATACATTAACCGAGGCAAACAGCATGGATTAGCAAATCAGGACGTTGCTAAGTTTTATGGGTATGATTTACTGATTGTCGTTGATAGTTTGGATAAAGACGAGACTCAGTATAAGGATTTAAAAGAAACAGGAGTTGATGTGATTGTGTTAGACCACCATGCCATCGATCCAGATGTTCCTTATGACAACTATTGCACATTAGTTTCTTCTCAGAGAGAATATGAAAATCCACAGCTATCTGGCGCAGGTGTTGTTTGGAAGTTTTGCAAGTATATTGATGAGCAGAATGGTACAGATTATGCAGATGATTTGGTCGATCTAGCAGGCGTTGGGCTGATTGCAGATATGATGGATATGAGAGTAATGGAGAATCGTTACATTGTATCCGAAGCTTTGAAAGAAATTAGAAATCCTGCGATTAAGAAGATTATTGGTGGATTTGAATTCAACAGCACAGCAGTTGCTTTTAGTATTGCACCGTTGGTTAATGCTGCAAACAGAATGGATCAGAATGAAATTGCTCTAAATGCTTTCCTTGAAGATGACAATAAAAAGTTACGAGGATATATTAAACAGTTAAAGCAATGCAAAGAAGACCAAAATGAAGAGGTCGCACAGCTGATGCCCATGATTGCGGAACAGTGTGAAGCTCAGAGTGATAAAAAGATGATCACAACTTTTATCGACACTGATTATGGTATTTCTGGTTTAATTGGAAACAAATTGCTTGAAAAATACCAGAAGCCGATTCTTGTGCTAAAGAAAAATGAAGATACATATGCAGGATCTATGCGAGCAGTTGGTGTAAAAGACTTCCGACAGATGTGTAATAACAGTCAGTTGGCTGAAGCAAATGGACATGAACTTGCCAGTGGTATTGAAATTCCTAGAAAGAACTTTGCTGAGTTCACCTCTTATATAGAAGAAACTCTTCCAGATAAGCCAGAAGATACAACAGTTGATGTCGATATTATGCTTGATATTTCAGACATCACAAGAAAAATGGTTGACATGATTAAGAAAATTGATCGTATTTCTGGACAAGGATTTAAACCTGTAAGAGTTTATATTGAAGAGATTGACGACTATGACATTGGTCAGATGAGCAATTATAAACATCTTGTCCTGAAACCATGTAACAATGATAAATTGTGGATCATTAAATGGAACTACGATGGATCATTTGAGGATATGGAAGACCACTCTATGATGAATGATGAATTTTGTGCTGTAACTACTCTTGATTGTGGATTCTTTGGCAGAAAGTTTGTGCTGAAAGCAGTGTGTGATTCACTTGAAGAGGTGGGATGATTATGTATGAAGATTTAATTGCAAAAATTATCCCAACATTAAAATTTAAATTTCCATATTCTGTTGAAGATTATGGAAGAAATCTATATCTTGAAAACTACCATTGTCATAAAGATTTTAGTAATACATCAACTCCAGATTGTGCAGAATCAATTGAAAATTATGCAAAACGTATTCATGAATTTGGTGCAAAATGTCTTTATTCAGGGGAGCATGGGTCACAAGGAAACCAGTTTGAAGTATATAAAGTGGCTGAAAAGGAGCATTTGAAATATATTCATTCTGCTGAAGCCTACTGGGTGAAAGATAGAAAAGAAAAAGACAAAGCAAACTGTCATATGATGATACTTGCGAAAAATGCTGAAGGGAGAGAAGATATTAACTTCGCCCTTTCTATGGCAAATATTGATGGATATTATTACAAACCAAGAATTGACTTAGAATTACTTTTTAATATTCCAAAAGAGAATGTAATTGTTACATCAGCTTGCTTATCTGGTTGGCATTATAAAGATGCAGAGGACATTTGGTTAAAAATACATGACTATTTTGGCGATAATTTCTTTTTAGAAGTGCAGGCTCATAATACTGATCCACAAAAAAGACTTAACAGAAAAATCTTAAAACTTGCAAAAGAACACAATATTCAGATCATTTGTGGGCTTGATAGTCATTACATTGATGATAAGACGGCAGTAAAAAGGGATCAGATTTTAAAGTACAAGCATATTGAATATCCAGAAGAATTTGGATGGTATATGGATTATCCAGACACAACAACGGTTATAGAGCGATTTCAAGAGCAAGGAGTTCTTTCTGATGAAGAAGTCTTAACTGCTATTATGAACACAAACGTGTTCATGTCAGAATGCGAAGAAATTGTTTTTGACAGAAAATTTAAAATTCCAAGCGTTCATAAAGATAAAACATATGAAGGTAAATGTGCTATTTATAAGAAAATATTAAACAAAGCCTATGCTAAAGAAAAAGAAAAATCAAAAGAAAAAGCAGATGGAATTAGGTATGAAGCAAAACAAGTCATGGATTCAGGAGTTGTAGATTACTTTTTAACAAGTAAAGCAATTGTAGATGATGCAGTAAATTGCGAAGGTGGAATATTAACTACTACGTCAAGAGGTAGCGCTGCATCATTCATTACAAATAAGTTGCTAGGATTAACAACGGTAGATAGATTCAATGCAGATATTCCTATTTATCCAGAACGCTTTTTAACAAAAGACCGTGTTTTAGCAGGTCAGATGCCAGATATTGACCTAAATGTAGCTACTCAGGAACCATTTGTGAAAGCTGCAAAAAAACTTCTTGGAGAGCATGGATGTTATCCGTTAATGGCTATAGAAAAGTTAAAAGAGAAAGCAGCATGGCAATTATATGCTGGAGCTAACGATGTTAGTCCAGAAGATGCAAACAGAATTTCAAAATATCTTGATGACTATAATAAAGCATTAAAATATGCTGATGAAGAAGATAAAGATTTTATTCATGTTGAAGATTATATTCCAGAAGAATACGTTGATTTATTTAAACAAAGCAACGAATATCAAGGAATTACTATCAATCTAAAAGTACATGCTTGTGGGCATTTTATATTCGACGGAGATATTCGTAGAGAAGTAGGATTAATTAGTGCTGTTTCAGAAACGACTGGGAAAAGAACGATTTGTGCCGCCATTGAAGGTGGTTATCTTGATGAATTTGGATATGTAAAAGAAGATTTTCTTATTGTAGATAGTGTTTATCTTACATATAAATTTTTTCATAGTATAGAAATGGAGGTTCCTACATCTGAAGAATTGAGAGAGATGATAGAAGGAGATCATAAAACATGGGATATTTATGCAAAAGGAATTACTTGTTGTGTTAACCAATGTGAAAAAGAAGCGACAACAAATAGAGCAAAGAAATATAAGCCACAAAATTTAGCAGAATTAAGTAGTTTCATTGCTGCAATCAGACCAGGATTTGCATCTTTATTAAATACTTTCTTAAATCGTGAACCATATTCAACAGGCGAAAAGAAAATTGATGAGTTGTTGCAAGATACAGCACATTTTATGATTTATCAAGAGTCAATTATGAAGGTATTATCTTTCCTGCAATTGAAGATGGGCGAAACGTATGGAGTTATTAAAAATATCTCGAAAAAAAAATATAAAGCCCATCCTGAAAAGTTAAAAGAACTGAAAGAAAGATTAAAAGATGGTTGGCAAATCGAAATTGGAGAACTTAATAATTTCAATAATATATGGGAAGTTATAGACTCATCAGCTTCGTACGCCTTCAACTCTCCGCATGCTTGGTCGATGGCTGAGGATTCTGCCTATCAGGCATGGTTTAAAGCTCATTATACGAAAATGTTCTATGAAGTAGCAATTAATCATTACCAAGAAAAAAATAAGAAAGATAAAATTGATGCCCTAGTAAAAGAAGCCATTAAATTTTGGGGATATAAATTGGGAGATTATCGGTTTGGAGCAGACAATAGAAAAGTCACGATTGATGAAGAACATAAAATTATATATCCCAATTTATCAAGTATTAAAGGATTTGGAGAAGGTGTCGCCAATTCACTATATGATTTAGGACAGGCTAAATACAGCTCATTCATAGAAGTGATCAATGTATTAAAGCAGAATCATCTCAATAAAACAGTGATAGACAAATTAATTAAAATTAATTATTTTGTAGAGTTCGGAGATGCGAATACCTTATTAGAAACAGTTAAATATTATGAATTATTAAATGGGAAAAAGCAATTGTCCAAAGAAAAAGCGATAGAATATCACATTTCTTCTGATTTACTTTTGAAGTATGGTCATGAGACAAAAACACTTTATAATCAATTAGATTCAGAACAATTACTTATTGAATCTATAAAAAATATTCCATACAGAGAATTGTCTTTGAAAGAAAAATTAGACAATCAGAGAAATGTTCTCGGAATTGTAAGCTATGCTAACGTAAAAGTTAATAAAAGATTATATTATGTTTCAGATCTTGATGTTAAAAAATCCATCGTTAACATTCAGTTATATGAAATTTACTCTGGAAAAACACAGAAAGTAAAAATGTGGACAACCCAATATAAGAAGAACCCATTCGATGAAGGAGATATTCTATATCTGAAATCAGTTGAGAAGAAACATAAAAAAGAACCAACTGGGGAGATCAATACAAAAACAGGAAAGAAAATCTACAAAGATGTACTAGATAAATTTGAGTTTTGGCTTAAGAATTTCACTATTAAAAATGACGCAGAGGAGGAATTAGTATAATTCAATTTTACAAATATACCGACAAGGAAATCAAAGAACTCGTCAGCTCGATGACAATCCTTGTCGATACAAGGGAGCAAAAGGCTGATCATATCATAGGTTACTTTGATGGAAAAAACGTAAACCATAAAAAGAAAGCATTGAATTATGGAGACTACAGTTTCATGATTCCTGCAAATGAGAAGCTTGGTATTCAGAGAGATATGTATTTTGACAGCAAAGTGTGTGTTGAGCGCAAAGGAAGTCTTGAAGAAATCAGTGGCAACTTATCAAAAGATCGTGCCAGATTCGAAAAAGAGCTAAGTCTTGCGCCAGAGACAAAAGTTATTCTGCTTGAAAACGCCAATTACTCAGATATTGCAGATGGCAATTACAACACGCAATATAACAAGAAATCATTCATCGGATCATTGCATAGCTTCTGGTTCAAATACGATGTGCCGATATTCTTCATGCCAGATAATAAATATTCTGGGCTGTTTATTAGATTGTATTTTGAGTATTACTTTAAAAATTATTTAAAAGGGAAATGAGGTGCTGCCTAAATAATGGAGAGTCAGACATGCGGAAAGGTATGCGAGTTTGAAATGATTCCTACATATCAGATATTTTATAATGAAGAATCAATGTTTGGTATCTATGCGTTTTGTACAAAAGATCAGATACCACAATTCAGTCCATACAATGATAATAAATTTGATGACTCAGGAGATAAAGAATATGTTGCAAGTAAACTTGTTGGAGAAGTTCAACAGTTATATATTGGGACAAAGTATAATGTAAAAGCGACATGTATTTATTCTCAAAAATATCATGAATATCAATATAAACCGATTTCGGTTGTTGCAGACGTTCCAAAAACACAGACTGATCAGCTAATGTTTTTGAAAACGCAAGCTAAAGAATCAGTCGCAGAAGGTTTGCTTGCCGTATATCCAAATATTATTGAGGATGTTATGGCAGGCAAATGTAAGACAATTGACACATCTATGATTAAAGGGCTTGGCAATAAGTCATGGGCGAAGCTCAGAGAGAAGATCATTAATAATTATGTGATTTCCGAGGTTGTAGTTATGTTACAGCCTCATGGGATTACCTTTAATATGATTAAGAAATTGGTAGAAGCTGAGCCAGATCCAGAAAAGTTAAAGTATAAAATCAACACAAATCCTTACATTTTGACTAAGATCAGAGGTCTTGGATTTAAGAAAGTTGATGATATTGCTTTAAAGATCCGTCCAGAATTGAGAGATTCCAAGTATCGACTTGATTATTTTATGACGTATTATTTAACGAATCTTGGCGAGAGTGACGGACATACATATATGGCGATTGCCACATTGCGATCAGAAGTTAGTGCAACAGTTGGAGAATGTTTGCATATATTTGACGATTATGTTGAAAATGATTTTCCTCCAGACATCTATGTTAGTGGCGAACTAATTGGTTTGAAAAAGTACCATGATACAGAAATGAATATACTGGAATTGTTGCAAGAACGCAGAGATACTAATTCTACCAAGAAGAAAGAGATAATCACTGTAAACGAAATTGGACAAGTTATTGCTGAAGTTGAAAAAGAAGAAGGATTTACTTTTAGTGAAGAACAAAACAAAGGTATTTATACTGCATTACAAACAAATGTCGTCTTGATCAGTGGTGAAGCTGGAACTGGTAAAACTACTTTATTAAAGCCGATCATCAGATGTTATAAGAAAAGAAATTACAGCATTGCTGCATGTGCGTTATCTGCTAAGGCGGCACAGAGAATCCAAGAAGCAACAGGATTAGAAGCGAGAACTATTCATCGATTACTTGAAGCACAAGGCGTAGACTCGTTTATGCACGATGCTAACAATCCGTTACCAATTGATGTAGTTCTTTTAGACGAAGCAAGTATGGTTAATGCAGGGTTGTTCTATCAATTACTTTTGGCAATTCGTCCAGGTACAAAGATTATTATTAGCGGAGATCATATGCAGTTACCACCAATTGGATATGGTAACATTTTCTCTGATCTACTCAAAATGGATGAGTTAGATTCAGTGCAATTAACGAAGCCAATGAGACAAGCAGAAAAGTCTGGTATTCTTAGTGATGCTAGAAAAGTGCGTAGAGCAATTTCTCCAATTGAGGATTTTAGTGTTAAACAAGTTCATGGAGAGCTACATGATATGTTTTACATTTTCAGAAATAATCGTGAGAATATTTTTAATTTGGTTGTAAAGCAGTTTATGACGTGTGTTAAACAAGACGGTATGGATAATGTGGTTGTAATCTCTCCTCGTAAGTCAGGTTGCATAAACTCTACAGAAGAACTTAATGTAGCAATTCAGAAAGAACTGTATAAAAATAAATCCAATGCAAGGTTTGTTACATATGGCAAAACAAAGAAGTTTTATGTGGGAGATAAAGTGCTTCAAACCAGTAATGACTATGAAAGAAACACATTTAATGGAGATATTGGATACATTACTGGCATTGATTATGATAAGAAAGTTGTTCACGCCATGATGAATCCAGACATGGATAAGAAGATGATTGAATATTCTTTTGCTCAGTTAGGACAACTTCAATTGGCATATGCATTAACAACGCATAAGCTTCAAGGATCGGCTGCTCAAACTGTAATTGGTATCATTGACAACACACATTACAAATTGCTTGATAACTGTATGCTATATACGATGTTAACACGAGCTAAGAAAAGATTTGCGCTCCTTGCAGAGCCAGCAGCGTTTAAGAGATGTATCGTAACAAATCATAATAAGAGGCGCACCTGGTTAAGCTTAAAAAATTAACTTTATTCTTTGCACCTATTGACAGGGTGCAAGAAGTATGATAAGATACCAATATGTTAATGAAAGGAGATGCAAAAATGAGAAAAAGATTTTTAATGAAAGTTATTTCGTTTAGTTTTTTAGCAATGTGTTCAGGCTTTATGACTCACACAGTTAAAGCAGAGGAGCGACCCTCGGTGGAGACTTCAACATTATCAACAGAGACAACTGGTGCAGAAAATAAGCAAGACAATGTGATTTCAAATAATCCAATCAGTCAAAGCGTTGAATTAAAAGACGTTCATGAGCATTATCAGAAATGTAAGGAAGCCGATGAAGAGAAGGCAAGGCAGATTCGATTAGAAAAGCTTCGGAAGAAACGATTGCGAATTAAACGACAACGGCTGAAGCGAAAGCAAGAACTTGAAAAGAGTTCACTTGGAACATTTTTGATCACGGCATATTGTCCATGTTATGAATGTTCTGAAGGATATGGATCTAAGATTGCTTGGAATCATGCAGGGCATAGATTTGCTCGACCGTATCATACGATTGCGGTTGATAAAAACATTATCCCTTATGGAACAAGAGTTAAGATTGAGGGATACGGTGATACAATCTTTGTGGCAGAAGATTGTGGAGGCAAAGTAAAAGGAATGCATGTAGACGTGTTCAAATCAACACATTCCGAAACAATAAATGTGCAACAGCACAGAAAAATATATGTAGTGAAGTAATTGGCAGTTACTGAAAGACATAGAAACACAAATTAAAATAATTAACTAAACAATATAAACAAGAAAAGGAAAATCCAAAAATTATGAAAACTGAATATGTGAAAGAAATGAATGTCTTGATCGACAGAATCAATGATGCTTCATATGCGTATTACGCAGAGGATAATCCGATCATTTCAGATAAAGAATTTGACGATTTATGCGCTGCTTTAGAACGACTTGAGAGAGATTCTGGCGTTGTTTTGAATAATTCGCCCATCCACCACGTTCAAGGATTTATAATTGATTCTCTGGCTAAAGTAAAGCATACACGACCAATGCTATCAGCTCAGAAGACGAAGGATGTTAATGAGGTCAAAAAATTTCTTGCGGATAAAATTGGTGTTTTATCGTGGAAACTTGACGGATTGACGGTGGTACTAAGGTACGAAAAAGGACGCTTAAAACAAGCAATTACAAGGGGAAATGGCGAAATTGGAGAAGATGTGACTCATACAGCACGTATGATTTTCAATTTACCTCTTGAGATTCCTGACAAGCGTAGTATTGAGATACGTGGCGAATCAGTTATTAGTTATGAAAATTTCCAGAAAATCAATGAAGCGTTGCATGGTAAATACAAGAATGCAAGAAATCTGGCAGCAGGTACAATCAGGCAGTTAGATGCGAATGTAGCAAAGGAAAGAAAACTTGCTTACAAAGCATTTGAGTTAGTCAAAATTGATGGCGTATCTGAAGAAGAAATGTCAAGTATTGCTGATAGTTTTAAATATCTTGCAGAGCAGGGATTTGACGTTGTAGAACATCAGATTGTTAATCGAGATAATGTCGAAGAATATATTGAGAAATTTGATCCAGAGGCATATGAATATCCTGTTGATGGTTTGATTTTTACTTATAACGATTATCAGTATGGTAAATCACTTGGAACAACAGGACATCATCCATTAAATATGATGGCGTTAAAGTGGATCGACGACCTCTACGAAACAACGATCAGAGATATTGAATGGAATACATCTCGCACAGGATTGATTAATCCAGTCGCAGTATTCGATCCAGTTGATCTTGATGGTGCAGAAACTACAAGAGCTACATTACATAATGTAAGTTATATTGAAGGATTGGAACTTGGTGCAGGTGATACGATTCAGGTTTATCGAAGCAACATGGTAATCCCAAAAGTACACGATAATCTGACAAGAAGCAATACATTTAAGATTCCAGATACTTGTCCAACCTGCGGTGGCGAAGCAAAAATCATCAACGAGAATGGCAGTAAGGTTCTGAAATGCATGAATCCTGACTGCAAGGCAAAACTATTAAGCAAATTTGTGAACTTTGTTTCCAGAGATGCAATGAATATTCAAGGTTTATCTGAGGCAACACTGAAAAGATTTATTGATCTTGGATGGCTGAAAGATTATACAGATATTTATAATTTAGCAGAGCATAAATCTGAGATGAAGAACCTTGATGGATTTGGTGCAAAAAGTGTTTCTTCCTTATTAAATAGTATCGAGGAAAGTCGCAGATGCAAACTGGTTAATTTCGTAACAGCACTTGGCATTGAACTTGTCGGGAAGTCAACGGCAAAGGATATTTGCAAGCTTATTGATAAGATTTCTCTATCGAATAATGAAAATCCATACGATGTATTTATTAAAAGAATCAAACAGAGAAAATATTTTGGACATATTGATGGTATTGGTATCAATACTTCATTGTCAATGGATGATTATTTCAAAGAAAACCTTGAAATGGCTGAGAAATTAGCCGAAGAACTTGAATTTGAAATGCCAGAAAGCAAGAAAGAATCTGCTGTTAACCTCACAGGAATGACTTTTGTTGTGACTGGTAAAGTAAATAAGTTTGCCAATCGTAATGCGATCAAAGATGAAATTGAGTCCAGAGGTGGCAAGGTTGCAGGATCTGTATCAAAGAATACGAATTATCTTGTGAACAATGATGTGAATTCTACAAGTAGTAAGAATAAAAAAGCACAACAGTTAGGTATTCCGATCATTGATGAAGATGAATTAATCAAGATTCTGAAGGGAGATATGAGTGAATAAATTAACCATTTATGAATGTTTGGTAAAGTGGGGAATCCCAGAAAGTCGAATTGAAAAGCTGGTTGTAAAAGACAATTATGTAGAATATCGCATCTGGGAGCCGTGTTCAATTTGCTATAACGGAGAAACATACAAATATGGTAGACGTTGTAAAGTAAAATATCTTGCTACTCCAGGCGAGATGGATCTAGTTTTTGACGAGAGTTACTTCGTTAAAGATGAAGATGCAGAGTTTTGGACAGAAGATTATGAATTCTACAAACAGCAGACAGGTGTAGAACCTTCAGAAATTGATTGGTCAAAACAAAAAGAAATTAAACACCCTAAGATTTAAAAGGAGAAAATTGAATATATGAAATTAAACATTAAAAAACGAATGGCGGTTATTGCTGCAATTGGATGTATCGGTATTGGTGGTATCGTGACAGGATGCACTGAAGCTGATAAGGTATCAACTAATGTATCCAAAGAAGCAGACAATTTTAATGTCTTAAGACGATTTGCTGTAATTAATACACGAACAGATAAAGTTGAGTTTGAAATTGTTGGAGCATTTTCTTTAGAAGATGAAGGTAGTAAGAAAGTAAAACTTATTGTCGAAACAGCAGATGGCTCATATAAGAAACATATTGTCCACATGAACCGAGATAGCATGTATGTAATCGAAGATTTAGGTGGGGCTAAAGTTAACAAATATAAATATGAAGTTAACTATATTCCAGAATCAATTGTTCCATTTAAAGTTACAGAGAGTAAATAAGGAGAAAACAAAATGATTATTACAGGAATGGATCACTTTCAGAGTGTATGTAAACGAAAATTAGTTGATTGGTACAACAAACATTGCGAATAAAATCATTTGGCAATGAAAATTGATCTCAGTAATGTATTTGTCGTTTGGAGCTGCAAGACTTTGCAGAATTATAAATGCCTTGCATCTACGACAGTAAGCGGTGATGGTATCTATGCAGAGTATACATACAATGGCGATAAGCAGGAGTTGTACGAAGATGTGTATAAAAAACTGACAAATGCATGCCATACGGAAGAATAAAGGAGAGCTGAATGGACAAAGCACAGAAACATTGGGAACGAATACAGCAGAAAAAGAAAATGGAAGCTGAACAAATTTCGGCTGCAATAGTCAAAAGAGATGCATGGATTATGGATGCAGCAGAATGTTTAGTGCGACAGTTTAGAAGATAGGAGAATTTATTATGGATTTTGGAACAGCAATTGATGCGATGAAAGATAAAAGAAAAGTAGCAAGAAAGGGTTGGAATGGGAAAGGTATGTTTTTGTATTATGTTCCAGCAGGAGCTTATGCGCCATGCACAGATATTGCTAAAAGCATTGTAAACAAAGACGGATTAGTTGAATATGGTGCATATATTGCAATGAAAACGGCACAGGGTAATGTGGTTCCTTGGCTTGCAAGTCAGACAGATATGTTGGCTGAAGATTGGATGATCGTAGAATAGATAAAATTAATCTTTGATGAAAAAATATATTAAGGAGTTACATATGAAATTATTTAATAACTGGATTAATGGTGATTGTTTAAAAGAATTAAAGAAGATGGATGCAGAGACTGTAGATATGGTAATTACATCTCCGCCATATCATAATCTTAGAGTTTATAGCAATGATCCAAGCGATTTATCAAACTGTGAAAGCTATGAAGAATATTATTATTTGTTAGGGCTTGTCATCGCAGAATGTGAAAGAGTTTTAAAGCCAGGTGGCAAATTCATTATGCAGTTTGAAGATTACAATTACACCATTGGAAGAGACAACAAAATGGGTCAGGAAAGCTTAACTGGTTCCATTAATCAGATTTTCTTAGATAATAATTTTTCACTTTGGACAAAAGCATTTTGGAGAAAATATTCTGCACAGAGAGCCATGTTAGCGCAGGGAAATCTGTATTACAGAAACATGAAAGCAAGAGATACAATTCTTGCAGCTAATGTTGGATTTGTTTACGTGTATAAGAAAGCAGGAGATTGTGAATTAATCAAAGCATCCGATATTACATTGGCAGAATGGGCTGATTGGGCAGATGGTGTATGGAACATCAGTAATTCAGGTATCGGACATACAACCCCGTTCGCTGAAGAATTAGTTAAACGCTGTATTAAACTTTGGTCTTGCCCAGGTGATACAATTTTAGATCCATTTGCTGGCGCAGGAACTGTTAACAAAGTTGCCATTGAAAATAGTAGAAATGCAATTGGTATTGAACTTAATAAAGAATTCTATGATTTAGCAAATGAAAAACGCTTTGACCTATGGGATGATTCAATGTTTGAAACAGATGATTCTATTGAAGCAATGAAAGATCGTTTTAATGAGCAGTTGCTGATTGGTAAAGAACAGAGTGCTAAAGCAAAAGCAGCCAAAGAAGAAAAGAAAGTTTTAACAAAGAAAAAGAAAGATATTCGTACAGAAATTAAAGAATTAGAGGCGCAGTTAAATGCTTTAGGTATGAAAAAATCAGAAATTAAAAAACTTAAAGATGCTGCAAAAGCAGAAGTAGGTGAGTAATTGGTAGCTTTAGAAGTCCCAGTAGAGAAAATTCCATATATTAGAACGATTGAAGGACGAAAATTTAGAGCAGGAAAGTGGGAATTCCCTGATTCTGCGATCACTAAACTACAGCAATATGGTCTAATTGATACCAATATTGAAGTTCCAAAGAAGGAGATTGTTCATTACGAACTTTCTCCACATCTGAGGAAATATCAAAAAGATATTGTGAATAAAGCATTGAATGAAGGCAGTTATGGTATTTTTGCTGATACTGGTACAGGAAAGACATTGATGGGTCTTGAAATCGCAAAACATTACGGGAAAACATTGATTCTTTGTCCTCTATCAGTTATTGAAACTGCATGGGTTGATGATTGTAAGAAATTCTATCCAGAATTAGAAATTACGAATTGTTGGGCTACGTCAAGTAAAAAGAGATTTGATGCAATGGATATTGACTCAGATGTTTATGTGATGAATTATGAGAGCTTTAAGATTTTGAAAAAGAAGATTTTAGCAATGGATTTTCAATGCGTGATCGTTGATGAAAGCCAAGTAATGAAGAACATGGGTGCTCAGATTACGAATGAACTATTGCAATTGATTGATGTGATTCCTCATAGATTCGTTTTAAGCGGAACACCAACACCAAACCATAATTCAGAGATATTCCCACAGATGAAATTTGTTGACGCAGATGTATTTGGTAATAATTTTTTTGGATTCCAAGCTCACTATTTTACACAGGATATGCAGAATCCTCATAGATGGTATCAGACACAGGAGAATAAAGAAGCATATTTTAATCGTTTGAGAGAGAAGTCTGTATTCTTGAAAAAAGAAGATTGCGTAGACCTTCCACCTAAAGTATTTCAAATTAAAGAGTTTGATCTTGGCAGCGAACAAAAACGACATTATAACAATATGGTTAAAAACATCAAGGACAATATCAATGAATGGTCTAAATTTGAATTTACTGCAAAGCTTATGAAGTTGCGAGAAATTGTCAGTGGTTTTGTTATCAATAAAGAAGGTAGTATTGATGATTTTGAAACGAACAAAGACAAGGTTTTAGAGCAATCATTTGAAGAAATTGGAGATAAGCCGATTATTATATGGTGTCAATTCCAGCATGAGATTGAACGTCTGGCTGAAAAGTATAATGGTGTTGCCCTCACATCTAAGAATAAAGATCGTGATGATATTATTCGGAAATTCAAAGCTGGCAAAATTCAGAAATTATTTGTGCACCCAAAGCTTCTTGGTAAAGGTTTGACATTTGTAAATTGTACTTACAATATTTACTATTCGTTAAGTTTCAGTTATGAAGAGTATCGCCAGAGCCAAGATCGAATACATAGAATTGGGCAAGAAAATAAATGCACATATATTATTCTACAAGGCAAACATACGATTGATGAGAAAATTTATAGTTGCCTCCAGAGAAAAGGAAATGCAATAGATGAATTGTATATGGAAATGGGATTGAAAGGAAAGTAGATTATGCGAATGAAGAAATTATTAACTTCACTATTTGTTGAAGACAAATATCATGCAGGAACAATCTTAGGTACAATCTTAGGATTAATGGTTGTAATTGCTGTCAATTTTGCAATCGTAAATTTGTTTATTTGGTTGTTACATTTTGTTGTGGTAAATCCGCTAATTGTTCCAACGAAAACAAAATGGATTATCGCAATAATTCTTACAATTTTAGAAAACATCTTTAACAGGTAGGTGATTAAATGGCTTTGATTGGAGCGATTCTAGGAGATATTTGCGGTTCTCAATATGAGTTCCGCAGATCTCACGATTTAGATTGGAAGAACTGTGAATTGTTTACAGATAAATGTAAATACACAGATGATACAGTTCTCAGTATTGCAACAGGTATGTGGTTGTTAGATGATGACGATGAACACAAGCATAACAAAGAACCTTGGGAGTTCTACTTAGAATATGGCAAGAAATATCCTGGTACGGGATATGGCGCAATGTTCGAAGACTGGTTACACGATGATGGCAGTCGTGTTAATGAAAGCTTTGGCAATGGATGTGCCATGAGAATTTCGCCTATCACAATGTATTTTAATGGGTTTGCTGATCGTCCAGACGTATTGAGTTATTACATAGATTTAGCACAATGGACATGTGAGAAAACTCATCGTCATGTGGAATCTTACAAAGGTGCATCGATTGTAACAGGCTGTTCTTTTATGGCGCTATGGGGTAAATCAAAAGAAGAAATTTATCAATATGCATTAAAAAGTTATCCATCCAGTCAATATACATATGGTGTTGATCGACCACTCGATGATTATAGAAAGAATTATGTTTGGTCTGCGACAGTTCAAGATAGTGTTCCTGTGGCAATCAGATGTTTCTTAGAGAGCGAAGATTATGAATCATTCTTAAGAAATGTATTGTCTTTGCCATGTGACACAGATACGATTGCTGCTATTGGCGGTGGTATCGCAGAAGATTTCTATAAGAAAACACTTGATAATTCGAATGAGCTTTTAGAAAGATATTTGCCAAAAGAGTTGTTGGATGATGTGAGTAAAATTTATAACGAAATACCATAAGGTAGGTGATTTAATATCATAAAGAAAATCTTAAAATTTTTCTTGTCGATGATTGTACTGACCATCGTCTGGTTTATTGCAACATTCATATCTGTTGGTGTATTTGCATTTGCGTTTTGGATGATAGCAAATATTGTAATACCAATTGGAGTAGTAGTAATTGTAGCAATTGTATTAATGGCGATCGCCTTCTATGTGGTGGCATCGTTCATGGATTGATGATGTATAAAACTAAAATATAGTATAAGGAGAAAATGAGTATATGACAAAATTAGAGCAGTTAAATTTATTAAAGGATAGAAAAGCCGTCTTAATCGCTAGAGGCAAAGATAATGGCAAAATCGTAACAAAAATCAACAGAAGAATCAAGAAATTAGAAAAGGACTTATAGAGATGGCAGGAGATAAAAGTAATGTTTTAATCGCTCTGGTTGGACGATCTGGAGCAGGCAAAAGTGTCTCAGCAAAGTATCTGGAAGACATTTACGGTCTGAAATATCTACGATCATATACAACCAGAGAGAAGAGAGCAGACAAACTTAATGATCATACATATGTAAATCTAGCCCAGTATTCCAGAATTACAGGCAAGGTTGCAGAGAATCATTATACTGGCAATTGGTATTGTGCTACAGAAAGTCAGTGTGATGATGCAGATGTATATGTAGTTGATGTTCCAGGATTAAAACAGTTAAAAGAAAATTATCATAAGAAACATATCTTGGCATTATGTATTGATACTCCAAATTCTACACGTATTCAGAGAATGAAAGATCGTGGCGATACAAGTGATGCAATTGATGAAAGAATGAAAAAAGACGAATCTGCTTTTGAAGAAGCTTATGATTTATGTGATGCAGTTATTAATAATGAAGGAAGTTTGTCTATGACTTGTTTGAATATTATGGCTGAATTAGAGAGATTCAAAAGACAGATTAGAGACACGGAAGGAGCGACAACAAAGGAAGTTGATCAGAACAATTAATCAGCTTAGGAATTTAGTTTCTAAACTACACATAGAAAAAGAGGTACTTGTTAAGGATGTAGAAACAGGTAAGACAATGATGATTGAGAGCGTATCAACCGAAAAGATTGATGGCGATGGTAATGATGCACGATATACGTTGAACTGCAAGAAAGCAGGAGACGGGTGCGTTACATATAGATGATGATATTATTACATAATTTATTGGAGGTCTTTTATTGAAAGTAATTAAAAGAGATTGTACTGTTGTAGATTTCGACAAGACCAAAATTTACACAGCGATTATGAAAGCAATGAAAAATGGATCTGGTTTAATCAAAGAGGATGTGGCTAGACAGGTCGCAGAAGAGATTGAGAACGATTGTAAACAATTATCTGAAGAGATTGATATTTCTGCAATTGAAGCAATGGTATTCAAAAAACTTGTTGAGAAAGGGCAGGAATTAACTGCTAAAGCTTATGAAGGTTATCGTAGTGTTCGTGAGTTCCAGAGAGAGAATTATGACTCTATTGACAGCGAAGTTCTTGGGCTTATTGAGGATGCCAACGAAGAAATTAAAGATGAAAATGCAAATAAAAACTCTGTATTAAATCCAACAAAAAGAGATTATATTGCTGGTATCGTTAGCGAAGATGCAACAGAACGCTATTTACTTCCACCAGAAATTGTTCAAGCACATAAGGAAGGTATCATTCATTTTCATGACAGAGATTATTTTTTACAGAAAATGCATAATTGTGGATTATTAAATATTGAAGACATGCTTCAGAATGGCACAGTAATTAGCGAAGTATTAATTGAAAAGCCACATTCATTTTCAACTGCTTGCAATATTACGACTCAAGGCATTGCACAAGTGGCTAGTTCTCAGTATGGCGGACAGAGTATTTCTTTAGCACATTTAGCACCATTTGTAGATGTGAGTAGAAAGAAAATTAGATCTGAAGTTGAATTAGAATGGGCGCATATTGATATTCCATATAAAGAACAGCATATTGAAAAAATTGTAGCCAATAGATTGTATGAAGAAGTCAAAAAAGGTATACAAATTATACAGTATCAGCTGATCACGCTTATGACGACCAACGGACAATCCCCATTTATTTCCATTTTTATGTATCTGAATGAAGCTAAAACACCGCAAGAGAAAAAAGATTTGGCTTTATTGATTGAAGAGATGATTAGACAAAGAGATGAAGGAGTTAAAAATGAAGATGGTGTATTTGTTGCACCAGCATTTCCAAAATTAATTTATGTCCTGGAAGATGATAATTGTGACGAATCTACAGAATATTGGTATCTGACAAAATTAGCAGCAAAATGTTCTGCGAAAAGATTGGTTCCAGATTATATCTCTGAAAAGGTTATGAAAGAGTTAAAAGGCGACGTCTATACTTGTATGGGATGCAGATCGTTCTTAACACCTGATCGTTTTACAGACAAAGGAATTGGCAATATCGCACACGCAAAAAATTATGATCCAAAGCAGCATAAATATTATGGCAGATTTAACCAAGGGGTCGTTACATTATCTCTTCCAGATATCGCATTATCTTCCAAAAAGAACATGGATGAATTTTGGGCATTATTTGATGAACGAACAGAATTATGTCATAAAGCACTCAAAGAAAGACATAAACGTCTTCTTGGAACAAAGTCGGATGTCGCACCTGTTCTTTGGCAATATGGGGCGTATAGTAGATTAAAAAAACATGAGGTAATTGATCCGTTATTATTTGATGGATACTCAACTATTTCATTAGGATATGCAGGATTATATGAATGTGTCAAATATATGACTGGGCATTCTCATTCAGATGGTGGAATTGGTGAAAAATTTGGATTAGAAATCATGAAGCGAATGAATGATAAATGTGAGAAGTGGAAGAATGAAGAAAATATTGATTACAGTATTTATGGTACACCTTTAGAGTCTACAACGTATAAGTTTGCTAAATGTTTAAAGAAACGATTCGGTAATGATGTGTTTGAAAAAATTGACGGCAAGGACAGAAATTACATTACAAACAGCTATCATATTCCTGTATTTGAAGAAATTGACGCCTTTGACAAACTTCGTATTGAAGCAAAATTCCAAAAACTTAGTCCAGGAGGAGCAATAAGTTATATTGAAACTCCTAATATGGAACATAATGTGAGTGCTTTATTGGAAGTAATTAAATATATGTACGATCATATTATGTATGCAGAAATCAATACAAAGAGCTGTTATTGTGAAAAATGTGGATACTCTGGCGATATTCCATTAGTTGACGAAGATGGGATTTTGAAATGGAGATGTCCTCAGTGCGGAAATGAAGATGGTTCTACTATGGATATTGCATTCAGATGCTGTGGTTACATTGGGACTTCTAAGAATGGAGGCAATCAGGGAAGATATGGGGATATCCATGATCGAGTTTACCACTTAGATGATAAGGAGCTGAATAGATGAGATACGCTTCAATAAGAAAAATGGACATTAGCAACGGAGAAGGGCTTGGCGTAGCCCTCTTCGTTCAAGGATGCCACTTCCATTGTAAGAATTGTTTTAATAAAGAAACGTGGGATTTTAATGGCGGCAATAAATTAACTTTTAAAGAAATTGAGGAACTATTGCATCAGTTATCAAAGCCCCAATATACAAGGTTAAGTATTCTTGGCGGTGAGCCTTTAGCAAAAGAAAATAGAGATGGTGTTTCTGCAATATGCAAATTTGTCAAAGAGTTTATGCCAGACAAAAAAATCTGGTTATATACAGGGAATAAAGCAGAAGATATTGGTTTGGACTTAGCTGAATATTCTCGCAGAAGTAGAACAAACCATCTTATGTACGATTGCAGACTTGAGATTCTTCCTTACATAGATGTCCTCGTAGACGGACAGTATGTAGACGAATTGAAAGACATGTCTTATCCGTGGGCAGGATCAACAAATCAGAAAGTGGTTGATGTACAAAAATCATTAGAAAGAAATGTGGTGGTCTTATGGAAAGGCACTTCGGATAATCTGTCCATGACAGAAGAACACAATGAAAATGAGTGAAATAAAACACTTTTGTCAAAATTATTAAAATAAACATAAGAAAATCGTTGAAATATAAGGGATTTTTCACATTAAATATAGCAATAAAATTCCACTTTTATCCCATCATAGAAAGGAGTGTACTAATTATGTCAAAATCAAAAGACTGTCCACAGGATACGGACTTTATGCAATATGTTCCTACAAAATTTCAGCAGAATCGTAAGACGATGTTGAATAAGAGAAATCGTAGGAAGAAATACCAACAAAGATTGGCGAGATTTAAAAATATCGGTGGGTATCCTGAACCTGTGCAATATGTAGATAAGTATTATTGTGGATTCTATGAAATACCTCGTAAGAAACCTTACTATAAAAGATTTTATATCAGCGCTTGGGATGATTACAGATTTCATAAGAAACTGTCCAATAAGAAAGTTCGCAGAGTATTAGATGTGTCAAGTCGAGGTGGCTATAAGAAAGTACACGATCTATGGTGGGAGACAATTTAGAAAGGAGATAGGTATGCGAGGGCATTCAAGAGAACACTTAAAAGAAGTTATTGATACATTAGATCGATATTACTTGCGATGGTGTAATAGTAAAAATGACCGCAATATTGCATACATTAAAGCATCAGAATTACGCAATATTATTGGAACTTTGGTCAAAATTGAACAAGGAGAACAGGTTCCAAATGATGAGAACAAATTTAAAAAAGTAGTAACCATCAGTGAAGCTAATGAAAAATATTATGAGATTGCTTTAAATGATTACTTAAATGATGGATACAAAATCTCAGCATCTTCGTGCAATAGTAGAACTTGGAAAGCAATTCTTGTAAAAGAAGATAAAGAACAAGAGAGTGAGTGAATATGAGTACAGATTATAGAACATGTGAATGTGGCGAGACATTTGCTGATTGCGCAGACGGAGTTGTTTTCTGCAATTGTGGTATGGCTTGGTGTAGTGAGGAATGTGCAGCAGTAGACGGATATAGAGAAGAAGTGATTACACACGAAGATGGTTCTAAGGAAGAAATTCGTAGTTGTAATTTTTGCCGAGGAGACGATTTCGGTGATAAGGAATTACTTGAATTTGTAACATCGGCAATTGGCGTTAGTCGAGATGATCTTGTGAATTTTTACAAACGATATAAAACAGAGTTAAAAAATGACAAAGCTTGCAGACTCAATGGATTTATTTCGTCTGTATTTACCAATAAAGATAGTGGTACTGGGAAAGGGTTTGTACTTGGTGGCTTAGTAGGGAGGTTTGAACCATTTAATGAATAACAGAGATTTACCAAAGAAAGACGATATTTACAAACATTTCAAAGGACATTTCTACAGAGTGATTGACCTTGCAACTCATACAGAAACAGATGAGAAACTGGTGATCTACCAGGCAATGTATGGAGATTTCAGTATTTACGCTAGACCAGTAGAAATGTTTCTGAGTGAAGTTGATCATGAGAAATATCCTGATGTAGAACAAAAATACAGATTTAAGAGAGTAGGAGAGGCATCATGCAGATGACATTGATCTTAAATATTTGTGAAAAGTTGGCATTAACACTCGGAACAATCGGACTTATAGGTTTTATAGTGTGTCTGATCCTTGCAATTGAACTGAGTGTGAAAAACAAATCTATCGAGCCGTTGTGCAGTGTATTTCCACAGCAGCCTTGGTATTTAAGCTTCATGTATATTTCAATTGGATTTTTATTTTTGATTAAATATTAAGGAAGGTTGGTGTAAAAGAATATTCAAAGTAATAATTATGGTACTGAGCATAATTGAATGGATACTGATTGGCTGGTGTGTCATTTCAGCAACTATATGTAATATTTTATTCTTCAAACATGAGAAAGAGATTGACAAGCACGTCTCTTTCTGGTTTAAATCAGCAGTATTGGCATACTTAATGGGATTCTTTGTTTTAGGAATTGCCGTAATACTAATAAATATATAACAATGTAACATTTCTAGTTACATTTCTGATGACTATTCGAGGAGAAATATCTATAGATTAGACATGTCTTATTTCTTCCATATGATGACTTTAAAATTTTGTTTTTATCTACGTTTCAATTTTTGTAGGTAAAACAATACAAAACAAATACATAAGAAAGGTTTTATCAAGTAATCCTAGGTAAAACGCAGTGCGCTGCCTTGTAAATATAAGGTTTAAATGACAGAAAATAAAAACAAAACTTTCAATCCGCTGAATGTAAGTAGTAAGTTTGCAATATGCGGATTACCTATTCGAGTAGATACATATAAAACATGTAGTTTTGGATGTAAATATTGTTTTTCTAATTATAGGAAGATAATGGAATTTGATAAAAATTTACAAATTGGTAATGTTAAATCCGTTGAACGTCGATTAGATAAAATTTTCGTTCATAATAAAGTGGATAAAACGAATTTTTTAGATTTTTTAATATCTCAACGATATGATTGGCATTGTGGTGGTATGAGCGATCCATTCCAGCCAGCGGAAGAGAAATTCCATATTACAAAACAGTTAATTGATATTACTAAACAATACAATATTCATATTTTATTTAGTACAAAATCTTCAACACTGTATGGTTGTGAAGTTGATCCAGATTTACACACCTTCCAAATGTCCGTAACAAATGTAACTAATGACAAATCAATAGAGCCAAATGTTCCAGATATCTTAGAAAGATATAAATTATATCGAAATTTAAAAGACAATGGATTTAAAGTTGGCATTAGAATCCAACCATTCATTCCAGGAATTTCATCTACAGATATTATTGATATGTTTCATGACGCAGATCATTTTACTATCGAAGGTTTAAAAATTGTTCCACAAAATAAGGAACATAAAGAATACCTATTAAAACTTACTGGATTAGACAAATCTAGCTTCACACAAATGGGGTTATTAAATTTGAAGCCAAAAATTAGGTTAAATTTATATCAGCCGTTAATTGAGAAATTACAGCAATATTCTATTCCATATAGTATTGCGGATAATGATTTGCATTATTTAAGTACATCAAAATGCTGTTGTGGAGATGTGTTAACAAATAAAACAACAGACTTTAACAATACTGCAATGATATACAAATATGGAATTGACTACACCAAAGAAGAGGTTGATTCAGAATTAACTAAATCTAATGTGTGTGGCTGCAAATGTTGTCAGTTATTCACATCAAATAGACAAGAAGGATGTGTAACTGTTCAGGAATTTTATGATAAAAGATTTGACCGCAAGTCAAGTCCATTTAGCCCTAAATTTTTATATAAAGGAGAATAAAAATGCCAAAAGAACCAAATACAATTACGATTATTAAATCTGACGACTGGCAATCTATTGAAGTCAATGGGACTAATGTAGAAAACCATAAATTAGATGTTGATGATTTTACAGATGTTTTAAAGGAATTAGGGTTCAATGTCAACGTAGTATGGGAGGATTCAGGTGTTTAAGATACAAGAAATTGGTAGGTCTCCAACACCTAAGAAACCAATCACTGTGTATGCAGTTCGTGAAGACAAAGATAGTGACAGTTATTGTGATTTTGAAACAGTTGAATTCCTCATATACAAAGACGATAACTGGGTTTGGGTAAGTGGTTTATGTTATGAACCATATGGATTAAATGGATCGTGTGAAATATAAAAGGAGAGTTAATTGTTTCAGAAATTAAAAGAGAAAATTAGAAAATGGTTGTTAGAAATTCTACAACCTGATATTGATGCCTTAAAAAATGAAATTAATGAAAGTAACACTACATTAAGATTTGCCACAAACAACTGCAATGAGGCGGCTCGTCAGTGTCAGATTTCAACAAAGCAGAATGAAGAAATGAAGAAGATGTACAACGAAATTACTGACGTAGCAGTTGACGTTGGGTTTCATGATTCAGAGCGTTCGTGGGCAGTCGTATGTATTGCTGGGAGACCTGAATATGTAAAATTTATTCCTTTAAGCGGTGCAGATGCTAGAACTGTTATGAATTTTTTAAGACAATTTCAGTATTCACGGACCATTGTTGATAGTCCTCTAAGATTCAAAGATGTGCTTCAGAGATATTTTATATAGAAGGAGATTAGCTATGACAAATAAACAAACAACACTGATTATTAAAGATAGAGCAACAGGCAAAACTACACAATTACTCTATACGAGTGCTACAACACAGTATCCGATTATTGTGCAGAATCATTCACAGGTCAAGCTATTATTAGACAAAGCAAACGATCTTGACTTAATTATTCCAGTGCATATGACTGTAGAAGAATGTAAGAACAAGTATGGAATGAATTATGATCATGTTCTTATTGATGAAGGATACAATTTAATTGGCGAAGCTCTTGATGCTTATATGGGAACGCATGTGGTGGCAGTAACTTTGACTGATAGAGTAAAAGAATTTGCAGACAAGAAAGTGGTGAGATTGTAATGGAAGAGCCAAATTATATAACAGTTGGACAGCTCAAAAAAGAGTTAGCAAAACACCCAGATCATATGCCAGTTGTTGGCATAGATAATGAATTTATTACTACGACAGAACATGACACTATTGCACTTGAGGATGGTGTAGGATTATACGAATTTGGAGTTGTGAGAATTTGCTAATTGATGATTTAAATTAAATAATAAACCAGAAAGGAAAACGAAAGTGTAGCTACTGTAAACCATATGGGCTTTCTGGTAAAGAAAAATAGTATATCAAGGAAGTAAAAATAGAATTGCAAAATATATTGTACCAATTATCCAGAAATATATTGAGGGCAACAATATTGAAACATACATAGAGCCATTTGTTGGCGGAGCCAATATTATTGATAAGATTCAATGTAAAAACAGAATTGGTGCAGACATTAATGATGAATTGATTGTATTGCTGAAATACGTGCAAAAAAATCCAACGATTCCAATTGCTCCAGACGAATGTAGTTTTGAGCATTATGCAGATGTTAGAAAGAATCGTAAAGTAGGTGGAGAAAAATATTCTAAGGAATACACTGCTTTAATTGGGTATTGTGCTTCTTATGGTGGAAGGTATTATGATGGTGGATTTGCAAGAAATAGCAGATCAGATGATAGAAACAGTTCTACTATTAAATATATAAATAATTTGAACAATTTAAAGAAACAAGCGCCATCTTTAAAGAATATTTCTTTTATCTAATCCAATATAAAGAGCCTTTCTGTGGCTCTCATAGCCTTAATTCGGTCTGATTTCTGCATAACCTTACGTTCTTTTTCCCAAATACATTTAAAGTCATTTGGCATCTCATATTCGCTAATTAACACTACGTTGTTTTGCGAAAGCTGCCGACAGAAATCATAAAATTCATTATAGTCAATTTGGTTCTTGGCATATTGCTTAGTTCCTTTATATGGTGGATCAAGATATAGTAAGCAATTTTTTATATCCTTGAAATAGTTATAGTCACATGACATGAAAGAAATATTTTATCGCAAAATTGACCGTTAAAAAACCCTTATTTTACAAGGGTTTCGGTCGATGCGATTTTAGGAAATTTTAGAACAATGAAGAAAATCAAGGGAATGAGGTCAAGATGATTGAAATTTTAGAAAGAGGAACACGAAAACAATGCACTTGCGAAAATTGTGGTGCAGAGTTGAGTTATGAGAAAGATGATATTAAAGATAAACCAAAGCGTACGATTGATTTCAGAACTCTCAAACCAGTGTACCCACCAAACTATATTATCTGCCCACAGTGCAAACATCCAATCGAAGTCGAGGTAGAGAAAGATGATTAAGATTTTAAAAGGTGGAACTAAACGCAAAGTGAAGTGTAATGGATGTGGCGCCAAATTGAGATTTGATGAATCAGATATTAAATCTGAACTTGTCGGATACAGCTATTATAGTGGGTATGTGGAATTAATTCACTGTCCACAGTGTGGTCATAAAATTATATTGTAAAGTCAAACAACAGAAAGGTGGTGAAAAGCAGTGCATCCTAACCGATTTTTTGATGAATGTGCTATTAGAACAGGACTTGATACGGTTGAAATTTTTGATGAAGAATTACGATCTAAACTACGTGATACACACCCAAAGAACTTTATTAAAACAAGAATAGAATTGCCAGTATATCAAATCAAACTAGCATATTTTACAGCAAAGGGAAACTATAAAAATGCATACAGATATGCGGTATTCAACTCAAAAGATGATAACGAGTATTCTGATTTTTGGCTTGATATGTTTGTTAGGGACTATAACAATGAGAATCCAGATCATCCAATGAAAGATTGCAAAATCTTAGATATGAAATATATCGGAGACGCTGTGCTGCCGATTGGTTAGGCTTCAACCATCTGTGCTAATTACCTTTAGAACATAAAGGTTTTCACGAAGATATGATTTAACGGATCGTTGGTTAGATTGTATCGAAAAAGTAATGTGATAGTGATGTAAAAAGACACTCACCAAGTATGGCTTTACCTCACGGAAAACGAAATAAATTTTCGTGAGGAAGTACATTTGGTTAAGAAACCTAAGAATATTGATGAATTATTAGATACATGCCCTGCAAACAAGACAATTTGTGACAACATGATTCGGGCATGGTCAATTATAAACAGAACTGATTATAAAAAGATTTTATGCTCAATTTCTGGTGGAGCTGACAGTGATGTAATGTTAGACATGATCTGGAAATGTGATATACATAACAAGGTTGATTACATGTGGTTTGACACTGGTTTAGAGTATCAAGCAACTAAAGACCATCTTAAATATCTTGAAAATAAATATGATATTGAGATTATCCAACAGAAAGCAATTAAAGCAATTCCATTATCATGTAAGATTTATGGACAACCATTCATGTCTAAGCATGTCAGCGAAATGATGTATAGATTGCAAAGCCACGGATTCCAATGGGAAGACAAACCATTTGATGATTTATATCAGAAGTATCCGAAGTGCAAATCTGCTCTTATGTGGTGGTGTGATTCACACGGTACGTTAAATAATGGCAAAAGATTGAGTAGTTTTAACATTAACTATAACAGATTTTTAAAAGAATTTATAGTCCAGAACCCACCGCAATTTAAGATTTCTGGGAAGTGTTGCAACTATGCTAAGAAAGATGTATCTCATAAAGCAATAAAAGACAATGGATATGATCTAAGTATTATAGGTGTTCGGAAAGCCGAAGGCGGAGTAAGAGCATCAAGATATAAAAGTTGTTTTGATGAAAAGGTCGGGCAGTGTGATCAATACAGACCAATTTTTTGGTATTTGGATAGCGACAAATCAGAATATTGTGCATATTTTAAGATTAGCCATTCGGATTGTTATGAACGATATGGATTAAAAAGGACAGGCTGTTGTGGGTGTCCTTTTGGTAAAGATTATCAAAACGAACTTGATATCGTAAAACAATTTGAACCAAGAATGTATAACGGTATCTGTAATATATTTAAAGATTCTTATGAGTATACAAAACAATATAGAGAATTTGTAAAGGAGAGAAAACTTGACATTAGATAAAGAAGATATTTATGACATTGCCAAGGCGGTCGTAAAAGTAATTGAAGATAAAGATATGATGAAGTCGGAAGGGAATGATTGTACCTCAGAAAAAGTAGAGCTTCAAACATTAAATGCTGGTGATTCCTTTAAGGTAGCAGGGTATGAATGGATCGTGTTAAATCAATTTAAATATGCTCAAACTTGTTTTTGCATTATGAAAGATTTTTGGGGTGATACAAAGCCATTCGACACATATTGTAACAGATGGGAATCTAGTCGTCTTCGTCACGATTTAAAATATATCGGATGTGAAATTGAAGATAATTGTCATCATGATGTGTTGCAGTATATGGAACGTGATTTAATGGCACTTGATGGAACAATGGCGAATGAAATAAGTATTGATAAAGTTTCTTTACTAACTTTAGACGAATATAGACTATACAGGGAGTATTTAGAATATCCAAAAACAAATAATAAATTAGCCGAGTGGGCATTATTAACGCCAACAACGAATTGTGAAACTGACGGCATTTGTGGCGTTCGTACTGACGGATCAATTGTTCCATCATGCACTTGTAGCGGATATTTTAATATTCGCCCAGTATGCACATTTATATCAGACGTGGTAGTAGAGAAGGTAGGATCATGAATGCAAATGATAAGTTAAAGAAATGGATCAATCATAATTATTTGACAAAAGGAGATAGAAGAATGATTACAGATAAAACAAAATGGAATGACGAAAATTATTATAGCGAAAATTTCAAAGAAATCATGTACGACAAAATTACAGAAGGAATTGATTTAACGGAAAGCGAGCTTAAAGGATTGGCATGTGAATTTCCATTTTATGAAATTGAAAAAGATAGAGATAGTTTTACCGTGGATACGCAGTCGATTGTTAAACTCCGTGACAAGTATTTTGCTATGAATTGGCAGCAAGGTTTAGAAGATTTTGAGGATAGTAAATTTGGCGCCCAGCCATATGAAGTGAAGAAAGTAAATCGAATGACTACTGAATGGGTTCCAGTAAAACAGGATTCATAAAATAAATGTTTTGTGTACAAAAAAGATACCACCTCAATTAAGAAGTGGTATCTCGTATACAAAATTACACCGTTCTCAAACAACTTTTGATTTATGTGCAAATTCATTATAGCACAGAAAGGAGAAAATGTGAAGAAAGAAAAGACAGTTGAAGAATATTACTGTGATTTTTGTGGTAATGAATGTACTGATGAACACTATGACGTTACCTTGCCATTTAAACAAACAGATGGATATACAAGCAGATTTGCTCCAGAAAATCCAGATGATAATTCGATAGCAATTCATGAATTAAATCTATGCGCTAAGTGTGTTAGTATCAATGCCCAAGCATGTACATTTTTGTCAAATGCATGTAGACGTGAAGTAGATGTTAAACAGACTGTAGAAATCGATTTGTCTGATCCTGCTTTTAAGAAAGATCCATGGATACGTTGTGTCACTCGCCCAGATATAGATAATACAATGATACTTAATTATAAAGAGGTACAGTAAATGAAGAAAACGGAAACAAAATATTACTGTGATTTCTGCCACAAAGAGTGTACTCATGAACACTATGATATGAAATTGCCATATCTCCAGAAAAGGCAGTATCCAGTCAGAGATGAACTCGTACTCGATCACGCTCCTTACATATTAAAAAATAAACACAATTTATGCAGACGATGCGCCACAATAGTCAGTCAAGTATGTGAATTTTTACCAAAGTTCTGCATGGGCAAAGAAGACATAATTTTAGAAGACGAAATGGATAGACCTAAAAATTTTGATCCTTTTAATTTAACAGAAGAAGAGATTGAAAATTGTCTAAGGCAAAACGAAGATTGATACTTGAATATAGAAAATAAAATTTAACTTTGAAATAAGAAAAGGAGAGATAAGAAACTTGGCAAAAGAAAGAGCGTTAGCACATATTGAAGAAATTGCATGGATTAAACCGATTGATGGTGCAGATAATATCGAACTAATTGGCGTTCTTGGTTGGGTATTAATCGCAAAGATTGATGAATTTAAAGTTGGGGACAAAGCTGTATTTGTTGAAATTGACAGCAAATGCCCAGCAGATGATGAGAGATTTGCTTTCTTAGAGAAGAAGCATTATAAGGTCAAAACAATGAAACTCGGCAAATTTAAATGTTTTAGTCAAGGATTAGCATTACCACTTACATTATTCCCAGAATTATCTGACAGAAAACTTGGTGATGATGTTACAAAGGAATTAAGAATTACATATTCTTCCGAAGAAGATCGTAAGAGAAAATCGAATAAAGTAGATCCAAACGCTAAATATAAAGCTATGGCTGCAAGACATAAAGAATTTTTCTCAAAACCAATCATCAGAAAAATCATGAGGTACAACATTGGTAGAAAACTTTTATTCTTGTTCTTTGGTAAGAAAAAAGATAATCCTAAACAGTTCCCATCATGGATTGTGAAGACAGATGAAAACCGAATTGAAAATTGCCCATTCTATCTTGAGTCTAATGAGGAGTGGGTTCAAACAGAGAAAATTGATGGAACGTCTTGCACATATGCTGTTGATCGGATGAAACGTGGCAAAAACAAATTCGAGTTTGTTGTATGTAGTAGAAATGTCCGACAGGCTGACAGAGATCAGGAATGTTATCATGACTCAAATATCTACTGGGAACTTGCCGACAAATATAATATTGAAAAGGTTTTAAGTGACTATGCTATTGCAAATAATTACGATCGTGTTGTTTTACAGGGAGAAGGTACAGGTAGCGTACAAGGAAATCCTTATAAATTGAAAGACAATCGCTTATTCGTATTCAATTTGGTAGTTGAAGGAATTCGTAAAGGTACACAGGAAATGGCAAAATTCTGTGAAGAAAACAACTTAGAACATGTGCCAATTATCAACGAACACTACAAAACGCCTGACACGATGGAAGAGATTAAACTTCAGGCTGATGGATTCAGTATTATCAATCCAAAAGTTAAAAGAGAAGGATTTGTATACAGAAGTCTTGACGGACAGCAAAGTTTCAAAAATGTCAGCAGAGAGTATCTGCTAAAACACCAGTAAAATAAAGGGTTTTTGACGATTGAATTTTTACATAAAACTCGAATTTTATCACACGAAAGGAGAATTATGAGCGCAAGAAAACCAAGACTTACATTATTGTGTGGCTTATCAGCATCTGGTAAGTCACAATATATAGAAAATATAACATGGATCAAAGAAGACATTAGGGAAGAGGATAAGTCGGTAGTTTTGTCTACTGACAATTTAAGAAAAGAAATTTGTGGTTCCGTTGAAGATCAGTCTATGAATGGTGTTGTATTTCAGAAATTCCATAATTTAATTCGAAGTAACCTTAAAAATGGTATGGACGTATTTGCAGAAGCAACGAATATTACTATGAAATCCAGAAGAGCCATTCTCAATGTCATCAAAGGAATTGATTGCGAGAAAGTTTGCGTGGTTATCGTAAAGCCGATTAATGAGTGTAAGAAAGACAATATCGACAGAGAACATCCAGTTCCAGGATATGTAATTGACAAACAGGCAAGAAAATTCCAGATTCCATTCCTTGAAGAAGGATGGGATAAGATTGAATTTATTGATCATATAACCGATATAAACAGATACATTTTTAAGATTGAAAACAAATGGGTTCCAGAAATATATAATGATTTTGACCAGAAGAATCCGTATCATATGGAATCTCTTGGCAAACATATGATAGATGCTTACTATTTTGTAAAAAATCATGGTTTACATAAAAATAAAGACTACGAAATGATTATAGCAACAAAATATCACGATATGGGTAAATTATACACTCAGACATTCGACGAGAATGGTGTGGCACACTATTACGGACATGAAAATATTGGTGCATATATGATGTTGGTCTATGAGGTTGCAAATCAGCATTCTTTATTTGTGAATCATAATATAGGAGACATTGCTTTCTATATTAATTACCACATGTTACCGTTCCAGTGGAAACCCAACGGTACTAAAACAGAAACAAAATGGGCAAAACGCTTCGGATCAAAAAAATATCACAACTTATGGGATATGCATATTGCTGATTTAATAGCATCAAAAAGAAAAGATAAAGATGTATGCACAGAAATCCTTGAAAATCGAGGACGTGACGATGAATCCTAAGTATAACCCACCTAACCCAGACGCTCAGTTGAACGACCCTTGTTATTACGATTCTGAGCAGTTTGAGTTAGAGGAAGAGTTCGAACTACAAAATTATCCAGATGACGAGGAGGATACAGATGATTAAATTACACTTATGGCAGTTTATGCTTTGCAATTTTGGAACTGTTATCATTGGCGCATTTCTTGGTGCTATGGTAGCAGGCGGATTCCTTATTCGCAAACTTGATATTGCTAGACTCCAGGAATTGATTGATGACAATGAAGCAAAGATTGAATTTCTCGAACAGGAACGAGAAGAAATTGATGATGAGATCGATGAATTAGACGATAAGTCTGATGAAGATAATGATGACATTATTACAGGCGAGGAGGACGAAGAGTAATGGAAGAACTTTCCAAAGCGGTTATTGAGTTACAGCTCTCATATGGCTTGAGTCTGCGAACAATTCAGAAGATGGTGCGTGATGTATACAAAAATACAAATGATGCACCGCCAACAGGTATTACACCTAAGACAACTAAATCAAAATCAACTAAATAAGGAGTGAATTACTACGGCTAATTTCTTACAGCGTAAAGAATATTTTGGAAAGTATCGTGTTGTAGCAGCATATAACATGGATACTAATGATTTTCCTAGAACTGATGCAGGATTAATAGATCCTAGCTTTGATGATTTGTACATAAAATGCTCATTTGGTAATCAGATATATTACTACGGAAAAGGTAAGCATAGAGGTGAATATACCCTTGTAGCTTACATCCCCTCATTAATAAGAGGGCGTAATGTTATAAAGGCAATTCGAGAGATAGACAAAGATATTCCCTATTATATAGAAGAAACTGATAAAGAAGTGCTGTTTAGATTTGATGTGAAACATCTGGATACTGTTGCCGAGTTGCTGAAGGCACAGAAGAGTAGAATCCGTGACGATGGAACTTACAAATATATCTCACCTTTTTCACCAAAAAACTTGCCAAAAACACCTTATAAAATTCCAGATGATGAATTGAGTACCTACAAGAAATTAACTGCAAATTTGAAGCGTGAGGAGATGTATAAGGTAGGGCGGATTGCAACTAGATTCTTAAAAGAAAAGATATGCTCACGCAAGTTTACATTCCAAGACTTGAAAGCAGAACAGAAAAAGATGGGGTTGAAAGGCAAGAACTATATTCATGCCAAAGGATTATGGGACGAATATTGCCGATACACAGAAAACGAACTACGCAAGGAGAATTTATTATGAGTACAAATAATGTAATGATGACCGAAAACGATAAAAGAAACGTAGAAAACACAGACTTACAGAAGCAGATTAAAGAAGAAAAACATAAGCTTAATTTCATTAAAGATGTGGACAAGCTGCTCAAGAAATATAAATTGCCAAAAGATTATCTGTATCTGGCGGCTAAAAAATCAAGTCTTAACACAGATCGCAAGTTATACATGATTGAAGTTGAAACATTTAATGACGGTGTGTATGACGGCAATGTGACCTTAATCGTACATGGCACTGAAGATGAAGTGAAAAAACAGCAGAAGTTATTGGTTGAAAAATTAAAAGAACAGTACAAAGACGAAACAGAAATGACTTTTGAGGATTCTTACTACAACGAAGTTGGATTGCCTCTGATGCTTTGTAAACGATAGTTTACATACCATAATGACGAAATATTAAATTTTGTGAAAGTTGCACAAAGAAAATGGAAAGGAAATACATATATGGGATTATTAACAGAAAGCGGATTAATGAAAGTTGCAGAGTTTGAGAAAGTATCGTTTGACCAGTTCGTACAGGACTGGGAAAAACAGATGGTTAGATACCCAGAAGAATCAATCTATGGTAGCTTAAAATTACCTTATCGTAAAACAATTGACTCCGCAGGGCATGACTTTATTAGTCCAGCAGATATTACAATTCGTCCAGGAGATGCACGAGTTATCCCAACAGGAATTAGATGCAAAATTGAAAAAGGATGGGTATTATTAGTATTCATTCGCAGTAGTTTGGGCATCAAAGCACAGGCTAGAATTGGTAACGGTACAGGAGTAATTGATGGTGACTACTATCACGCAGACAATGAAGGGCATATCTTTATCAAGGTTGAGAATCATGGCAATGAACCACTGAAACTCAAGAAAGGTGATGCGTTTGCGCAGGGAGTTTTCCTACCTTATGGTGTAGCCGATAAAGAAGCTGTAACAACTAAAAGAACTGGCGGAATTGGAAGTACAGGTAAATAAATGACAAAAGAATTAATCAGTGCTGCGGATATGAAAGCGTATTCGCAGCATGGAGAAACAAAACAACTTAATGAGGTTTTTGAGGACCTATATGATGATTTAGTGAAAGAAATTTGGAGAACCGCAGAAATTAATGGCAGATTAGAATGTAGACTTTCAACTGCGATAATGACGTGCGATGAGTGCAAATCAAGTGATAGATGTATTACAGAGTTACTACCACTGATCAATAGAGGGTATGCATATATCATAACGAGAAGATATACCACTTCTATCTCTTATTTTTATAATATCTATGTTAGTTGGTCAGGACATGCACCAAATATTAGTGGATATCCATCTCCAACGCAAGGTAAAGAAAAAGTAGTTTATTCATCTTATATTCAGTAAATTTTTGGAGGATTTATATATGATTAAGATTGAACACCCAGTATTCCCAAGTCCAGAGCAGTGGATGTTTGCTATTGAAGGAGCTAGAAACGCATACGATAGTTGGCACTTAAGTGATAGCTACATTGGACATACCACAGAATATGATAAAGAAAGAAATGTAGAAATCTGGCATCCATGTTTTTGTATGGGCGAAAAAGATTTAGGTTTATTTAAAAGACTTGCAAGAGCAGGTAAGGATCATAGAAAGGCTTTACGATCACTGCCAGTTGGATTACGAATTACATCTCATCACACATGGTGGGCGCAAGCAGATACATATAAAGTTGGAACAACAAGATGTAGTTGCTCTAAAATGCACACAATTCACAAAAAAGAATTTGACTTAGATAGTTTTTCTCATGAAGGTATTGATGTCATAATTGATAAATTTTCATTATCTGCTCACGAAGAATTTGAAAATGGATTTGACACTTTAGGCGTTGAAAATACGCTTGGGTATAAAGTTAAACGACACACAGAAAATACTATTCAGTTACTAAATGAACTTAAAGATGAGTACAATGCAACAAAGGATAAAAATATTTGGAATGCAATTCTTGAAATGCTACCTATGGGATATAATATCACAGCAAATCTTTCTCTTACTTATGAAGTGCTTTTAAATATGTATTTTTCACGAAAGACACATCCAGTAAAGGATTGGAGAATCTTCTGCCAGTGGATGTTAGACAATGTGCCATATTTCAAAGAACTTGTAGAACATATTGAAGGGCAGAATAAAAAAGTAGATTAAATCCTTATTTAATGATTGGAGATTATCGCATATGAAGAAAAAAGAAAAACCACAGATTCCAATTTGGGAGCGAGCCAACTTAACTATTGATGAGGCTTCTGTTTATTTTCACATAGGAGCTGCAAAATTACGGGAATTAGCAGATAATCCAACTGTAAATTTCGTGCTTGAAATTGGAACAAGACGTTTAATTAAACGTAAACAATTCGAACAATATCTTGAAAACAAAAGATATCTGTAA